ATTCCCTTTTTAGGTGGCTAGTGGGATTTGAACCCACAACATACAGGATCACAGCCTGTTACTCTACCAATTGAGTTATAGCCACATGACCCCACGGAGAATCGAACTCCGATCTTCTGGATGAAAGCCAGATATACTAGCCGTTATACTATGGGGCCAAAGCAGAGGTGGAGGGAATCGAACCCTCATCTACTATTTTGGAGACAGTTATTCTACCATTGAACTACACCAATATATTATTTATATCTATCTTTTCTTCCTTTACCTCTATTTTTGCCTTTAAATGTTGGAAGTATAGCATCGCAATTATTACATATAATTCTAAAATTTGATATTTCGTTATTATCAGAATTACCATCAATATGATCGCTTACAAGTGGTATTATCATATCTTTCCAATGAGTAAGTCCACACATCATACATTGATGACCGTGTTTTTCAATAAGATATGCTCTGACCAATCTTCTTATACTGTTGTCGGAGTGTGTTTTATATTCTCCACTCTCCACAGTCTCTATGAGATGTTTTAGTCTTTTTTCTTCGAAAGTCTTGTCTTTATTCCAAGGAATACATCCCCTTTTTCTGCCTGCTAGACTTGATCTATTATGCTTAACCCTATTTGGATTAGATTTACAGCACTTTACATGGGCTGCTAGTGATCCCTTATTTTGTATTTTCTTTTGGCAGAATTCACATTCACTCATAAATTTCTCCTTGTTGGTTATACCTTCTATATACACCAACCGGAGCATTTATCCAAACAGAGGCCGAGAGAATTGAACTCTCACCGGTTTTATCCGGCCCGCTTTAGCAAAACGGTGCAGCAAACCAGTATCTGCCTACATTCCAAATTTAAAGCACCAGAGATAGGACTCGAACCTATAGTGTCTATTGATGACGGAGGATTAACAATCCTCTGCGTTTACCATTCCGCCACTCTGGTATAGTTTTATTATTTCTTTTCTATTTGTTGGTATGTTATATGCTTTTGCCCATTTTCTAATGGCATTATCTGTTACATTAAAAATTATTCCAACCTTTGTCCAATTGTTGTCTTTTAGTATTTGTATCAGTTCTGTTTTTGATGGTCTACTAACTTTTCTTTTATTTTGCGTAGAACATTTATATGAGCAATATTTTTTATTATATGTTTCTGTTTTACATATTTTGCATTGTTTTTTTGTTTTTATTCTTTTTTTTGTGGTTATGTCTTTAAATTCGCTAAGAGCATCATGAGTTTCTCTGTGACAGTTTGCACAAAGCAATAAACACTTATCCGCTTCTTTTTTTAATATTTCTAATGACTTAGTAAGTCCTTTTTGGCTTAATCCAAATTCTTTTTCTTTTGGGTCTTTATGGTGAAAGTCCATTGCCGCAATACATTTATCATATCCACATTTTTCACATCTACCACCTTTATATTGTACCAGAGCTTTTTTTAAATCTTTTCTTCTTTTTGTGACATAGTATCTATTTTTACATCTATTACAACAAAATTTTCTATTATTGCGTATTGATGTTTCATTAGAGCATAGATGCCATAAACATTTCATAGTATAACTCCATGTGTTATACTATAATACACCATGGTTCGAAAAAGTCAATATAAATAAATAGTTCCGGGACTACGACTTGAACGTAGAAACGCAGATCCAAAGTCTGCTGTGATACCATTTCACCATCCCGGAATAAGCCGACAGAGGGATTTGAACCCCCGACAGGTTGTTTACAAAACAACTACTCTACCCCTGAGTTATGTCGGCATTACAAGGTTCGCTATTTCTAACGAACCAAGACCGCTCTATCCACATGGGTAGAAACGGCATCGTAACCCAAACGTCAGCCTCCAAGATCATTATACACTTTTTCTAGGGTTTTGTCAAGCAGATTGTGTATAGTATTATATGAAAAAGAAATGTCCACAATGCGAATTAGAACTACCATTAACGAATGAGTACTTTCATAAAGACTCTCGTTCTATTAATGGTTTTCATTCTTCATGTAAAAAATGTCGTTTGCACAAGTCTAAACTATCAGCATCTAATTTAGATGCTAAACAACGAAAAGCAGAATATAGAAAACAAACCAGAGATCACATTAAAGAATATAAAAGGATATGGGAGCAAAATAGAGCAAAAACACATCCAGAGTTTAGAATAAAAACATCTCTCAGGTGTCGTATATATTCAGTAGTTAAATTTGGTCATAAAGCAGACAAAACATTGACATTGTTAGGCTGTTCTTTAGAGTATTTCATTGCCTATTTAGAAAGTAAATTCCAAGATGGTATGACTTTAGATAACTATGGGCAATGGCATATAGATCATATACGCCCTTGCTCTAGTTTTGATTTAATGAATCCAGAACAACAACGACAGTGTTTTCACTATACTAATCTTCAACCCTTATGGGCAAAAGATAATCTATTAAAAAGCGATAATTTATGAGAAGATGGAAAGGAATCGAACCTTTCACTAGTTCCGTCGAACACGCCATGCTTTCAACAGGATTTGAACCTGTCTTTATACCAATCATCTTCTCAAGTAGGGGAAGTGGGATTCGAACCCACGATTTTTGGCTTATGAGGCCAACGAAGACGGCCAGACTCCTCTATTCCCCAACATTTTCATACCATTCACCACTATCATCATACTCCACGATATCGTCATACTCAGTAACGTATGAGGTTTGCTTCACTACATTTTCGTTATAAATCACAATATCGCCCGACATATCTTTCTCCTTAGTTGTTATAGGACTATGTTATAGTCTATACACGGGAGGTTGTCAACTATCGGTAAGTAGGCCGAGTGGGACTTGCACCCACGATATGCGGTTTAAAAGACCGCTACTTTTGCTGCTAAGTTACCGGCCCAACACTGTATTATCGACAGTTCATCCTTCTGAGTTTAGCCTAAAACGGTAGGTCTGTCAAGGGTTGTGGCTGGCTATCACCACAAACACGATCTTCAATCTTGGGGAGAGACAAACTCTCCACATATTCCTCCCAAACTACCAAATCTGCCGTTTCTTCCTGTGTGTAGTCTATCATACTATCCCCTCTATGTCAAGTTGATCTAAGTCTATATTACATAAGGGTTTAGGACAAATCTGCCCCGCCCCGATTTTACATTAAATATGCAATCCCGGTAGTGTACAAAAGTCTACCACCAATCTTACGATAGCACCAATCAGAACGTTCAGCATAGAAGTTACGATATTCGCCATTGGGCATAATACACGTTACTAATGTCTCTGAACGGTTGAAGTTACCATCATATTCGCGGTATTTACTACCATAGTTAAGACGTACAATATCGCTTGGATTTAGACGCCTTACCTTTACAACCTTTACAACATGACGATCATACTCGCCCATTACTGGTTGGAGGTATCGAAAACTGTATACGCCACCAACGCGAGCGTTATTAAGATTGTCAGGAACGCCAACGAATAGAGCGAACAATACAAGGCCAAATAAAGCAAGAACAGCCACGGCGAAAATAGTAGTAAGCATAGTAGTATCACTTGTTTGAAACGCTACCCTTAAACAGCATCCCGAAAAGTATGCTAAGTCCGAACGCCTGTAACCAACTAATGGTACGCACTCCATCAACCGCCGAAACAAGACAGTTGTTCCAGAGTAGCATAACAAAGTAACTAGAGAGCAAAGCCATTAAGATAATGGCGACAATGGTTCCAACGAACAAACCAGCAAATCCGCTAAGATTCATTGTGATATTCCTATTCATGTTTAGTAGTCCTCTCCACCAAAGTAACCATAATCTTCATCGGTTCCCCAACCGGCTGATTCCATCGCGGAATCGTGATCGCCATCCATGTTATCATCCTCATAGACATCATCATTACCATCATACAAATACTCGGCAAAAAGAATATCACTAGGATCATGCTCAACAATCATATCATCATCCTCATAAGAGTTTTCGGGATCGAACAGGGGATCAGGGTGACTCATAACTTTCTCCTTAGTGGTATGGATTCATTATACAGGACAAATCGGGCCTGTCAATCAATCTTTTCAAGAAGAATAAAAGATTTCTTAATCATATCGCCGGGAATAATGATATCCCCTCGCGGCGAGTCAAAACGCATAAAGTTAAAACTGTAACTATTCTTCAAGAAGTTTAGCGTGTCCGTATATTCCAAATCGTTCAGTTCAACTACCGATCCATAGACTGTGCCAAGGGGAGTTTCAAACACGGTACGATACTTATTCTTAATGTCTTCCACTTTTAATCCTTATGCAAATGAGGCTTCGGGGTAGATTTCATCAAACATCACATCGGCCAAGCCCGTGACTTCGGCCCAATCCATCGGGTGACAGATAGGTTCGTCAATCGGCTCAACCATCGGCTCGACCATACCCTGCACAGCAAGGTCAGAAAGAACAGCGTTAACTTCATCAAGAGTCATTTTCATTCTCTCCTAGGTATGCCCCTATCCTACTATACTACATCGGCATTGTCAAGAGGGGTTCTTCAATATTTCTCTTAAAAAGGAAAATGTTATTTGGCACAAAAATCGCGGCCCCGCCCGTTTTTCCTAAATCCTTATCCTATATAGACTTAGAAATACTTTCCCTTAATAATATCACCCTTAAAACTGATTTTAACATCATTTTTAATGGTAAAAAATGTCTCGTATGAGTCAAGGTAAAAACCTCTATTCAAGAAGAAAGACGTTGCATCTGGAATGTTACTAAAAATGTAACACCGTTCCATTTCATAAGGAACATCAGCAGGATCGAATATAAATACATACTTGGTTTTCATTTCAACTTTTCCTCATAGCGTGTCGCAGGTTGCTAAGAAATGGCTTATTGATAGTGGTTGTGGTGGTTGTGACGGTGTTATATGGATAGCAATCTAGTTCATCATAATCATACTGATAACAATCACTGTAATCGTAATCATCATCGTTAACGAAAAAGTAGTTATACCAATCCTTGAGAAAGTTCATTGTGTTTTCCTTCTACGTTGTATTGTGACCCCTAGCCTATTACTATTCGTGCCGATTGCGCCCGGCTTCGATAGGCTGCGATTTTATATGATACCGAAAGAGGCCGAATCGGTCATCGTTTTCCTTATATCGACATTCTACACTCTAAACTTGTTTTGTCAATCCCGCCCGCGAGACATTTCATGCTCTATGCGAGATATGTTCTCAAGAATCATTTCTATGGTGTTCTTGAGCCTATCATTTTCCTGCTCAAGTTCATTTATACGCCGACGCAGACTCCACATGGAATCTATGGTCTTCATAAGATGAGAATGTGTTGCACAATCGTTATGGTTGCTCATTTTATACCCTTTCTCGCTGACAACGCTGACTACCACATGATCCGGCCACTTTGGCCGAGACTACCCAGTTTGCTCAGACCGCCCAAACCTCCCATTTTGCCTATCTTACCAAAACCCCCTAGTCCTCGTAGAATGCCGAGACTTCCTGCCCTTCCACGGCGAAAACTTCATACATTCCACGCAAAGCCTCCACCCTATCCCAACTACCGGGCTTGCCCACCTTAACAATCATGTTGTCCTCACCCCCACCATAGCGGGGATCGACCTTTTCGGCCTTGCTCTTACCAATATTCTTCAAAGCCTTACGATTAAACTTAAGAATCTTCTCACTCTTAATGGGGGTATATACCCCATCGGCCACGTTGGGCTGGTGAGGAATGGCAATCCCAACAAAACACATACGGGCTTGACGCTTGGCGTTTTCGATGATGGCAAACTTAGTCATTTTGAATCCTTTTCCTATTGTGAAAAACTCAGTCTATCAGACTTTCCCGCCGCCGAAACCCCCACTTTGGGGGAGTCAGGATACTCCCATCCAATCGGCATTCTCAAGACAATAATCGTAAAACATTTCGTTCAAAACGTTAGCGTGATTCTTTTCGTTGATACGCTTGAACATACCGAAAAGGATGCACTCAGCGTAATAGCCTTTATCATCCATTCCGATAGCACACTGGTGGGCTTCTTCGCCCCAAATCTGATTCTTAACGGAAATGTAATCTTTCTGGAACATTTTGTAACCTTTCAACCAAAAGCCTTGTGATTCGGATTCTTCTTCATTTCTTCAACTTTGCGAAGATGCTCACGGTATTCATCATCCAACTTCTGTTGAACTGAAACGTAACCATCACGATCATCACGGGAATAATCGTAACCATCATCGGAACCTTTGTAACTAAACTTTCTCATCTTCATTCTCTCTTTCTTATACCTTATATAGAGCAATCGCCGTGCCAATCAAGAAATATTCTGAAGTGGTGTTTTCCTCGGGAAAAACGCTATGCTTCAAGTCGTGCCTAGTTTTTGAGCGTAGCATTTTGCAACAGTGGTGTAGCATTTTGCTACGCATAACTCGGCCTAAAACTAAGGTAGTGTAGCATTTTGCAACGCCTTGCCTATCTTAACTGCCCATTATTCTAGCAGCACGATTTTTTATTCCCTTAAACAGTACTTCGATACGATCACATAAATAGCCGTAAGTCCTTATGTACAAAGGGTTTACGTCAAAAACGGGCCGCCCGATTTTTCCTAAGTCCTTATCCCATAACGACTTACGTCATCTTTCAACGCAAATCGTATGCCAAAGCCATAGCAGAGCAAACGGTGTGCCAATCACCGCTGCCTGCAAATGGTGTGCCAAAGATTATTTTTCTCAGGGATATTCCTCTTCCCCGTAAAAGTCATAATCGGCATCTTCTTCCTCTTCCATCCATTCCCCATCATCAAGGCCGGGGGTATAGTCTGGGTCTTCGTTGATTTCATCCCAACCAGCCATGATTTCCTCTTCGTTGATTTCGGTCATGTTGTAAGTAAAATCGTTGTTCATTTGTTCACCTATAGGTTTAGTGTTCAACCGTTCATGTACCGAATCGCATCATCGGAGGTCTTGAAAGTCCCCATGAGCCTACGCTTGCCGTTGCCCATATCGCGGTAAACCTTATACTTCGAACCAACCACAACCAGAATCAGTGTCATTTGTTTTCCCTTACTTTCTATATCGGCATTCTAGAGAGTGATTCTTGAAAATGCAAGCGGATATTTTTACGATTTTTCGATTTCGTTGTATGAAACGAGCATCGTATCGCCCGCGTTGTAGGAAAACCTTGAACCCTTGAATGAAACCGCGTGATCTAGACGCAGTTCAAAGATTCCACGATTATCGCATTCCCTTACGATATATCCCGAAACCTTTTTGATTTCATGGGCAGATCGGACGTTGCAAATCACTCTCATTTTCTTTCCTTTTCTCTTATATCGACATTATACAGCCCATACTTGAAAATGCAAGCGAATAATCTTACGATTTTTATACTCACCTTTTATGAAATACGCCTACAGCAAATCTCATGCCAAAAAATACTTTTTTCTTAAACAGAAGATCGATACGATCAGTAGATTAGTCCTAAGTCCTTACTACTAAAGGAGTTACGTCAAAAATGCCCCGCCCGATTTTTTGTAAGTCCTTATGCCACAACACTTTACGTTGTGTCCCCCTATTGTGGGGGCCGCTTACCGCTGTGGGTGGGGTGATACCCTACTCATTGGGGGTGAACATCTATTCAGTAGTAATAAACTTCACAACCGGAGGGCCGTAAGGTCTGCGAATGCGAACATTCCAAGTCTTACCATTACCACTCTCACGCTCAACGGATTGAATCACTCCACTATCACCATCATGGAATGTAACAACCGCTCCATTCTTCATACAGTTCATGAGTTGAAGATAACTGTATGTAACAGTAGTGGACAGGACGAATGCTTCACTATCGATATTCATTTCTTTTCCTTGTTCCCTGAGAGTTCAACTTCTTGAATATAGAAAGAGTTGTTTTTAACAAACTCCATTGCTTCTGCCTCAGTATAATGAGCAGATTCAATAAGCGTTCCAACCGCACTATCTTCCCGATACACTACCCAAATCTTCATGTTTCACTCCTTAGAGAATCGTACCATCGCCACGAATGCGATACATGATACCGCCGATACTGTATAGATAGATACCCTCGCCCATGTTCTGCACGAACGTAGCGGAATAACCGTGGTGAGCAGAGAGGCGGCGAATCGTGTTTTGGATTTGGCTAGTCATTTGTTTTCCTTTTCCCCTATTCTACAGCCTAGTTTCTAGTTGTCAAGCCTTTGCGATAAGGTCAACGCTTACGATATCCTTAGCATTGAAACCCTGAGAACGCATGTACTTGTAGACCTGAGCATGATTGAAGCAACCGTATACCCGATAACGCTTACCATTGACCATCGTAACCGCATGATCGTGAGTGGTAATCTTCGGAAGGGTTGCAAGCATTTCGTTTACGTTAGTGATCTTTTCCATTTTCTTTCTCTCTTTCTTTCTTATACCATCATTATACCATACTTATCGGCGTTGTCAAGGGGCAATCTACAATATTTTTGGAATATAATCCCGTGCCAAACACCAAATATTCCACACAGCAAACCCTGTGCCAAATACATTATTCCCACTAAACAGAACATCGTATCGATCACCCTATTAAGGACATCGTATCGATCATATGATTAGTCCTAAGTCTATATCCCACAAGGGTTTACATCAAATCGGCGGGGCATGGGTGGGGGTTTTACTTTATAGAATGTTTTTTCTGCGATACGTCTAAAAGTTGAGGGTAGTTGAGACGCAATAACCGTTCAATATTTAATAAGTATTACCCAATCCACCCCAATCGGCCCCACTCGACACATTCGACCCTGTTAAATTAACGTTAATGTGTGTATAGTATTCTAAGGAGACTCTTATGAAACAAAAACAAACAATCGAAACTCAATTGGATTGTAAGGCCACAGCCGCATTGCAACAAGAAATATGCTCTGATTTATATCATGAGGATAAACCACTAGCATCCTTACTTTCCGATGAAACTAAGGAAGATAGTGATGACGAAGTTGAATCAAGCGGTTGAAATTGTCAAGAATATACCAAATAGCCCCGACCTATTACTATGCGGGGTAGAGGGTGTAGACCAAGCCAATTATCACTTTTCTGTAGCCCATTACGAGGGACATATATCAGAAAAGAATAATGTTCAAAACGTTTTCGGTAATCGCCCCTTCTTCTATAATATCTTATCTTTTCGTAATAATCAAGCATTTCGCTATGAATCTGGAACGGGCCACTACTACGAATTTGAGGGTCAGCCCCGTTTTAAAAGACTCGCCCCTTTATTTACTGGCAAAAACTACGAACAACAACAAGTTGCAAAGCCCGACTCTATCTACTACTGCTCCGAAGATAGCGTTAATGTTTTAGTTTCTATACCGCCAGATAATCTCAGACATTTACTATTTGATAGTAATTGCTTAGTAGTTTCTTTTGATAAGTACAATCCTCTAGCAGTCAAAATAGAGGATAATTCATTCTTAGCCAGAGTGGGCGAGAACGATCTATCTAACGTGTCGTTCAGCGGCCCCGAGTTCGTAGATTTAGTAGTGAAGGCTTTGAGTAAACATACCAAACAGGTTTCTTTACAAAGTAGTAAGGTTGACTGTTCTAAACTATCAGTGAAACAACTGCAACTAATTTCTGGATCAGCATCTAATGCTAAAAAAGGAACTTTAATATATGACGAGGAAAGTGATTGTGTTAAGTTTTACAATGGAAAGGAGTGGAAAGTACTAAAGTGGCAAAACGAAAATCAAGCGGAATGAAAATTCCCACTAATATGACAGAACAACAGGTTATAGATCAAATAAACATTGTCGTTAATAGGATATCGGCCCGGTATACTTTTCACGGATATACTGTTGATGATATAAAACAAGAGGCTTTCATGATATGTATGGATGCCCTTGATAGATACGATCATAACCGCCCCCTTGAAAATTTCTTATCAGTCCATCTTTCTAATCGTTTGAAAAACTTTGTGCGTGATAATTTCTATACAAAGGGCGAAGACGAGAAAAAGCGGGTACTAAAACCAAGTAGTCTATCTAACGAAGAATTCATCCCTGTACAAAGTCATGAAAATGTTGAATATCTTGATGCAAAGTCCTTATCACTAAAAGTAGACGCCCTATTGCCCGCCGAGTATCGATCAGACTATCTCAAGATGATTAACGACGTATATGTTCCTAAAAAGCGAAGAGAAGAAATAGTTGAGGTAATTAAGGAGTTGATCAATGAAGAAGGGTAGAATTTCAAAAGAAGAAGAACGCATCATCGGGCGGCTAGTAGACCACGTTACCGTAGAAGATATAGCCAAACAACTAAACCGCGACGTTGAGAGCATTGATAATTTCGTTAAACGAAAATTCAAAATGGGCCTCTCTGATGTAGAGGCGGCGGCTTACTCACTAGAAGATCGCCCGTACTGGATCGAACTTGAGAACCAGTTCACTCCCACAGAACTAGAGTTATTCAAATATCACTGGTCGCGTATTATCTCTCAGTTTAAGGACGATGTATTCCCAACAGAAGAGTTGCAAGTTGTGGACGTTATCAAACTTGAAATACTCATGAATAGATGCCTTAAGAGTAATAAAGATAATCTCACTGAAATGACAGTGCTAGAAAAAATGCTTGCAGAAGAACGGGCCGTAGATAAAGACCAACGTGATCAAGACTATATATTCAACCTAGAAAGACAAGTTGCCTCCTTACGGGCCTCCCAAGAATCTCTCAACCGTGACTATCGGGAGTTACAAACGAAAAAGGCCGCAATCCTTAGAGAGATGAAGGGAACCCGCGAACAGCGTATTAAACGCCTTGAGGATAGCAAGCAAAGTTTCACAGCATGGGTTGCTAGTCTAATTCAAGACCCCGAGAGGCTCAAGCGTTACGGTATAGAAATGGAAAAGATGAGACTTGCTATGGACAAAGAGCGAGAACGCTTAAGTGCTTTTCATCAGTACGAAGATGGACAGATAGATCAACCATTCTTAACTCCAGATACGGTGATGGAATGAAGAATACTGCTGTAGTAATTTATGTAGACAACGAAGAGAAATTTATCAAAGAATATAATTTCTTACACTATTGTTTTGTGCATAATAATTTATTTGATACTATAGACTTAGTTGTGTTTCACCACCCCGCCCTATCAAATCAAATTCATAATGATTGTATAAAGATTGAGTTTGAACCACTTTCTGGAAAACAACTATCGTATGGATTTTTAAATTCAGTAGAAATTTTTACACTTCCAGATGCTGAATTCATTTCACAATATTCAAACGTTCTTAGAACTGATTCCGATGTATTTCTAACACATAACTTTAAAGGTTGGAATGCTGATAATAAGTTTTATTGCGGTCGTGGCTCATATCATAATTCTATCACTATCACTAATAATCTTACCCAAATTGCTCACGATCTTAATCTACGTTATACTCCTGTCAAAAATATAGGAAGTACTTGGTATGCTAATGGAAATACTATTATAGAAGTTGGCAAATTAACAACTACTATAAACAAATACTTGCTTAACAACTATTTTCAAGAACGTGTTTTCAATTGGCCCGATTGGACATATGGCGTTTCTCTTCTTTATGCTGGAGAACTAGCAATCAATCACTTATGCGATAACATAACCTTTACTGAATATCTTGATTACTTTAGTGATTCAACTAAAGATATTGATCAACACAAACATATTCATTGCTGGCATACAAATAATCGTTTTAGTAAGTTTGTTTTCAATGATGGACTATACAACACTATTGATCCCAATAGTTTAAATCAAAATAAAATAGATGAGTATTGTACTTATATCGCTTTACAATCAAGGATTTCAAAATGAACGCTCTAATATTCGGAATAACAGGACAAGATGGTAGTCACTTAGCAGACCTCTTACTAGAGAAAAACTATAAAGTAATAGGAGTTACAAGAAGGTCAAGCACAAAAAACACACAAAGAATAAACCACCTCATCTCTAATGAGAAATTCGAACTAATTGAGGGCGACATTACGGATTCTAATAGTTTACTCCATATTTTAAGGAATACCGCGCATGTAGATGAAATCTACAATTTGGCGGCACAGTCCCATGTAGGAACATCTTTCAGTCAACCATCTTTGACTTTTGATGTAACTGGTAAAGGTTGTCTTAATATATTACAGACTATGGTTAACCTAAAAATGAATAATGTCAAGTTCTATCAAGCATCTTCTAGTGAAATGTTTGGTAAATCCTTCGATATTGATAGAAATGGCGTTAAATACCAAGATGAAAATACAAAGTTTTTACCTCAATCCCCGTATGCTATAGCAAAATGTGCAGCCCACTATGGCGTGAGATTATACCGCGAGGCTTATGGAATTCACGCTAGTTCTGGTATTCTGTTTAATCACGAAGGCCCGAGGCGTGGCGACCAATTTGTAACCAAAAAGATAGTAAATTGGGTGGTTGATTTGATGTTTTTGTACCAAAATGGTACTGCTTATATAGATGAAACTAAATTTGACTTTACTGATTCTCATATCATATACGAAAATAACTCTATACCAAAACTAATGCTTGGGAATTTGGACGCTTATAGAGATTGGGGATATGCTGGAGATTATGTTGAGGCTATGTGGCTTATGCTACAGCAAGACAAACCAGACGATTATGTAATATGTACAGAAGAAACCCACTCTATTAGAGATTTACTAGATGCGGCTTTTGGATATTGTGGTATTTCTAATTGGAGCAATTTTGTTGGCATTGACCCACAATTTTTCAGACCAGCCGAAGTAGATTATTTATGTGGACGGTCTACAAAGGCTAGGACTAAGTTAGGATGGAGTCCAAAATATGACTTTAAGAGCCTTGTTCACTTAATGATGAAAGAGGGGGAATATGATAAACTACAGAATTATGATCGACATATCGAACATCTATAGTAAAATAAGTCATTTATTCCTTAAGTCATATAACTCACCATTTCCTACTATTTTTATTACCTCTTCCGATCCAGACGAAGCCTGTTTTGAAGTGTTAAACGACTTAATTAAAATCATCATGAATCAAAATCCATCACTAGAAATGAGATTGGTGTGTAGACAGATAAGATTAAAGTCTAGAATAGATAAAATATACCAACTATGAGACGCAATTATGACGATCCAGCATATAAGAAGTTCCGAATAGATGTTCTTAAGCGTGATAAAAGACAGTGCAGAATGCCGGGATGTGGTAAACGCAAAAGACTAAATGTTCATCATATTAGAAAGTGGGCTTCTGCTCATTCTTTAAGATATGACGTTAGTAACGGAATAACCCTATGCAAATATTGTCATGACTCTATAAAAGGTAAAGAAATACATTACGAAGCACTATTTAAGGAAATTATCAATGGCATATAAAGAAGCCCCAAAGTTTACTGTTATCAAAGACACTAGAGAGCAAGAAGGTTACTATTTCAGTGCCTTCAATGCTTGTGCTGGTATGGTAGAGGAAAAACTAGATACGGGCGATTATTCCATAAAGGGAATGGAAGACAAAATATGTATAGAGCGAAAAGGTTGTGTAGAAGAACTAGCAGTTAATTTGGGTCAGAAAAAACACGCATTCTTAGCAGAAATAGAAAGAATGTCTACATTCCCACATAAGTTCATAGTTCTAGAGTTCTCATTAGAGGATTTAATCAAATTTCCAGATGAAACAAGAATTCCAGTTAAGAACAAGGCGTCCCTTAAGATAACTGGTAAATATATGCTTAAATGCTTGTTTGAATTCCAACTTTACAATAATGTCCAAATATTGTTCTGTGGAAACAAATACAATGCATTTTTAGCAGTAAGCAGCATACTAAAACGTGTTAATGAAATGTATACCATAGGGAGAAAAAAGTGATGGCGGAACCACCAGAACTACTTAAAGACTTCCACGACTACGGGGCAAATATTGCCTCTAGAGAGATATTCTTACACAACCACTACGATACCGAAGACAACCAAAATCTAGGCGTAGAATATAGAATGGCTAATACCTTCATCAAAAACTTGAGGGCTTTAGACCTAAAGAGTAATGCTAACATAACTATACATTGTCACAGCATAGGTGGCGAATGGTCTGACGGCATGGCAATATATGATGCTATTAAAATGTGTAGATCATATGTAACTATTATTATGTACGGCCAAGCAGAATCTATGAGTAGTATTTTTATGCAGGCTGCTGATTATAGATACATGACCCCAAATTCTCACTTCTTATCTCATTACGGCAGTAGCGATATCAACACTGATTATCTTAGTGCTATGAATCAAGCGGATCATGAGAGAAGAACAGCGGACATTATGTTTAATATTTATGCAAATAGATGCGTAGATGGTAAGTTTTTCTATGAGAAGTTTGGTAAGAAACCAAGCGAAAAACAGGTCAAGCAGTATTTGATAAGAAAACTAAAGTCTGGAGATTGGTATCTATCGGCAGAAGAGTCAGTATATTACGGTTTTGCTGACGCAATTTTAGACCACTGGCATTTCACAGAATGAAAAAAGACAAACTTAAAGTAATAGATGAAGCGTGGCTTGGTCTTGATGTTATTGATACAGACATTTTTAACCCAATGTCTATTCTCAATCCATCAGACGATGACTTTCATCTTAAATTATCGTGGTTAATGAGTAGGCCAGAATACTTTTCTTTCCTATGCAACGAAGTACTGAATATTCAGTTACTACCATCTCAATCATTAATCTTATATGAGTTATGGAATCGTAAGTTCCCAATGCTAGTTGGTAGCCGAGGACTAGGAAAATCATTCAAACTAGCACTATATGCAATTCTAAGAGGTATGATAATACCAAAAAGAAAGATAGTTATAGTTGGTGCTGCATTTAGACAGTCCAAAGTATTGTTTGATTATATGTCAACAATATGGAGAAATGCCCCAATGCTTCGTGATATGTGTGATAGTGATAGCGGGCCAGTTAGTGCGCCAGATAGATGCATAATGAGAATAAATGAGAGCGTAATCACCTGTCTTCCTCTTGGTGATGGTCAAAAGATTAGAGGTCAACGTGCTAATGACATTATCGCTGACGAATTTGCATCTATTCCAAGAGATATTTTCGAAAACGTAGTTGCTGGTTTCGCGGCTGTTAGTGCTGACCCAGTTCAGAATGTAAAAAGAATGTCAGCAAAGAAGAAGGCGGCTGAATTAGGTCTAGACTTAGAGTTAGAAGAAGATAATCCAGAAGTTAAAGACAATCAAATCATTCTCTCTGGAACAGCATACTACGACTTTAATCACTTTTCTACATATTGGAAAAAGTGGAAGTCTATTATTAAAAGTCAAGGCAATATAGCAAAACTTACAGAAGTATTCAATGGAGAAGCACCACCAGAGACTTTTGATTGGCGTCAATATTCAATCATAAGAATTCCATACGAACTACTTCCTAACGGCTTTATGGATGCAGATCAAGTCGCAAGATCAAAAGCCACGGTTCATACTGGTATTTATCAGATGGAATATGGGGCTTGTTTCACAAGAGATAGTCAGGGATTCTTTAAAAGATCATTAATTGAGTCATGCGTTGTAGGAAATAATGAGTTTCCAATCTTGGACTCTAAGGGAGAATTGATCAAATTTGAAGCAACCCTCATTGGCGATCCAAATAAACGATATGTATTCGGGGTTGACCCAGCCTCAGAAGTAGACAATTTCAGCATTGTAGTCATAGAGATTGATAGCGATCATAGAAGAATAGTTCATTGTTGGACAACCACTAGACAAGAACATAAAGAACAGGTTAAGAGGGGATACGCCCACGAAACTGATTTCTATGCATATTGTGCTAGAAAGATTAGAAACTTAATGAAACTATTTCCATGTATTCATATTGCTATGGACGCTCAAGGTGGTGGTATAGCAGTTATGGAATCATTACATGATAAGGATAAATTAAAAGAGGGCGAATTACCAATCTGGCCCGTTATTGATAACGATAAGCCAAAAGATACTGACGGCGAAAGAGGTTTGCATATATTAGAAATGTGCCAATTTGCTAAATATGAGTGGCTATCAGAGTCAAACCACGGTATGAGAAAAGACTTTGAAGATAAAGTTCTACTATTCCCGTTCTTTGACTCTATTACTCTTGGACTATCAAGTTCTGAGGACGGTATTAAAAACAGAACATTTGATACTTTAGAAGAGTGCGTTATGGATATTGAAGAACTAAAAGACGAGTTGGCTATGATTCAAATGACGCAGACCGCCAACGGTAGAGATAGATGGGATACTCCAGAAGTAATTGTTGGAACTGGCAAAAAGAGTAAGGTTAGAAAAGACCGATATTCGGCACTTTTGATGGCTAATATGGCAGCAAGAATATTACATAGAACTCCAACAAAAGCAGAGTATCAGTTTTACGGAGGATTTGCAACCGGCGGGCATCAGTCAGAAAAAATTGAAGAAGATATGTATATTGCCCCAAGTTGGTTCTCTGAAAAAATGAAAGATGTGTATTGAATAATAGGAATCCGATTACATTCCAATTAAGGGAAAACCATGAGTAATGATGAAATGATAACTTGGTCTGACACCGTTTCTGGAAGTAAAGAAGCGGCTATTGCTAAATTATCAGAAAATGTTTCTTCATACACAGGACTAATTAAGTCTTCTGCTAATAGTGCATATCGCACATTCATTGATATTGAGCCAAATAGATCGGTAAGGCCGGGATTTGACAGATCAGATTATTATGCATTTAGACAGAATGAGGCTATCCCAAGCGAACAAAAACGTATCATTAAGATGTGTGTTGATGCTTACAATAAAGTTGGAATTATACGCAACATTATTGACTTGATGGGCGATTTTGGTAGTCAAGGGATAAGTATTGTACATCCCAATAAGTCTGTTGAGGCTTTTTACCAACAGTGGTTTAAGAGCGTAAATGGTAAAGAAAGATCAGAACGCTTCTTAAATAATCTATACAAAACTGGAAATGTTATAATCTATAGAAGTTATGCTAATGTAACTCCTAGCCTTGAAACTTACATGAAATCTTTAGCAAAAGATATCAAGGTTGAAATTCCTAACGTGAGGGAAAATCAAATTCCTTGGAGATATAACTTCTTTAACCCCCTTACTGTAGAACTCAAAGATGGTAGACTTGCTCTATTTATGGGTAATTCTTCTTATACTTTAAGTGCTGGAGTATTTTCAGATACTTTTGAGGGTGGAGCAGTTCCTATGGATGTGCTAAATAGCCTTCCTCCAAACGTCAAACAAGCCATCATCAACAAAGAAAAGCAGATTCCACTTGACAATGAAAGATTATCTGTTTTTCATTACAAAAAAGACGATTGGCAAATATGGGCAAATCCCATGATTTATGCCATTCTAGATGATATTGTCATGTTGGAAAAAATGAGACTTGCAGATATGTCTGCATTAGACGGCGCTATTTCTAATATCAGACTATGGACGCTTGGTAACTTAGAACACCAAATTCTACCAAATAGACCAGCAATCAATAAACTACGAGATATTCTTGCCAGTAATGTTGGCGGCGGCACGATGGAATTAGTTTGGGGGCCAGAACTATCCTTCACAGAGTCCAGCAGCGAAGTATACAAATTCCTTGGTTCTGAAAAGTATACTTCCGTACTAAACAGTATTTATGCTGGAATGGGTGTTCCGCCAACTTTAACTGGTATGGCTACTAACGGCGGTGGATTCACTAACAACTTTATATCTCTTAAGACTCTTGTAGAAAGACTGCAATACGGTCGTGATCACTTAACAAAGTTTTGGGAAAAAGAAATAGAACTAGTTCGTCAGGCTATGGGTTTTAGATACAAGGCTTATGTACAGTTTGATCAAATGACTTTATCCGACGAGGCTGCTGAAAAGGCTCTACTAATTCAACTAGCAGATAGAGACATTATCAGTCAAGAAACCGTTCTTGAAAGATTTAAGGAAATCCCACAAATCGAAAAGATTAGATTACAAAGAGAATATAAAACTAGAGAAGATGGCGATTCTCCAGATAAGGCTAGCCCATTCCATAATGCTAATCATAAAAAAGATTTGGAAAAGATTGGTCTACAGTCTGGCACACTCATACCTCAAGATGTTGGATTAGAAACTAGCGTACCAAAAAATCTACTTACAGAACAACTCAAAAAGCCAACACCAAAGAGCGGATTACCAAACGCCAAAAAGGCGGGAAAGAAAAATGGTCGCCCCGCTAATAAGAAAGATTCTACAAAAAGAAAGACTAGAACGGAGAAGCCTAGAAGCAAACCGGCTGTTGCTGATTTTGTATACTGGGCAGAAGAAAGTTGGAAAGAAATTTCTGATGTTCTTACTAATGCTTACTTACAATCTAAATCTAAAAAGAACTTAAGACAACTCACAAAAGCCGAAGTAAAAGAACTTGAAACACTCAAAATAGATGTAATTACTAATGCCGAGGTAATGTCTACGGTAGACGCAAATAGTATCACAGATATTTTGTGTAAAAATAAGAAGACCCCTAAAAATTTCTCAAAAATTCTAGCACAGGAAAACATAAATCTAGAATCTATGAATATAGACAAGTATAGAATGAGAGTCTTGAGCCTGTACATTCAAAATCAATTAGAGGGTGAAGAATAATGTGTGCAGCCGAATACAATCTCAATATTGATCAAGGTTCATCATACAATCTTACTCTTGTGTACAAAGACAAAGACAAGAATGTAATACCAATTACTAATTGGTGTGCAAGAATGATTATTACTACTAGTGATAACCAAGTTATTACTTACAAATCCGGCACATCTAATAGCGAATACAAAATGTATATAGAGGGGGTTAACGGTAAAATTGTACTTATGCTCCCCGCCTTAACAACAAATAATTTCACTTTCAAAAGTGCAAAATATGATCTTGAACTTGAATCTGATGATGTTTTCTATACTAGCGGTGGTCAATATGTCACTAGAATTATGTATGGAAGTATCAATATTCAGAAACGAAATAGTAAACTATCTATCAACATGGAGTGCTAAATGAGCAACTATACAATAGAAGTTATTGAACAGTCTAATAGCCTAGATGTGGTAGAAGGTACTAGTGTTGCATTAGAAATTATTTCTTCTGACAATTTTATTACATTTGATACGCCTAGCGGTTATCCATTAGATGCAACTAGCGGAATTCTTCCAGTTAATAGAATGGCGTCTGGATATCCACTTTCGTATATTCCACAATCTAATACTCTGGTTTATGTTAGTGGCGATCAAATAATCAGCGGCGTTAAGTATTTTGCTGATAGTATTGTATCATCCGGTTCGTTTTCTCTAAAATCTCAACCAACTGCTTCTGGTGCAACACATTTTCCTGTTTTTATTAATGATCCATCAAGTTTACCACGACTTGTTTACACCAGAACTGCAAACGAAATTAAGTCTGATCTTGGTATTAGTAATGTACAAAACTTAGCACTATCTGGAATTAACTTTACTGCGGGAAGTGGTATTGTTGGTGGCGGTAATTTATCTAGTCATAGAAGTTTTGATATTGGTCAAGGTGATGGAATATCCGTAGGTGCTGATAGCATTTCTGTCGATTCAACCGTAATAAGATCAACTAACATAGATCAAATAGTAAGTGGTGTTAAAACATTCTCAACAAGCGGCGTAGTTTTAACGTCGCCAACCGGATCGTTTAAGAAAGACTTAGTACTTAGAGGCGTTGCTGGATCATCATCAAATAATAATATTGTAGTAACCCCCGTTTCTACTCTTGTTGGTAATAGAATTTATTCTCTACCAGACGTTGGTGCTGATGCCGACTTTGTTATGACTGCTGGTGGTCAAACTATAACCGGCCCCAAAGCATTTACAAACTCACTAATTTTTAATAGTGGATCATTTCAGTCTCTTAAAGTCGGAATTACTGATGTTTCAATAAGCGGACATACTCACACTTCTAGTAATATAACTAATTTTGCTTCTAGCGTAAGTGGATTACTTCCAGTAACAAATTTACTACCTAGTGGCGGAATAGGTATAACTCAAAGCGGAACAATTTTTACAATATCAACAACTGGAACATTTGGATTAACTCAAAGTCAGGTTGATGATAGAGTAAATACAATAGTGAGTGGAGTTTACGCCCCTCTTAATAGTCCAACTTTTACTGGTACAATTAGTGGTATTAGTAAAAGCATGGTTGGTTTAAGTAATGTTGATAACACAAATGATGTTAATAAACCAGTAAGTACAGCACAAGCAACAGCAAATAGTGGAGTTCAAGCGTTCTCTATTCAGCGAAGTAATCATACTGGTACTCAAACATCGTCTACTATTAGTGATTTCAATACTAGTGTTAGCGGCTTAGTTAATGGAATATATGCCCCTTTAAGTAGTCCTAGTTTTGCTGGAGTTCCGACGGCCCCAACAGCAAGTAGCGGTACAAATACTACTCAAATTGCTAGTACAGCATTCGTTAGAACAGAAATAAGTAATCTAATTTCTGCTGCACCATCAGCATTGGATACTTTGAATGAATTATCGGCAGCACTAGGCAATGATCCTAATTTTGCAACTACTATTACTAACAACTTGGCAAGTAAGGCAAACTTAAGCGGGGCTACATTCACTGGAAGTGTTAGCGGCCCAAGCGGAAACTTTACTTCGTTAAAAGTTAATAACGTAGATGTTAGTTCTGTTGGTCATACCCATATATCATCAAACATAACAGATTTTAACAGCAGTGTGAGTGGATTACTTCCTGTAAGAAATGTTCTTGGTTCTGGATTTATTAGTGTTTCTGCTGTAAGTGGAAATTTTACAGTATCAACAACAGGACTTCAGCCTAGTGGAAACTATAGCGTTGTTGGTCACTCTCATACTTCTAACGACATTACTAATTTTAACAGTAGCGTTAGTGGACTATTAACTCCCTATCAATTAGTTTTGACTAATCCAGTTACTGGCGTTGGGTCTAGTGGATACTTAAGTAGATGGACTAGTAGTAGCAATATTAGTAGTGGAATTATTTTTGATAATGGAACTAATGTTGGTATTGGAACAACCACACCAACAGCCCAATTACAAGTTGTTGGAACAGGTTTATTTACTAATATTGATATCAATGGTTCAGTACTTGCTGGATCAGCCGCACTTACTGTAAATGGTGGAATTTTAACCCAAGGAGCATTTGTACGTAGTTCTTCATTTACTATATATGGAGACAATACTACACAAATTTATAAACCAGATGCTTCTACTCTTGGATATGCTGTTTCTTCTACCGGATTAAAGCATTCATTTGGTTATAATAATGCTGGTACACACACTCCTTGGGCAGTTATAACATCTAGCGGAGTGGGTATCGGCACTACAACTCCAAGCGGCCAAATTCATGTTGTTGGAACGGGAATATTTAGTAGTGGTATTTTAGCGGGTTCTGGATCACAAACTTCTCCATCTTATTCATTCTTAGGAAATACAAATACAGGATTCTATAATCCTGCAACTAATGCTCTTAGTCTAACAACTAGCGGTGTTAATAGGTTGTATATTGATCCTATTGGAAGTGTTGGTATTGGCGGTTCTCCACAAGCAGGATTTAAGTTAGATGTTATAGGAGGAGATTCAATTTTTAGGGGAGCAGTTAGTTCAAATAGTTACTTTTATGGTTATTCAATAGACTACTCGGTTGTACGATATCAGTTTAGTAATTCTCTTGCTGGTGGTGGTGCTAATCGTAGTTTTGCTTGTATTGGAGGGGGAACATTTGGTGTTGGGTTTACTGCTCCTAGCGGCAGAGTTGCTATTAGTGGTGGAGTTGCTATAGGGTCAAACTTTAATTTCACTCCCCCAACAGATGGTTTAATTGTACAGGGTAATATTGGAATAGGAACAACAACCCCGAGCGGTCAGTTGCACGTTGTAGGTACTGGTATCTTTTCTTCTGGCCTTAGTGTTGGTTCAACTACTAATCCACGGACTGTCTATATTAGTGGAGCAATACCACTACAAGGTGAATTACTAAGACTTCAAAACGGTTCATCTGCAAACAATACTTACCTTGATGTAGGAGTTGGTACTGCGGGCAACTTTGATGATCACATTATTTTCTATAGGGGTACTGGAACTGGTGCAAATACAAGAATTTTTGGTATAGATAGCAGCAATAGACTTGTTGGATTCGTAAATTGGACGATGTTTGGAAATCAAACCATTTCATCGTACAATAATGGTAATAGTCTTATTAGAATGCAAAATTTGACCACTAACGATATGGAAATTAGTGCTGTTAGTGGAATAGCATTCCAAAGTTCTCAGTCTACAAGAATGAGGATGGATCAAAGTGGTAATTTTGGATTAGGAACAACTACTCCAACATCAGCATTAGATATAAACTCAAATTCTTTCAGAGTAAGAACAGCAAAAACTCCAGCAAGTGCAACAGATACTGGTAATGCTGGAGATATTTGTTGGGATAGTAATTATATCTATATTTGCGTTACTACAAATACTTGGAAAAGATCAGCAATAACAACATGGTAATAAGGAGAAAATTATGAGTATTCTAGATAGTGATTCAGAAATCCTTATTGATAAAACAATTATAGTTGCTAGTAATATCAAAGAGGCTACTAAGCAAACTTTTCAAATCATGGTAAATGCTTTCAATACTGGATCAAAAATGTTTTGGAATAATCCAGATGCAACCCCTTTAGAAATAGCACAAGCACTTGGATCAGATGCAAGAGAAGTATTTGAATTACATTATGCTTTAGGATTATTAGTAAACAGTATAAAACCAGAAAGAATACAAGAAGGTTGGGGAGTTATAGGCCAATTTACAATGAATGAAGATGGTACTGTTACTATTATTGAGCCTACTACAACTACCACTACAACTCCAGAACCAACCTAACCTCCCGTTAATTTAATTATACCTTTTGTACGCAAAGAATAACATTTTGTGTATATTACCTACGAGAGACACAACGAGGAATTTATGAAAGTATATGCACAAGAAATAGCAGACGGTTTATCTGAACGCATTCTAAAAGATGTTTCAGTTGCTTACTGTTCGCAAGCAATACTAAGTAAAGAGACTAACACTCTCAAACAATTACTAGATAAGGTTAAGGCCGCTAGTAATCCAAATCAGATTGATTTATATTATCTTAGATCAATTCTGGTTTCTACTGGGTGGAATAAAAACGATGACGTTTTCGATCCACAGGAAACGTGGGCGGCTCGTACCACTCCAGAAGACAAACAATTCAACTTAATGCATAATGAAAATGACATTATAGGACATATTACTGGATGCTATGTAATCGATAAAGATGGTAATAGAATCAATGCTGGAGAAGATGACTCCGCACCATCTGATTTCGATATAGTTACCGAGGCTGTTATTTACAACAGTTGGACAAGTCCAGAAAACAGAGAGAGGATGGATAGGATAATCGCAGAAATTGGAGAAGGCAAATGGTTTGTTTCGATGGAATGCTTATTCTCCGGTTTTGATTATTCTGTAAAAGACTCATCTGGAAAAACTAAAATAGTCGCAAGAAATGAAGAATCAGCATTTTTAACTAAGCATTTACGAGCATACGGCGGAACTGGCGAATATGAAGGTTATCAAATTGGTAGAGCATTAAGAAGTATCTCTTTTTCTGGTAAAGGTTTAGTAACTAAGCCAGCAAATCCAAAGAGTATAATTCTTGATTCTAGCAAGGCCGGTTCTACTGAAAATGAAGAAACTATTTCCAATGTCTCAGAAGGAGAAGTTAATATGACAGATACTAACGAAGGCACTCAGTTGGACAATGCCACAGTAGCAGATACTGCTATAGTGTCAACTGACAACACAAATGTCGAAAGTAATGTTTCAGAACTAGAAGCAGCACTTGCTGCAAAAGAAACAGAACTCCAGACATATGCTTCCAAAGTCGCTTCATTAGAGGAAACACTTGCTAATCTACAAAAAGAGTTAGCAGCCACTAATAAAGAAATGACAGATATGAAAAAGAAAGACAAAGATCGCGGCAGAAAAGAAAAATTAAGTTATGCCGGATTTGAAGGTGAAGAACTTGAACAGGCTCTTTCACTTTACGATTCTCTAGCAGATGACGCCTTTGAGGCAGTTGTCGCAATGCTTGAAAAACAAATTGCAAAGGTAAAGCAGGCTAATCAGCCCGTCTCTGATACTAGTGCAAATGTTTCAACAGAAGAAGTTGCAAAAGAAGGGAACGCTTCGGTTTCCGAAGAATCTCAAGCACAACTTTTTACAGAAGTTAAATCAACAGAAGCCACTCTAGTAGACGCTTCTGATGAAAAAGATGAAGTAGAAGCCACCAGAGCAAGTGTGGCAGAGTGGCTAACAAAAAACGTTTTACGCAAGTGATATAAAGGAGAATAACTATGGCCCTAAAAGCAGATAGATATGAGTTTCAGACTGATATCAGTTTCTTCTACAACGCTGGAACCGCTACTCGCGGCGGTGTTGTAGTTCATGATACTACGGCGGGTTCGGGAGCAGCAATGGATCAAGGTGTTAACCTTGTTCGATATGCTACATCGGGCGTTCCAGTTGGCGTTCTATTAAATGATGTAGTAAATAAGGATTTAACCCGTACTCACCTTAATGAATATAAGAATGAGGTTCAGAGGGGTGGCAAGGTTACAGTACTCCGCAAGGGTTATGTTGTAACTAACAACGTCACTGGAACACCTAGTGCCGGTGCAACAGCCTATCGCTGCACAGTAACTGCTGGAAATTTCAGCACAGTTGCTAGCGGTAATGTCGTTGGTGGATTCATGACCAGCAAAGACGCTGATGGTTATGCAAAAGTAGAAGTCAACCTACCCTGAGAATAGAAAAATAAACAAGGAGAACTAAAAATGCCCACAAATGAAAGACCTAGCGATGATTTTATCGCTCTCCTACGAAAGACGGGGGATGGCGATGCTAATGTAGCCGTTGCTGCTCAGAGAGAGATGGCAAAGGCTTTAGAACTTCCTCTTCGAAAAGGTGTTCTAGTTGGAAATATTCTTGGTAATATTTTCCAATCATTTACAGTTGAAGCCGGTGCATCAACTGAATGGCCCACAGACCTTATCGCTCCCGGTCTAGAGGGCGAGCATGTGGCCTATACCAATCCCGGCCACGGTAGAATTCCAGAAAGATCAGTAGAAAGTGATTATGTGTCGATTCCGACATATGCTATCACTTCGTCTGTTGACTATCTGCTCCGATTCGCCCGTGATGCAAGATGGGACGTTGCTGCAAGAGCAATGCAGATTTTCGATGCCGGTTTCGTAAAGAAGATGAATGACGATGGATGGCATACACTTCTTGCCGCTGGTGTTGACCGTAATATCCTCGTTTTCGACGCTGACGCTACATCAGGACTTTTCTCAAAGAGACTAGTTTCGCTTATGCAGACCGTTATGCGTAGAAACTCGGGTGGTAATTCGGCCTCAACTGGCCGTGGTCGCCTTACGGATTTATATCTATCGCCAGAAGGTTTAGAAGATATCCGTAATTGGGGATTTGATCAACTTGACGATGCTACTCGTCGTGATGTTTATAATGCCGATCCAAATAGTCCTCCATCTATTTTCGGTGTTAGATTACATGACCTAGACGAACTAGGTGAAGGTCAGCAATACCAAACATTCGTCACAAGCGATCTTGGTGGTGCAGTTCAAGCCTCAGACCTTGAACTAGTAGTTGGTCTTGATCAATCGATGAACGATAGTTTCATCATGCCTATTAAGCAACCCTTACAGGTATTCGAAGACCCAACTCTACATCGTCAGCAAAGAGTTGGTTATTACGGTTGGGCAGAGATGGGCTTCGGCGTTCTCGACAATCGTAGAACCATTCTTGGCTCGTTCTGATTTGTAATCAGGGCAACATAATTAAAGCCATCCTCATCGTGTATGGGGGTGGCTTTTTGTGTATAAAGTGATAGATAACGTTATTCTAGGATGAAATAGGAGATAAATATGGCCGCACTATCGGATTACCTTGAGTCTGGTTTACTAAGTCATATCTTTAGAAACACAGCACTAACCAGACCTTCTACAATTGCTATTGCTTTAACAAGTGGTGTACCAATTGATTCTAATAATGGATCAACTATACCAGAACTACCATCGGGTGTTTTAAATGGTGGTAATTTTGTATCTACTAACTATTCTCGTATTAATCTAGGTTCGCCAGCCTCAAGTGGTGATAATACTTGGAATTCTGTTGGCGTTGATAATACAACCGCATATAGCGTTTCTGGAACTAAGCAAAATGGATCAATGGGTTATTTTTACCCACTTTATTTGAGTGACTCAGCCGCTGCTACTGCCGGTGGAGTTGGTGCAACAACCGTAACGGTGAGTTTTAGTAAGGAATTCCCCTCAGTAAACTTCTATTCACCACAAAATCTATTCCAATCTGGAGTTAACGTAAAGTCTAACTATACAGATTATGAAGGTAATGGATTCATCAGAAATAAGAATCAATTAGTATTCAATACCGCCCTTACTGAATGGGGTTGGGTTTCTGGCATTGCTATACTAGATAGTGCCACTATTGGATCGGGCAATCTTCTAATGTATGCACCGCTATCAAATCCACGCTATGTTTATATCGGGGATAATATCAGATTCGATGCCAACTCATTAGAAATAAGCCTCAAATGATCTTAAACAAGTCTGAACTTGTTGCTAATATAAATCAAGATATATCTGATCAAGCATACGGGCAAATCTCCCCATATGATATCAGACATAATCTGCTTGATATTATAGACTCTATTCATAACCTTACGGGCGATAAGGATTTATTTGCTGCCAATTTTGCTACTATTCCATCCGGCAATACTCAGGTGGGACAATTAGCACTAGACTTAATCAAGACTCCCGAATCTAATAATAGTTTCAATACTGCCATTGGATATTCATCACTAAAGTCTAGTTATATTGCTTCTAAGAATACGGCGGTTGGTGCTTATGCCCTATCTTGCAATGTTTATGGGGAAGGTAATTCTGCACTTGGTTATCACGCTCTTGCTGGAAATACTGTTGGAAATCTAAATGTTGGTATTGGTAGTTTTGCTTTAAACAACAATAAGAGTGGCAATGGTAATATTGCTATCGGTCATGGGGCTGGATATTTTGTTGAAAAGGATGCCAGTTATAAGTTTTATTTAGCATCACATCCAGTTGATAATAACTACATATGCTCAAATCCAAGTGGTACTGGATTAATACCTCTGTTGTATGGAGATTTATCTGCAAATATATTAGGTATTGGAGTTAAAACCCTACACAATTTTGGTTCTCTACAAACTGGTGGAGATATCACACCTTCTGGCAACAACATTCTAAACCTAGGACATTCTTCATATAAATGGAGAAATTTATTCCTATCTAGTTCTTTACTACTTGGTGATCAAGCATCCTTACTAACAGATAACTCAAGCAATATTCGTGTTAGTGGATCGCTTGTACCATTAACTAACAATATTTCTACTTTAGGATCGCCCGGTAGAAATTGGATTGCTGGATACTTTACAAACTTGACAGTCGAAGGTACTGCGAGTATAAACAATCTAATATCATTAAATACTCAAGCATATTCTAACAAAAATCTTTACTTAGGCGTTAATAGTGGAATTAGTGGAATATATATTGATTCTGCTCTTATTGGCGGTGGTTTATACTTAAAGTCAAGTACTAGTAAAGAATATTCTATAACATTTTATCCGGTCGCTTCTGGATTACAATCTTTTAGTGGAGATAATAGGGCTACTTGGAGAAGTAATGTAAGTTTCCAAATTCCAGAGTCTGGTTATGTAAGATCGGATAGTATACTGTCTTACGATCCAAATTCTTATGGATTATTCTTTAATAGTGGAATAACATACTTTTCTCGTAAAGATGTTCTATCTGTAGTTCCAACAAGTAGTGGCGGTCATCTTGCTGGTATCGGTAATGTCAATTTTATCTCTAACTCTGGACAGAATACTAACTATACATTATCAGTCTTGTCATTAGAATCTGGAGTTAATGTTAGTCAAAGATTCCTTAGTGGAGCAAAAGTTAGACAAAAAGATAATCTAAACTCAAATAAAGATAAATTACGCGGATTCGAAATCAAGTATATTGATGACGCTTATATTACAGTAGGAAGTAATACAGATAGATTAGTAATTGGTTCATACGACAATACCTCTAAGTTTATCAACGGTGTTGTTCTTATGAAGAATTCTGATGATGGTTCAGTTTTTAGTGTTACAAATATACCGTCAGTAACAGAAAATATAGTACCAAATACAATCTTCAATGCTAGGTCTAAAAATGATTGCATAGGCCGATTTTCCTCTGAAAACAATGGATTTTTTAAGTCTAGCATTCAGTTGCTAACAAATCTAAATTGTGAGTTAAGCGGCGTAGAGTTGGCCTATTTGAACAGAAGCGGCGTTTGCGACTTAACAATGTTCAAAGATTCTGGAAGAATCATATATGCCAGACTTAAAGATCAGCAAATAGGCTTTTTATCAAGTGGAGTAACTAATTCTACAATTACGATTGGTCATAGCGGAATGGCTCAGTTGCCTTCTATTTCGTTAAAAGATAGTTCTTTTGTTTCTAGTACAACAATTACTGGAACGGTTGGTTATGGTAAGATTTACAATACCCAAGATATTAAGCCATATTGTAACCAATCAAATTCTTTATTCTACATTGATGCTTCTGGCAACACTTTCAACCTAGTGGTTAATAAACTAGATAACGTTGACGGTAGGGCGGTATACACAGATAATAACAACAATACATTCGCTGGTTATTTGTCCCCGTCTGGTCGCAAGATTAGCGGGTCGATTTTTTCCAATACTACTTTTGGTAGTCAAGCACTCTATTCTATAAAATCTGGTTCTGGTAACTTAGCCATTGGTCATAATAGTCTTTATCATCTTGAAAGTGGCATAAATAATATAGTTATCGGTAGAGAGTCCGGTAGTGGATTATTAGCATCAAACAAAAACATCATTCTAGGTAATCTAGCATTTAATAGAGCGGGTGCTTTAAGATCAACTACTGACAACATTATCATCGGTAATGGTATAGGTTCTAGCCATTCTGGTTCATTTAACTTCGTCGTTGGAAACAAATCCGACGTTATTTTATTAGAAGGTAAGTTGGGGCCAGAAAATTCTGACAAGAGATTAGTTATGCCAAACGATGGCAAACTCTATCTTAACAATTTAGATAATACAGAAGGTTTATCTTTAAGAGCAAATATTATAGAAGTCATTGATAGTGGCGGTAGTAATTATCCAGAAAACTCATTGAATTTCTTATTCAGTGGAAATAATACCGCCACCTTATTAACTCTTGATCATAATAGCAACCCTATGAGCAATAGCGTTTCTTACGCTGCTCCATCAACAGTTCGCCCGTTCGCAGAACTAAAGGGTGATTTGAAACTAAGAGGTTCAATAAGATTCAGTGATGGTACATCTCTTGAATCTTCTAGTGGTATTGCTATTGCTACAAACTTAGCCAATAGTGGAATTTCATTAGCAAATATTGCAAATAGTGGAGTTAACGTCCTTAATAGTATAATGATTGAGGGCTATATGCCAAATGGTATGGCCGCACCTTCTGTAGCATCATCACCAACTAGTGGATTATTAGTAACCAAAAACTCTGCTTGGTCAAACTCTGCATCACTATTCATTTTTAATAGAGATACTACTTCTATAATTCATTCTGGAGCATATGTCGTTGCTGCTAGAATAAACGGGGAATACAAACCAATTTGGGTAAGCAGAGACAATGCCGACAGTTGTTGCTGCGACGATTAGGATGAGTAATCATGGGAAAACCAAATATAAACTATTTCAAACTCAAAAATATCTACTCTATTTTTACAAACACAACTACAACAAGTCCACCAGTAGAGTATGATTTAGATTTTTTTGTACTTCCATCTGGTAATGCTCAACAACCAAATCAACCAACTCTTCCTACTAAGCCACTAAGTAATTGTTTTGTTAAAGTGGCCGATATTGCAGTAAATAATGCCGGTTGTGATGCTGTACAAATTGAGTTGTCAGATATGATTAATAATTCTTTTGCTATTAGTGGTAGTGGCCTCTATTTTAACTGTTGCGATAAGATTAGTCAAGACTACAGTGCTTATATTAATTTGTACTCGTTAGATAGAACTTTATTACAAAGACAACTATTTGCTATAAACACTAACTATGTAGATAATTTGTGTTAATATGTCAAACTATTATGGTTCAATAAATCTTCCTATTGGTTCAAAGTACTCAGTAGATGGATTACTATTAAGAGTAATTCATACTGGAGGATATTTTGACCTTAAAATGGTTCATACTCAAGACGTTGCGTTAAATAATGGGCAGACGTTTATAACTACGACAGAAAAAAGTACTCTTAATCAAACCATTACGATTAAAGGTTTTCAACTACTATGGACTAATTTCAATGTAGTGTTGCAGAATACAATACAAGTCACAACTGGTTTGTATATGGAGGATAAGGTTCTTAATACATCTAATGTTTCTACTATTGATAACGATAGTATAAACTTGCTATCTTATGAAGATGTAACTCTTAACCTGTTTAACAAGAAATTAATAATCACATTTGATAGTTTGTATAATAAGCCTAAAAATTGTTGCTATAGTTTTGCTTCATTTAATATTGTTCCAGTTACTACGACTACTACTTCAACAACTACAACTACTACAACAACAACTAGCACTACCACAACAACTACAACTACCTCAACAACCCCATGCCCATGTTCTAACGATACTCTTGATTGTGTGTCAATTTGTATTGCTAGATGTGCAAGTATGGGAATGTCTTATTTAGATTCTGTAACAATTCCATGCGATTGTGATAGTGGAGATAAAGATTGTTATTGTTCTTGTTTTGGAACAACTACTACGGTAGCACCAACTACTACTACAACTACACCTGTTCCAACAACTGTACCGCCGACAACCACTACTACAGTAGCACCAACAACTACTACAACTACTACTACGGCTGCTCCTACAACAACTACTACTACAACTACAGCAGCACCGACAACTACGACTACTACTACAACTGTAGCACCAACAACAACTACGACTACAACTACTACGGCTGCTCCACTTAACTGTTACTATTGTGATCCACAAAATGGGTGTGTGCCAGTATTCATACCAAATCCCACAGTATCTAATTGTGCAGCATATGGTATGTATAGTAGTAGTTCTGAGTGCGATGATTGTGCTATTGAAGTATACTGTGATTCAGAGAATGGTTGCATTAATTCTGGAACATTTTCTAAAAAATCGGACAACCCAAATGGCAAATATGCTTCAAGTTCATCTGATTTTTCACTTTGTAACTATTGTTATAAAGATTATTCGTGCGTTAATTATTCATGTATTGAAATTGGGTTATTTTATTGGCATGAAGGCCCGAAGTTTGTTACCGGCATAGTAGATGGTCAGCCGGGAGAGATAAACGTTCCATTAGAAGCCTGTAAGATTATTTGTACCACAACAACAACGACTACCACTACTACGACAACTACAACGACTACTACGACAACAACAACTACTACAACTACAACGACTCCAGCCCCCACTACAACAACTACAACAACTACTACTTTACCACCACCCACAACTACTACCACAACGACTCCAGCACCAACTACAACTCCATCGCCAACTACAACTCCACCACCTACAACAACGACTCCAGCACCAATTGATCCATGTGCAACATCTGGATTATGTCAAGTTGGAGAGAATCTTGGCGTTCCAGTATGTTGTCCATGTGGATCAAGTTATGTTAATGGAATGTGTTGTCCAGCAGACGCTGGCGATTGTGAGCCTCCAGACAACCCTTGGCTTCCACCAATTCCTTGTGGCCCATGCAATACTTCTAATTGTGAAGTATGCTCAGACGGGGTATGTAGGGATAAATGTAATTCTAGTAAATGTTATGGTTGTAATGGTAATGGAGATTGTGTTTACCAATGCGACAGATGTAGTACTTGTATAGGAGGTCAATGCGTAGGTTGTGGAGAAGGCGAAGTATGTTGTCCAACCATTAATATAGAAACTAATACTGGGTGCTGGGTTGAATCAGAATTAATAATAGAAGCACTTATTGGGCCATGTCAAGAAGGTCTAACTTGTTGCCCAGATGGTAATTGTCCATTCCCGAATTATGTTTGCTGTGCGTGGGGAGGTTGTGCAATGACACCATGTGACTGTCTAATTTGATTTAAAATGCTATAATTAAAGTAGTAAAATTATTTTTTTAAAGAAAGGACTTAATATGAAACTGAAATCAATTGCAACTATTCAACCACCACCATATTCGGATAATACTGGTAAAGTTATTACCCCGAATCTAATTACACTAGATAGTATAGATTTAGTAATAATAGATAATACCAAAAACAAAACTGTTATTGCTCAAATCTTACCAATATCTATTACTACTGTAATTTGGAAAGGGGCAGATTACGATTTAATAGGAGATTGGACTAAATCTCAGGTAGAAAAGAAACTAGAAGAGTTGATGGGAGATAATCCATCTAAATTCTTACGCTCTCTCTATCCCAAAACCCTAGAAGAAAATCCAAACCACCCCGGCACTCAATTATCCAAAATGATTAAGAGTGTTGGTATCCAAATGACAGATAGTTGTTCTTGCAAGCGTCACGCCCTTGAAATGAATGAAAATGGTAACGATTGGTGCGAAGCAAACATGGATACTATTGTTGGATGGCTTAGAGATGAAGCAAAGACCCGTGGATTGCCATTTATGGACGCTTTAGGAAAAATACTAGTCGGTAGGGCTATTAAAAAGTCTCGTAAGTTATTAGCAAATGAGCCAGTTCCAGATAATGACGAGGAATTAGACACTATTTAGTTTTGGTGTATACTACTCTAGATAAACTACCTTAAAATGGGGACGTACTATGTCTTGGCAAACTCAGATACCACTAATAGTCAGACATTTGATAAACGACCTAGAACAGAATAAGTACAAATATTCTGACGAGAGGTTGGAAACGTCTATTTTAGTATCTGCTCAGTTAATATCAATCGAAACAGATTTTATCAATGTATATTCTATTGATATTGCTAATAACAATCTTTCGCCAGACCCAACTCACGAACCAATTGATAACGCTTTTATTAACTTAACAGCACTAAAATCGGCTTGTATTATAGTTGGTAGCGAACTCAAAACAGAAGCATCTAATGCAATTTCTATCAAAGACGGGCCTTCGGCTATAGATTTAAGGGGAGTAGCCTCTACCCTATCTATGCTTTACAAAGACTTAACTGACAAATACAACAAACTTTTACTAGATTATCGTGCTGGTAATAGTATTGCGGGACACGCTATTCTTAGCCCTTATAGTCCCGCTAGTGATTATGTCGCAAGAACTTATAGCAATTTCGATCCAAGAGGCGGCGGTTACTTTAGGTATTAATGGAGGTTTGAGATGACTGTTAGATCAAAAGATGGGTTAACTAGTACAATTGGGGCAAGAATTCCAGATAATAATGCTGGTTTAATTTCAGCATCAGATGTTAGAAATTCTATGCTAGATATTGTAGACTCAATTAATCAAGTTGTTGCAAGTGGAAATTTCAACTCAGAAACACCATTCGTAAACCCTACTAGATTCAAAAGTATGGTTTACATGGAATCTGGAGTAAACTTCCCGAATGGTGGAGGTACTCAGTATGTACCATATCCCGGCCCGAGCGGAATTTCTCACAATAATCTTTCTAATTTAGATGTTGGCGATCCTCACGCCCAATATTTACCAACAAATGGAACTAGACGCATGACCAATAATTTTGGTCTAGGTCAATACTGGATCAATTCTAGCGGTAGTGCTGACCCGTCCAGTACTGGAAGAGGATTAAGATTTGCATTTACTGCTTCTCCTAGCGACGAAGAGGCTCAAGTTGGAAGCGGTACATCTTTTAGATTTCTAAGAGATAATTCTAGACTAAATTCAGCACGGGGAGCAGCAAAGGCTTGGATTAACTTTGATGCTAGTGGATCGATGGTTGTTAGAGATGCTTATAACGTATCCGGTATTCAAAGATTGGATGCTGGAAAATTCAAGATTATTTTCAACTCTGGAGTTTTTGCTAACAACAACTATGTTGCTATTGGGTCTAGTAACTCGACTTCTAGTAGCGGCAGTAGAGAAGACTTTTCAAACAATACTGTAGGTATTGTGCTTAGAGAAGGAAATGATGCATCTGCACTAAGATCGCTTACTTTCGTAGTTAGGGACGATGGTGGTCAATACGTTAATGCTAAGATGAATGATTTAGTAGTATTTGGTACTGAACCAAATGGAGTTTCACCCACTGTTAACATTATTCCATGATTAACCTCTACGATAGAATAAAAGAGTCTACTTATACTATCGGAACCGGCGACATATCACTATATGGGGCCGTCAGGGGATTTTCTACATTTTCATCAGTATATTCTAATAGTGGAGAGTTATTTTACGCCATTACTGATGGTACTAACTATGAAATTGGTTCTGGCCTATATCTTTCTTCTCCAAACGCTATAAAGCGTTATCCATTTAAGTCTAGTAATAGCAACAATCTTGTTAACTTTACTGAGGGATTTAAAGAGGTTTATGTAACTTGTCCAGCGACCAACTTAGTATTTAATACGTCTGGCATTTCTACTACACCAAGAAATAGCGGAGTAGCATTTTGGCAGTCAGAAAATTCAGTATCTTATAGCGATAAGTTGGTATTCAATTCTAGTCTAGGTAGATTGGGCGTAAATAACACTAACCCATCATTTGCAGTAGATGTTGGTGGAAATTTAGCAAGTTCGCAGATTAGATCATCTGGTTTTGTTGTTGGTAAGTCTGGAGTCTTTTTCCCGTCTGGAAATAACGGAGTATCTTCTTATTCTGGAGGTAGACAGTTAGTTCATTTTGAAACAAACCAGTTAGTATCTCCACTAACTAATGTTTTACAGTTGAGCGGCGTAGTAAATCAACACATTTCTCTCAAACAGCAAAACGCCAACATGGTATTTGCTGGCCCTTCTGGCGGTTGTGGAAGCCCGCCCTGTAATCCAAACTTCCCATCTTTTAGATATCTTGTAGAAGATGATATCCCTGATTTATCTCATCTATATGGGGTTTTATCAAAGACTATTTGTGATGGAAGATTGTCTTTAAGTTCTACAGAATCTGTATTTAGTGGATCAGGAACAATACTTCACTACGCCCCACATAATGGTAATCAAATTACTTTATACAACGGTCAGCAATGGCAAACTCTTGCATTCTCAAGTCAAGTAGTAGTTAACTTTACTTCTTTATCCGCAAATACGATATATGACGTTTTTGCTTATATTGATAATGATGTATTAACTTTTGAAACAGTACCTTGGATTATGTTCAATTCAAATTGGGAAAGTTTAGAACTTACTCCAGAAGTTTCTAAGAGGTCTATTAATCTTGTTAAGTTTCAAGGTATATTGTCAAAAACGGGAGATAGTACTAAAAGATATATAGGTTCTTTTAAAACAACTAGTGTCGGCTTTGCAGATACGAATATTTTAAGATTAATCTATAATCAGTATAACAAAGTAAATAAAATCGTTTTTTCTAATTTAGATTATGATGGAGAAGTCAGTTTTGAGTGGACATACACTTCTACTGGAGGTGTTAGATATATACCATACATTCAGCCAGTTGAAATACTAAACGGTTATGATTCTTATGTAGATTTAAAAGCAGTTCTGAATGCTTATGTTTCGTCAATAAACACAGAATATGTATTAGGTATAGTCAGAAGTCCAGAAATTTATTATCATGCAGAATCTAGTAATTATGGCGATATAATTGAATTCATAAATAATAGTGGATTTACTACACAATATAGTTCAGTAATACTTATAGGTTCTGATGGCTATATTACGACCGATAATATTTCTGGCACATATATAGATAATATCAAAAAAACATTACAGGCTTCTATTTATTATAAGCCATTGGGATATGAAAAATTTTATGCTACTGAAATAACGCTAGCAGGCTCACCAATTATGTCGCATGACAGCACTCAAGGTACTTATGGCATTATGGGAACATATTCATGTTAGAAAAACTGTTAGAACAAATTGAAGCAGTAATACCAGTTAAAGCCATTGTATCATACAGCAATTCGGTTAGTATAGAATATTTTGATAATAATCAGCCAGACCAAGATGAATTAACAGAAATCAATAATATCTTAGCATCTTGGCCTTTGGAAAAGGTTAAACTTCAAAAAATTCAACAACTAGATAATGTCTGGAAATCAGTAATGAAATCTGGATGGACTACTCCCTCTGGATATAAACTTGGTATTGATGTTCAAGACATTGCGTTATTTAACGGAGTGTTCGTATTAGCAAAAGAGGCTAGTTCTATTGGTATTAATGATCCCATAACCATAATTGATTTAGATGGAGTTCCTCACTCATTATCCTTACAAAATTTGACAGTATTAATGTTACAATATGGTCAAGCCCGTTCCGCGATAAGTGGTCAATATACATCTATTAAACAGGCAATTACATCAGCAACGTCAATTGAAGATGTTAACTCTATAAACCTAACAATAGGAGCGTAATATGCCCGTTAATGTACCAGAAAGCGTTTTCGATAAATATTATGATGTAATAGACTCAACATTCGAAATCTTCGGAGTTATGTGCCAATTGGTGTATATTGATAAAATGGAAGAAATTGTATATACGCCAAATAATAATATTCCAGAAAAAAACTCAATCAATGTACATAGATTAAGAGACACGGACTTTGATAGAGGAAACAAAACAATTAGAGAAGTAGAAGTGCTTTCAGATATTAAATTAAAAGTTTATTGGAATCCTAAAGAATGGGTAAATGTAACTAAAGATGTAGTTATACCGGACAATTCAATCCAAACTATAGGTTTCATGAAAGATTTACCAAGAGTTCTAAAAGCAAAATCTTTAATAGTACATAAAGGTATATCTGATTACAAAGAAATGAGATTCCAACGGTCAGGAGAATTTGTTCCTGTTGGACTCAGACAAGATAGATACTTCGCTTGCCTTTGGAACAGAATATGACAATAAGTATTGGTTTATCAAATACTGTGCCAGAAATAGAGAGCATGATTCTTGAATCTATAGCAGAATCTATCAATAAGGAAATTAAGGGCGATTTAGGGAAAATTCAACTAGAATTGAGTAATAACCTAATTCCTAAATGGATTAATGCTCAACCAGAATTAACTGCTCTTAAAAATGGCGAACTTACTGGAGCGTTTGGAATAACAGACAATACGTTATCAATAGCACAATCTATTGTTGATGCTGTATCTTCGTCTGTAAAAATATCATTCAAACAATTTAATAAGAAGTTAACAAGCGGCGGCTTAGATATAGAAATACAAACAGAAAACTTTAGTAATCTCTTAAGCCTCCCACAAGGTCATACAATATATTCTGGTGGAGATTTACATTGGTTAGATTGGATGCTAACTAAAGGTGATGAAATTATTATTATTGGTTATGAATATAATCCACAAACAGGTCTTGGTAGAACAAAACTTGGTAATATGGTAACTGGTGGCGGGTTTAGAGTACCTCCACAATACTCAGGCACATTAACGAATAATTTTGTAACAAGAGCCTTATTAAGTTCTGATGCTGAATCTGATATTACTAAACTTATTAAGAAAACATTAGGTGTATAATGTCATATTTTAGTCTTAAAGGAATTAATAGTGTATTTGACACCACTTTAAATAATGAGTTACAAGATAATCTTGTTGAGTTTTTAGAATGGTCTTTGCTTGAGAAGGGTAACTATATGAATGTTACTCTTGGTGAATTATCTCCAGATGGCAAAGATTACAGTAAACTAAGAATCTCCTCAAATACATCTTATCCGAGCGGCAAGGCTTGGGAGAGTTTTAGATCAAATTGGGTTTGGCAGAGCGGGATTACTTACAGTCCTCCACCAATAGTTAGTACAAATAATACCATACCCGGTATATCTGGAGTATATGTAAACAACACTTTTTATCCATCTTCTACTTCTGGAACTTATGCTCATAAGGTTGACTACTATAATGGAAGGGTAATATTTAACAATCCTATTCCAACTGGTAGTATAGTTAAAGCAGAATATAGTTATAGATACATAAACGTATCTTATGCAAATACATTGCCTTGGTTATCGGAAGTGCAGTATTCATCCTTAAACTTGGGAAAAGACTTTGATACTCTTAATAAGGGTAAATACGATATTACTCAAGAAGCCCGAACGCAACTTCCAATGATAGCATTAGAAATAGTGCCACGAAGAACAATGAAGGGGTATCAACTTGGTGGCGGTCAAATAGTTGAAACTGATGTTCTTTTCCACTGTTTAGCAGAAGATGAATTTACCCGAAACAAATTGGTAGATATTATCTCATTTCAGAATGATAAAACTATTTTTATGTTTGATAGTAACAAAATATCACAAAGCGGAGCATTTCCTCTAAATTACCAAGGAATTCCAACTTCTGGAGCATTGAGATATCCAGATTTAGTCTCAAATTTTTGCAGGGGTAGATTAAGGCTTAAAAATGCCTCTGTTCAAAAAATGCAGTTAATAAGCAATTTTTACATTGGCATAGTCAGATTAACCCTAGAAACAATTGAAACATCAATCTAAAATCAGTGTATAAGTAATCAGTGCTTACCATCTTTTAATAGGAGAGAATTATGCCCAATAACAGAATTTTCTACGCTTGCCAAGCAGTAGCGTTAGAGCCACTTTATCCAAGCGGCGGAACCTTAGTTCCTTTAAACAGCGGCTTAGTCGTGCTTCACGGCGTTCAAAGCGTTGGACTAAATACAACATTCAATCTAGAACAAGTTTTCGAATTAGGTCAAATTAGTATCTACGAAAACATCGAAAACGTACCAGACGTTGAAATGACATTAGAAAAGGTGCTTGATGGATATCCAATCATGTATCACGTTGCTACATCTGGTGTGGCCCAAGAAGGTCTTTCGTCAACGGCTAGAGCGACTCTAGTTGCTAGATCAAAACAGCGAACAAATGCTTATCTTGGTATTTATCCAGAAGAAAGAGATACAATTGCCGGTTCTGGTGCTAGCGTAGAAGTTCAAATGACGGGAATGTATGTTAGCAGTATCGGCTACACATTACCAGTTGAAGGTAACTGTACTGAATCTGTGACCCTAGTTGGTAATCATAAGGGTTGGTCAAGCACTACTAATAAGTTCGTTACGGCAGTATCTAATCAGTTATTATTCAATGGCGGAACTGATATTCCAAAAACATTACAATATGCTGGAACTGGAAACTTAGGTGGCGTTCAAAGAAGAGAAAATGTCGATATTAAAAATTCAATTTTCCCAATGTCGATTTATGGAGTTACTCAATCAGCCACATCTGGAAATGCTTTCAACGCTTCAACTAGTGGCAATAGAATACACGTTCAAAACTTTAGTATTAATTGCGATTTAAGTAGAGAAAGTATTCAAGAACTTGGAAGAAAATCGCCTTATTATCGATTTGCTAACTTCCCAGTAGAAGTAACATCTGAAATTGAAGTTATTGCTGAATCTGGAGACTTTATCAATGCTTATGAAACTGGTGATACTTCAAAATTCGCTATTGGTACTGTAAATTATGGTAATAACACATCAGAAGAAACTATTGTAGTCAAATTACACGACGGAACCGTATTCGATCTAGGAAGAAAGAATAGATTAGCATCTGTTAATTACGGTGGGGCCGATGCTGGCGGTGGTAATGCTACAATGACATATAGTTATACTACATTTAACGATCTAACTGTTACACATCCTCAAGACCCAGCAAGTGCTACTAGTGCAAGTTACGCATTTTCATATAACGGACAGTAATAGTTAACAACTTTTAAGGATTTACAAGGACACAATACAGTATGCTCCCGCTTGTGAGAATTCTTTATGAAGCATCATGAGCGGGAGTATTTTGTTTCTATGGTTAGATCGGGGAAAGTGATAATATCACACAACGGAGTAAGGTTACAAGTTGTGCCGATTACTGTAGATCAGAACTTTGAATCCTGTCAGGTGTATAAAGATGCGTATGAAAAATCATATCTAGATGATATAATGACAGAGGATGAAGTTCACAGGTGGATGCTGGAAAATGAATTATGGACAATTTTCGATGACAAGAAAGAAGATGGCTTAAAAAAGGATATTGAAAGACTAAAAATAGAAATCTACAACGCTAGAGATAATGATAAATTAATCAAAAGTATACGAGCATATCTCAGGGCTGGCGAAACTCAGTTGACAAAGCACGTTAATAAGAAATACTTGTATTATCAAAATACTTGCGAAGGTATTGCTTCTGCTGAACGTTTGGCTTGGATCATAAAAAATACTACCTATTACGACAACAAATTGTATGAGTTTAACGAGGTTTCTCTACAGTACGTTATCGATGAATGGCAGTCAAATTTTTTAAGTGATTCAGTTTGTAGAGACTTAGCAAGAAATGATCCTTGGAAATCATTATGGGTTACTAGGGATAATTCTGGTATTTCTTTATTCTGCAACCCGCCCAGCACCGAATTAACTCACAATCAAAAGAACCTCTTAATATGGTCACAAATGTATGATAATATTCAAGAGTCGATGGAATGTCCTAGTAAAAATGTAATAGAAGATGATGATATGTTAGACGGTTGGTTTATAATACAGGGTCAGAAACGAGAGAAAGAAAGATCAGAACGAGAGTTTGAGTCTGAAACTAAAAACGAAAAAATCAAAAATGCTGGAGAAGTATTCGTTGTAACAGAAAATCAAGACAAAATAAATAAAATCAATTCAATGAATGATCCATTTATTAAGTCTATTAAGAAGCAAAGAGAAAATGTTGTAAAATCGCATGGATATGTAGAAGAACAACACTTACCGGATCAAAGAAGAAATATACAGATGGCGGCTACTAATTTAATGAGAGGAAAAATAGGAGGATAACATGGAAGACTACAGAAAAATAAGAGAATCAAAGTACAAAGCAGATTCTAAAGATAGATTATCTAAGATTCTCAAAAAGAAGATTCAGACCACAATGATTGGGGCTTTAAGCACAATTGAAGAGAATTTTGGATTCTTATGGAATAATGAATCTGGACAATCTCTTTCAAAAGACCAATTAGCACTCAAAGAGTTGTATAACAAGGTAAGGTCAGAGATTTTAGATAGAGGTAATAGTCAAGCAAGAAATATTGATGCTGAGTTGGCTCAATATGAAGTCGAATGGACAAGATATCAGATGAAGATGCCCGTAATTAACCCTAATAAATAAGTGGAGGAAGATATGTTACAGGAAAAGGAAAAAGTTGTAGAAGTTAAAAGAGATGATAATTCTGCTGTAAAGGTCGTTGTTAAACGCCCTTCTAATGCTCTTATTTCTCAAGCACAAAGAGTCGGGGCCAAGGCTTGGACTGATTGCGTGCGTGACGGAATTATGACAAAGAAAGAACTTGAAAAGTTCATGAAAGAGCAGGGTATTTGGGACGAAGGCAAGGACGAAGAACAACAGAAGATTATCCAAGAAATTGCTAATCTAGAAAGATCGCTTTACGTTAGCGGTAATGGTGGCAAGAAACTTAGGACTTCTGAGGGTAAGAAAATCGCCATTGATATGAGAGTCAAGCGTAATCAACTCAGAGACTTAATTGCTGACAAAATGAGTCTAGAGCAAAATACCGCCGAATCTATTTCAGATAATGTCAGATTTGACTATTTAGTAGCAAATTCGGCCTATTATGAAAATGGTCAGAAAGTGTATAGAGATTTAGATGAATATAAGGAAAGGTCTGATGATGTGATGGCTTTTACTGTCGCTTCTACCCTAGCGGGCATGATGTATGCGGTAGATAAGGACTTTGAGGCCAAATTACCAGAAAATAAGTTCCTTAAGATGTTCAACTTTGTTAACGAAGACTTAAGCCTCGTTAATGATAACGGGGAAACTGTAGATACCGATGGTCGCAGAATCGATAGTAATGGATATTGGCTCAACGATCAAGGACAAAGAATAGACAAAGATGGTAATGTTCTTGACGAGAATGGTAACTACGTTCCTAGTCTAACCTATGTAGATGACGAAGGTAAGGTAATCAACGCAGAAGAACCAGAAGAAAAACCAACAAAGAAAAAGAAGTCAGCAGCAACGGAAAGTTAATAGATAGAAGTTGTGCGGCATCAGTAAAGGAGAATTATGTCCCGATTCGTACTGACTGCACAATTACAGTTACAAGCACCAAGCAACGTCAGGCAAGTTGTACAACAAATACAAAGCCAGTTGCAAGGCGTTGTCGTTAATGTACAGGTTCAAAATGCAACCCAAGCACAACGACAAATCCAGCAAGTAACTCAATCTACTAATCAAGCAACTACGGCGGCAGAACGTATGGGTAGAGCATTTGCTTTATCTGTTAGACGTTTTGCCGCTTTTTCTATTGCTACTAGAGGTGTTGGTTTATTCACTAGTAGTTTAGGTGATGCTGTTCAAAGTGCTATTGATTTTGAAAGACAATTGATTAAAGTTAGTCAGGTTACTGGTAAAAGCGTTTCTCAATTAAGAGGACTTACAAAACAAATTAGTAACCTTGCTACTAATCTTGGTGTAGCATCATCTGATTTACTTAATGTATCTACTATATTAGCACAGGCCGGTTTGAGTGCAGAAGATACAGCCGCCGCTCTTAAGACTCTTGCTAAAGCAGCACTCGCTCCTAACTTCGACAGTATGAGTGAAACGGCAGAAGGTGCTATTGCTATTTTAGCACAGTTTAAAGAGGGCGTTGGAGCATTAGAAAAGCAACTTGGTTCTATTAATGCTGTTGCTGGCGCTTTTGCTGTTGAAGCCAGCGACTTAATTGACGTTGTTCGTAGAACTGGTGGTGTGTTCAAATCTTCTGGTGGTAATCTTAATGAACTTTTAGCGTTATTCACTAGCGTTAGAGCCACAACCCGAGAAAGTGCTGAAAGTATTGGTACGGGTTTAAGAACTATCTTTACTCGTATTCAGCGACCAAAAACTATTGAATATCTAAAACAGTTTGGTGTACAACTAACTGATTTGAATGGTAAGTTCGTTGGGCCTTATGAGGCTGTTAAGAGATTAAGCGAAGCATTGTCTGGATTAAGTGAAGGTGATATTACCTTTATTGGAATTGCAGAAGAGTTGGGTGGATTTAGACAGATTGGTAAGGTACTTCCACTTTTACAACAGTTTAGTACTGCACAATCAGCACTTAATGTTGCTATGAAGGCTGGAGATTCTCTTACACAAGACGCTGCTTCTGCACAAGCCGCCCTTGCTATTAGAGTTATGAAAGTTAAAGAAGAGTTTCTTGCACTAATTCGTAGCGTAACTGAAACTTCAACCTTCCAAGTAATGGCTAATACTGCTCTTACTTTAGCATCTGCACTAGTTAAGATTGGCGATGCTATTAAACCTCTTTTACCAATGCTTGGTGCTTTAGCCGCTATTAGACTTGTTAGAGGTATGGGTAACTTCTTTGGAGGAATTGGGCAGGGTATTACTTCTGGAAGAACATATAACTCTGGTGGTAAAGTACTTGGTTTTGCTAGGGGCGGATTAGTTCCCGGTTCTGGAAATAGTGATACTGTTCCAGCGATGTTAAGTCCCGGTGAGTTTGTTATACGAAAGAGTAGTGTTAGCAAACTTGGCACTAGTAATCTTGAGGCTATGAATAGTAATAAATATGCTGCTGGCGGAATAGCAAAATGGCAAGATATCAAAGGTAAGAATCCTTCACTAACTGATAATCAAGCACAAAGAATAGCAAATGGAACACTTACTTTAGACAGAGCATTATCTGGCCCCAAAAAGCAGGGTAGAGACAAATTAAAAACTGCATACTTAAAAGATAATACTGTCGGTGGACTATTCTTACAAAAAGGTGATGGTGGAACTAAAGGTATTGATAAAATACTAAAAGGTGAAGAAATTAGTGGATTCCCCGGCGTAAAAAGAGTAAAGGGGAATATAACTACTGCTCTACTTAGTGATAAACCTAAATCATCTCTTCGTGCAGAAATAGAGCCAGCAATTGTGAGAGCAGTTGAAGCGGCTTCTGTAAATACAATGAAGGCGTTGGAGATTCCTCCACTAGATATAGACGAAAAGAAAGCGTCTCAGAATGCAGTAAAACGTATAGACGTAGGTTCTATAGAGGGTCACATCTTTGAAGCATTTATATCAGCAATGTCTGGAGCAAACATATCAGACACCGGCGCACCATTCGACTTCGTTAATCTAAATCCGCAGTCTAGAAAAAAACTCAAGAATATTTTTGATGGGTCTGTTGAAGGAAGATTGTTAGACGCAAAAAGAACACAAAGTTCAGACAGCGTTGTGTCTGGTACTAATTCTATATCTAACAAAGTAATTTCTGCGATGAAAGACCCGAGATTATTGTCTCGCGACGATTTCATTATGAAACACTTTGGTGGAGTCATTCAAAAATTCTCACAAGGCGGAACTCCAGAGTTATATCATAGAGGAACAACACCATATAGTATTGACGATATGAAAGAAGCCGCCAAGCGTAATGGCATGACATTTGCTCAATTAAAAGCGATGTTAGATGAAAGAGAAAAAGGTGGATGGCAGGACTTCATTATACCTTGGAATGAAGTATCAAAGAAATTTGGTTTGTATCCATATCAACCCGGTTCGCCAGCAATGGCTGCTGCTGTTAATGCTAAAATAAATAAAGAAGACAGAATTGATGCGTGGAAGAAAAAACAAGGAATGATGACTAGTGAATATGAGGGGCAAAGTAAGGAACAAAAAATGTTCCTTTCTAGAAGACGTAAGTTTGCTACGGGTGGCGGGGTTGGTACTGACACAATTCCTGCCCTATTAACTCCCGGCGAATTCGTTATCAACAAATCTTCTGCTGAAAGTATTGGTTATGGTAATCTAAACAGAATGAATAAAGTTGGTAAATATGCAAAGGGAGGCACTGTAGGTAAGCCACAAAGACTTTTCGTTGGTGGAGTTGCCGGAAAGCATATTGAAAGAGTTGCTGGATATAGAGAATTAACAGGAGTAGATGACGCTGTTAAAACAATGGAATCTATTGTAAAAGGTCTTGGCCCAGCAATGAAAAGTGCTATTATGGATAGTTTTGCTGGGATTGAATCTGTAAAAGGTGGAGATAGAACTAAATTTAGAGGAAACAAAGTTAGTGAAGATACTCGCGGTCAAGCCCTGTTCAATAATGGTGCTACGGGGATGGCTTTACAGTTCAAGGGTAAAAAGGCGGCAGCAAATACTAATACAATTGCTCATGAAACAGGACATTTAGCAGATTATGCTTTAGGTGGCAAAAGAAAACTGACTAGTAAAACGCAGGGAACTTTCCAATTCGATTTAGTTGAGAAAGTTAAACCCCAAATAGAATCAGCACTCAAAGACGCAGGCTATAGTGCTAAACAGATCAAAACATATTTTGCTAGTAATGCAGAATTGTTTGCAGAATTTTTTGCAAAGTCTAGTCCAGCAGTTAGGGCGATAATTACTTCTACTACCGATTCTAAAGTCGGAATGGCGAAACTAGCAAAGCACTTAAATCAAGTTGGACATACTTTTGCTGGTTTACAGGCTTCTGATATTTCTGTTACTCCACTATCAAGAAAACCAACCAAAGCAAGCACTATAGGAATGTCTACTGCTGATGTTTTAGCAGCAGCAAAGGCTCAATCGCGTGGAGGTACTATGCCTTCTGGTGTAGGAAAGTCTAATCCTAATCCATCTTCTACTGGCTTTAGCCCTTTAATGGGGGTTTCTATTGCTAGTAGTATGGCAACTCAATTTTTACCAGCATTAGAGGATAGTAGTGGGTCATTAGTCAAACTATCACACGATATACTTAATTTAGTTACTACAGTTGCTTCTGTAGGTTTTGCTTTAGAATCTTTTGGACTTAAGTTAAGTGGTGGAAAAATGCTTGACTTTTTCTCAGGAAAAGGTATTGCGTTTAAATCATCATCAATGATGAAAGGCTTAATGGATGCTGGATTGAGTAAAGGTTTTGCTACAAATATTACACTTGCTACAAAAGCATTATCAACAATTGTTGGCCCAATTACAGCAGTTGTTGGCGCTCTTTGGATTGCTAAAAAAACAACTGATATGTTTGTAGAAGCGTTATTCGGAAATGCTCAAAAAAGAAAAGAGGCTGCTATACAAAAAGGTGATATATCCGAAGCAGGAAAACAAGCCAAGATACAGTCTGATAGGTCAACTTATGGAACTGGAATATTTGGCGGCGCTGCTGTAGGTACAATATTGGGAGGATTGGTTGGTGGTATTGTGGGAGCATTTGGTGGCCCAATTGGAACTGCTATAGGCATTAAAGTTGGTGCAAGCGTTGGTACTATAATTGGCGGTAGTTTATCAGCAGTATTTGGAGGAAATTTTGCAGACGAGGCCGCAACTACTGCTATGGCTTTTGCTGCAAACAGTAAAGCCTCACAAGATTTAGCAAAAGCACAAAATGATGCTGCGTTAGCATCTGAAAAGTTTAAAAATGGAGCAATTTCTGCTGATGAATATCTAAGTAAATTTTCATTGTCTGTAAATTCTATTAATGAAAGTAGAAAATACGCAAATGATGTAGTAGCACAAAGTACTAATAACAAATCAGAATATGGTAGTGGAAAAATATTAAGAAATCTAGGTGCATACTTAGGTGGCGGTTTGTTTGGGATGGAAACTGCCGACACAAGAAATAAGAGACTTTCACAGGAAGGCGTAGACGTTGTAAAATCTCAAAGAGAAAATGAGTCAAAATTATTTGATTCTAGTACTGAGGCTAGAAACGCTGTAATTAGAAACACAATTGCTAGAGGCGGTTCTATAAGTGACGCTCAAAGAAAGATTAAAGAGCAAACTGGATTTGATTCAGAAGATATGAGAAGAAGGGCTTCTAGTTTAGGACTAAAAGCAGAAAAAGCAAGACAATCTGGAGATGTTAAACTTGCAAGCGAGTTAGATGCTCAATCTAAGGGGATATTTGCTCAAGCAAATCAGTTAGAAGATTCATTCATTAATCTTGAAAAAGAAGTAAAACGACAAATTGATCTATATAATGCACTAAATTTAGGTCTTAGATCAGCGTCTGCAACATCTTCTGCTCTATCTACTGTAATGGGTAGATTTTCTAGTAGCCTAGACGTTGGGGGTTCACAATTTGTAAATGAGGTTCAGTTTTTACAGGAATCTTTAAGTAGTGCCGCTCAAGCAATAGATCAAAATGACATCAAAAATGCCATGAAAACAGTCTCTACAGACTTAAAGAATCTTGGCGTTGGTGATCAGTATATTTCTAAGTTTGAAAACAATATTTTAGCATTTACTACGGCTCAACAGAACTACAATAAAGCATTTGATAACATCAAAAAGTCTATGGCTGAGAAAGACTTTAAGGGTATGTCTGCTGACTCCTTAAAGACTGAATTTGCTAATGAATTAACAAAAGATATACCGGCAGAAGGTGCAAAGGCTTTAAAAGCCACAATAATGAGCCTTGACTTGTCGGATGAAGATGTTAATAAAGTCATTGCTGGAGACTTAAGCGTATTTGGCGACAAATTAACAGAAGCACAAAAGAAAATGCTTGATGATGTGCAAAAGATTGCACAAGATAGAGCAAAGGCCGAACAGGTTTTAATCGACTTTACAAAGAAACGTATTGAATCAGAACGGAATTTCGTTGCAGCACAACAGGAAGCAATTTCCTTATTCATGGAAGGCAGAGATTTACAAGCAAAATATGGAGGAACTGCTGTATCTAATAAGGAAAAGAGAGATGCAATTTTAGCAAAATCTAATATTGAATCTGGAAGATTGGGTCTTACAAATCTAAATGCTGGCGATGCTGGAGACTTAAGAAGACGTAATGCAGAACTAAGACAGAATTTCGCTGCTATTGAAGGTAGACGAGCGTTGTCTGGCGGTATGAGTGGAATAAGTGGAGTAGGTGCTGATGAATTACAAAAGGATTTAGACAAAGCATATAAAACACAGATAGAAACCATTCGTAATCTCATTAGATTAGAAGAAGAACAACTTAAGATTACAGAGGAAAAGAACAAACTTGAAAAAGACTCTTTAGAATCCTTAGTTAAGGGAGATATTGAGGAATTTTTCAAGAAACAGGCTTCTGTTGGTGCTACTGCCGCTATTGCTAGTGGCGATAAGAGATTAATGAGATTTTATGGAGCAGACGCTCTTGGTGCAGCATCTTTAGATATTAAGAGGCAGCAAGAGGCTGGAGTACAAGATTTATATGGTAGAAAACTGGCTGGAGTTGGTGGATTAGCAGAGTCTTCCGCTAATGCTGCACTATCTGCTAGAGGCGTTACAGATATGAGAGCAGCACAAATGATGGCTGGCACTACGGCTGGAGAAGAGGCTAGTAAGGCTAGACTTAGAGAATTAGGTGGATTACTAGGCGAAACTGGTCAACTTGGAGCAGATATGGCAGAAATGCAAGTTAATACTGCTACAATAAATGTAAATAGTGCTAATATCAAGTTTAACGAGACTATGGAAAGAGGCAATCGTGCTGCCCAAGAAGCACTTGATATAGAAAATAAGACCGCATTTAAGTCTAGGGGCGGAATGATCTATGCAAGTAGGGGTATATTTGTCCCTCGCGGAACTGATACTGTACCGGCCATGTTAACTCCCGGCGAGTTTGTAATCAATAGAGCCGCAGTACAAAGAGGTAATAATTTACAACTATTACAAGCCATGAATAATGGTGCAGGAAGTGTATCTAATGGTAGCGGTGCAGCACTAATGGCCCGAGGCGGTGTTGTTAGATATAGAAGTGGCGGAAGTTCTGATCCAGAACAACCGGGCAATATGTCTAAGTTTACAACAGCATTAGAGAATTTCAATAGAGATTTAGCCAAAAATGTTGAATCGCTTAAGGGTATAACTATTAGTATCAAACTAGATTCTACAAATGTTAATGTGAACCTAAATGATGGTGGTCTATTGAAGGCTTTAACATCCCAAGTGAAATCTGAACTATTCGGTGCTATTGAGAAAGAGTTTAGAGTTTCAGAAGGTGGAAATCTCAGAAGAAATACCGGTATAGTATGACCTGTTTAGTTTGTAATATAGACAATAGAACTAGATTTTCAACAGGTAGTAAACTGTCGGCCACAGTTTCTGTTGATAATGGTTTAAGAGCAAGATTGTCTGCAATAAGTAAAGTAACTCCTAAGAACGGTGTTACTAGAGGATGCAAAGCCAATATCAGTTGCGTATCAAGCCTTGATTCTACTCCAAATGTTACTTTTGGGCCTAAAGAAGAATTATCCCACTTTGTAAATCTAGGCATTAAAGCATCTCCAGTTTGTAGTATTCTTGGTAATGCTAGAAATAAGTCAGAATCTTCTCTTACAAATAAAGTGCCTGTTGATAAGTTTGTTGGTAAACCAAACTTCTACGCATCTTCAAAACTATATCCAATTGGTGATATTTCCTTTAAGAACAAACTTTATAACACCAACATTGATGTACTTAATGGTCAATCAAATTCTATAAATTTGTATAGTAATATCGATGAAGGCGTTTTCGTTGGAGATTACACAGAAAATAGTAAGGTTGGTACATTATTATCTGATGATAGTCAATCTCTTATATTCCCAAGCGAAGTATTTCAGTCTGGCGACTTACAATATAAATTTAGAGTAACATATCCATTTGCTAATCCGGCTAATAGTTATCTTGCATTAAGAGCGTCGGCCTCTCTAGATGACTACTCAGCCAGAAAGCCCCAAGGCTATAAAATCTATGATGTTCAGTTACAAGACCCTAGTGGAAACCTAATTGTACAATATGAAGATATTGATGTAAGGGGCGATAACAATTTTACAACATATCTATCTCAATCCAAAATTAACAAGGCTAATCAGCCAACTTGGAATTCAGATTTTCCATACATGGATTCTGGAAATCCTCTTAATTTACAATCACAACCATATTCGCTTACGTTAAACATTGGATATATTTGCGACCAATTTCCATTCGATCCTAAGTTCGATTTAGGATACGAACGTTCTTGTATTATTTCTAGCGGAACCCCTCACCCATTTAGATCATTATCTATTTCCGCAATTGAGATTGGAAACAGCGGCGGGGTTGGAGTAATCAAAAACAATTATCTCAACTTTTTCTCTCAAGTAACTAATCAACCAAACTTACTATCAAGAAACCTATTACCAACTAGGTTGTTAGTTTCTAGTTTTGATAATGGTATTTATCCGCAATCAACTAGTTTATGGACAGATTCTGTTGTTACTAATGCTAACGACAGTAACTCTTATTCATTACTTAACAAGATTAGAACTAATAGTAATAACGAATTCATCACTCTTGACTATACTAATATTCAAAATAGTGGTAGATTAATCCTTAAGTTTGATACTAAGCCAGAACCTCCGTCTTACGACAAGTATGTTGGTGGTTCATTCTCTTTTGGTAATGATGGGTTTGAAAACGCCGACTTTGTAAATTATCTAGCAGATGATAACTTTTTCAATATCGAAAAGATTGAACTCAAAATAACAGCAAAGAAATCTGTTGGATCGGTTGATTATCCTATTGATGTGGTTGGATATAGTGATGACAAAATACTTTGCGTTACAAGTCCAGTGGGCGGATTTTTGCAGAATAGCGGCACTTATGAATATGATCGTAATAATGTAGTAAACGCTTCTGGATTTAATAGCACCGCATTCTCAATTTCTAATACTGCTATTTCTGATCAGTCTCAGTATTTTAACGGCGATGCTTCTTATTATGGCGATCATTATGTTCTTAGTAGTGCAATTGTTAACTCTACTTCATTCACAGAGTATACAGTTCCACTACAAATAACAGAGAACCCATTTTCTGTTGGATATAACAACTATTCATCTAGTTCATTTTTTGAGAACTTGTTTTTAGATATTGCCCCCATTCCAAGCGGAGCATCTATATCAAATGTAAAACTTGTTGTATATTACAAACCATCAAATGGTTTGATGATGTACGGATTTGGAAGTCCAAATAATAAAGTATCTGGTAGAAAAACACTAACTTTAGTACCGGGATCAAATGTTGGTGGAAATAGGATAAACACTATAGTTTATCCCGATACAAAATTTATTGGATTTTCAAACCCGCTTGATATTAAAACTAATTATGCAAGAAGGTGGCGCGGCGTTGATGGAAATGTTGTGATTAGTGGCGATTTTAATCCATCTATTTATGATCTTTCATTCAATCACAAGTCTGCAAATACCCCATTCCTTACCTCGTATATTGATTTTTCTAACGCTAGCGGAACTGGTATTTACGATCATAGAAATACATATGTAGGTAAATCAGTCATTAATCTCAATAAACTCTCTACTTTAGGGTGGAGATTTTCATCTAGTCAGTTGTTTGATAATAGTCCTACTACCGCATATACTTCTATCTCATGGTCTAATCAAAGAAGAATATATGACTCATTTGATAATGTAGTTAGAACTTCTTCTGGCTCTCAGATAGAACTGTTCTCTTTAAATAACACTTCTCTTGCTAGTGGATTTGCACTTTATTTTAGGTATTGTCCAGATAAGGTTTCTACTAATGATTTTAACAATCATACTATTTTATCTTACGAAAATGGTAGTGATTGGAGTATGGCGTTAGTATCAGAAAATGGAAATTTGAAGTTTAATGTAAAAAAGTCTGATAATTCTATTGTAACTATTATTGATACTCAAGCATTAAACTTATACGCTTTACCAGTACCAATCTTAATAACTTACAATAATGACAATACAAAAACATTTAAGTTATATACTGAAAATGATTTACTCTCAGGATTCACAAATCTCCGTGCATCTTCTGCTAGCGGCATAATTCCAAAAAGTCTATCAAACTCATCCTTACGCATTGGGTACTCCGGTGCATATGGTGGCACGATTATTCCAATGTTCGTTACCGAAATTGGATGCTCTAATGGTTATTGCAATATAACTCAAAGTTCGACTAATCCTAGTTTGAAACAGACAACTGCTGCTGAATTCTTCAATTCATTTAGAATGCAGTATGCATCCACAAATGGAAACAACGTAAGATCAAATTTACATTCTTATATAGATGATGATATTTCTTTGTGGAAACTTGGCGACTTCAAAGTTTGTGATTTTTCACCAGATTTTAGTTTCTTCACTAAGAGTGATGGCAAAGACTATTTAGGTTTTAATCTAAAGCATCATGGTTCTGGATACTCGCAAGTAGCAACTTTACCGCTACCAAGTAGTGTTAATCTATCTGGCGTGGCTTATCACTCTCAATTAGAAAGTGATTTTTTAAGATTCAATTTATCCAATATTCCTTCTGTTGATTCTGGAAGATTTTATGCCGCTGCTCCAAGAATCTGTAAGACATTACCAAAGGGTTATCAGTTTAATGACGAAGCCATTTGTGTTGATACCATAGTTGAACACGAAACATATAATGATTTATTGTGGTCAGATGGTAAGGTTGGCCCAAAACTAATAGTTAGCCTGTACTCACCAACCTTAAATGATCCTAATCGTCCAAGTAAAGATTTTGGACTTATTAGTAGATCAACCCATTATCTTGAACCTTCTGGTTGTATTAGAAAATTAACTAGTAAGTTCACATTTAATGATTTATTAGATACATCTGAACCTTGGGCGTCTTTTGATAAGGAAATATACTCACAAGAATTCAAAGAGAGATTTTTCACAAAAGATATTGATAGTATGTTCTTACAGTATGATTTAGTTTATCCATCTGGAAAACCATTTACTTCTAATGTTAAGATTCATAGTGCTAATGTAAGACTAGATGATGCTATTATCCATCTAGAAGAGAATAATAATTCTCTAAATATGTTCAACAGCGGCGATGCTTATCAATTAAAACAACTAAACCTATTTTCCCTATTTAATAGTGGAACTGTTAGTAATTCTGGTTTCCACTTATACGTTAACGGTAGCGTTCCATCAACTTCGTCATTAAATGTATTCATCAATAGTAGTGGATATTTTGTAAACCCACAAACTGTTAATCTATATACAGCATCAATAGGTAAAACTTATGAATCATTAGGAATATATGCCAGTGGAGCATTAAGAGTAGAGGCAAGTCTACCACTAATTGCAAGCGGGTTTATACATACCAATAACAATAATCTCAATATTTATACTTTAGGCCCGAATGCAAACGAAGGCTCAATATCAGAGTTCGTTGGTCTTAGAGTTCTGGCTTCCAATTCATTAGTTGATTATTATCCAGAATCTAGTATGTCTCTGTCTATTGCTGGAGAGGAACTTGCTAGTACAAATGCATTTTCTATACTATATGTGGGCGGTATAGGAACAATTGGGTATAGTAATAATGACATTTCGTTATTTACCCTTAATTACCCCATTTCTTCTAAGTTAGCCGACAATAGTGCGTCGATAAATTGGACAAATCTAAATACCGGCTCAAATATAATGGCTAGTGATAATTCTTACGCTTATGTAGACTCTGACGATAATATTCGTGGGGTAGATTTAGTATGTCAAGGTAATTGTTCATCTATAGGAGCGTGTGTAGAGATTCCTGTAGAAATTCATGGTATTAAGTGGTATGATCCCCCAATCTGTGTAGACGGTGGAATATTCAGAGCAAAGAATACATATACTAATCTTTCTTATCCAAGCGGGTCATTTAGGCATACATTTGAATCTAAACAAGATAGTTTAATTACTGAAACCGGCGACTTTATTATTGCAAATAACAATGATATTATTACTATAAATATTCCATCATCATCTGTATATGATCCCATGCCATATAGTGGTCATTTCTATGGTATTAAGAAGTATACTGGTTTAGCCCCTAATCTACCATATTTTGTTACTATAACTGGCAGAACCGGATCAGAAAAACCTATAGATATTCCTACTGAAATAGTCGAAATTGAATATAACAAGTATGAAAGTGACGATCCAAATGTTGATTATAATGGATTAAAAGTTCTACCCCCCAATTACAATCAAAATGATTATTTTGGTAAATCTGTTGCTTCTAAAGAAAATGTATTAGCAGTAGGCTCACCATTTAGATCGCTTCCATATGAAAACGGATCATTACAAAATGCCGGTGCTGTTTTCTTATACAAGAGAAATGATAGACCAGAAGGGTATGAGTGGCCCCTAAATAATTACAAATCAGATTGGTCGCTTGATCAAGTTATTACTTTACCATCGGGCTTAATCAAAGACTATTCTATTTCATCACAAATAGAAGTCCCCGGATTACCATTCTTAGCCACACAAACAAAGTGGTTTGTTGGTCAAGAAGGTAGACAATTTGGACATTCTATTGACTTATCGATCAATAAAGAAAATTCTAAACAAATACTAGTCGTTGGAGGCCCAAGTGCAAAATGGACTCCTAGAGAGTTTGATAATAGCACTCCTTCTGGAGTTGGTATTGGTTTAATGATCTTTACTGACGAGTTTGAGCCAGTTATACCGGCCCCAACTTTTGGTAATCCATTCAGAGTCATTACATACCAAAATGTATTAGACGCTATCAACGGTAAAGACTTAGTATTTAACTATTTCTCTAATCCTAGAGTAAAATTTGACACTAAACTAATAATTTGTCAACCAATTGCTGATAGTACAGATATAGTCTCTCCACCGTTTCCAGATAAGCCAGACTTCATAACTCTAAAGTCAATCAGTAGAAACTATGGATATGGCAACGATCCAAATAAAACTTCAAAGATTGTAAATGATATGAAATCAGCATTCTTTGAAGCATTTCCTAATAGTATTCCTCCAATCTTAGGACTATATGTAGACAATAGTAATTCTTTAGGAAGAGAAGCACTAGAGCCAGCAATTGATCAATTTATTGACTTCTACAAGAGTTATAGTTTTTCTGGAGGATTGGTGGACTCATTTGGAGTTAGATCGTCTGGTCAAGTTATAGAATACACTCCAGATTCATATGATGCAGAAAACTGGATTGAAATGTCTAAGACTATTCTATCAGAGGTTTTAGATACTGGTAATCTTGTCAATAATGATCAAATGAGATTCATTAGTAATACTGTCGGAACATTCAATAGTAACTTGGGCGATTTTAATCTACCTCCAGAGAGTGGTGGAAAAGTATATGTATTTGAAAAAGAAAGCGGTCATTGGAACCTAATACAAGAGATAAATTCACCTAATGTTACATATTCTACTCCAGATCGTTTCGGACACTCGGTAAGTATTAGTGATAATGGCGAAGTAATTGCTATTGGTTCTCCATATATTAATCAAGCCGTTACTATTCTTGAAAGAAAAGATGTTAAGAAATCTTACTATCAACAACTTCAATCGTGGGTTGATAATAATAGACCTGACAAATATGGATCATATGAATCGTCTGACGAACTATACTTAGCCTTAGATGCTACAGATAAGTTCTTATCTCGTAAAGAGTTAAACATTGAAGAATATCAAACTGTTCACACTTTTGATTATTCTAATATGCAGCCACAAGGTAATTGGTCATTTATTCCAAATGCCGTCGCCCCAACGTCTAGATTAGGATATAGTGTTGACGTTAATGAGGATGGAAGCGTAGTGGTTGCAAGTGCGCCAACAGATAGTCTTAATCCATACAATGACGCAGACGTTTACTACAATTTCAATAATACATATACTGGTAAATTATATAGAACAGGATATAACAACCCAAATTCGTCAGGAGTTCCTACCGGTACTGTAAATAGTACTTGGTCATCTAGCGTAAATGCTGGATCAATTCACGTTTTTGAATCAAGAAAGTATTACCCGCACAATACAGTAATTGAATATGGAAGGTTTGGAAACCTCCATGAAATGATTAGCGATAATACTCCAGATTCTGGACACTTTGGATATTTATCACAAATCTTTGAAGATAAAAACTTCACTAAGACCGAATTCTCTGATTCTGAAATTCCAACAGAAGCAGGGTTGGCTTTCATTATCACTCCCGCCGTTGATGCAATTACAAATAGCGATGAAGTATTCGACAATATTTCTAATTGGTTAGCGTTGGGCGATAGAAACCTTGTATTAGTAGCAAATGATCCAATTTGGGAAGCGGGTGGTAAGTATCAAAAATCAAATGAAATACTTAACACACTATTGTCTAAATTGAATTCTCGCATGAGAATTGTGCCAGCAAGAACTTCTTATGAGTCTTTATCAACTGGATACAATGATTTCAACAACATTCTACCGTCTTTCATCCCACAAGGATCAACACCTACATATGTACAAAGATTGCAGTTAAGAGGAAGCGGTGTTGCTGATGTTAAGATGTATTTTGGATATACTGATCAAATGTCTTGTGCAGAAGTCACTGATTGTTCGCCCGATCCAGTTAAAGTACAAATTCAAACCAAGTGCGAGATGCCTTTACGAAATTATGGCGATTTACGCGCTAAGTGGAACGAATCTTGTTGCACAAATGGAGGCATTTTAATATATGAACGTAATTGGCCCCTAGTATTTGGATCATACGCTCCAGAATGTGGCGATACTTCATTCTCACCTAACCCATTAAAGAATTTCGAACCAGTTCCACTATTAGCAGCGGCTGAAAAGGTTCAAAATACAGTAGTCTATCCTGCGGTTCCTGCACAATTCAAAGCATTCCCCAAATATGATACTATAGATTTGGGTCAGACATACTATGAATTTGGTAGCCCAATTGATGATGACGCTTCTTTTGTTTACAATTCTGGCAATCAAGCATCACTAAATATTACTAATACATTAAGTTCCGAACTATTCTATAGACTATCTGAGGGTATTTTACAAGCCAGAGCAATTCCAAAGATTGATATAACTCCATATATCGACAAACAACTTGTATCAGACACTACTAATTACATAGTAGAACAGAAATATAATGATTCATCTTCTGTAATTGTAATTGCTGGAAATGCAACAGAATCAGAAGATGTTCTTTACTCTGGTGCTGGCGATCAAAATGTCAAATTATACGTTAACCTTGTATCAAAAACAAGTAGTCAGAAGGGTTATTCTGATATTGCTAAACTTTACGGCGAGTTCAAATCGTCAAATCCAAAGTCTATACTAAAGACAGTATTTACTCAGAACGGCAACTATGTCACCGAAAATCTAAATCCAAATCAGTTAAATAGTACCTATAACGTCGCTTGGATTGCTGGTATAAGTAGTCAGCCATCCAATGAAGACGTAGAATTCATAACAAATTGGCTATCTCTTGGTAATAAGAAATTAGTGATAACTTGCGACAACGTTAGTGATGACGCTTCTGTTAGACTAGCAAGTTCTCTCCACGCTCAAGAATTATGTGAGAGACTAAATCTAAACATTAAAGTTGTTAAACTCCCCATTCTTGATACATACATAGAGAAGTCTGTTGGAACAGTTTCTATAAATCAAGATCATCAAGCGGGTGGTTCGTTATTCCTAAAACCAAACCGCATTCTTTCGTTCCAAAATTTATCTCAATTCTATCCATTATCTGCTGGCGATTCTGTTATCTCAGTAGCATATAATTCTGAGAAAATATATGATGATGTTGTTAGAGAAAATGTAAACAGATATTGGGATACCAACGCCGGTATTGCTAGGATAACTATCCCAACAATTCAAGGTTCTGGATACAAGTTATTTTTTACCGCCCTCTCTGATAATTTATCGCAAATAATTCCTCTAGATGTATTTGTAGATAATGCTACTGTTGCACCTTCGTTATCTCCAGATATAGGCTCATTGTCTATTTTTGAGTTGGATAAAGACGGAGTTCAATTTATTTCTAAAGAGTTAAGTACCAGCGTTCCAAACATTAGATTGCAGGGTTCAGAAACTAAGTCTGTTAATATACAGGCTAATTCTGACTCAGTAAATGTATATATTTCTTCTGCTATACCAAGAGCGGCAGAACAATCTGCATTTATTCCTACTACTATGAAATTAGTTGGTGTTTCTGGAGTTAACATTCCAATTCATGAGAAAATTGCTCTATCTTCTATACAAGTTCAAAATGGGCAGTTTGATTATGTGAAAATCAGCGATGAACAACCAGAATATTCCGAGACAATAGAGGTTGTTAGATCAATCAGCACTGATAACTCAAAGTATTGTGCTAACGGATGTGAATTCTTAGGTAATCAATTAATAGAAGACGGCCCAGTTATTGCTGCACAAGAAATAGAGATAATGTCTCCATTTAATGCGGGTGTAGCAAGATCAAGAATCACTGTCATTACTGACTCTAGCATATTGCAGGGTAGATTTGTCGCTGACGAGGACGGTAGTATTCCACAAGAAACCTACGCTTTCATAAGAAGTCTTTATCCCAATACAGAATTCCCATCTACTATAATGGGCCGACAATTTAATGTATATAACAAGATAGTTTCTCCAGAGAGAGGAAGTCCATCTAAATACTTCCAAAAAGCACAACTATCTGGAATAAACAATAGATTTGGAGGAAGTGGAACTTTAACCGCCCCGCTTAATCAATATGAAGCAAACTATTTACCGCAATATATAAGTAGACCAGACGTTCCTTGGAAAGATGAAACCGATGAAGATAGAATCAATGAGATTAAGAACCATTTCATTAGCGGTTTCCTAAGTAGCCAGATTAATCATGCATCTACTGCTAAATTTAGTGGCATTATAGATGGAACAATGTATACTGACGCCTCAGTTGCTGGAGGACTACCACAACTAGTTAAAGATAAAGGATATGATTATCTAGAATTACCATCTGGATACTTGGGCGATTTATTCGGATATGCAGTATGCGTAAGAGGAAATAAGATCGTTGTTGGTTCTCCATTCTCAGGATTTGATACCGAAACAATTACTCCTTGGAATAGTGGCATCAATCTTTTCTTAGGTAACGATGGCGGTGCTGGTGCTGCTTATATGTTCGAAAAATCTGGAGAATTATCTTGGTCTTGTGTCCGCAAATTCAGACCAGATTCTCTAATGGGTCAAGTTAGTGGAGTTAATTCTGATCAATTCGGACGATCAATAGATATGCAATATGACACATTAGTAATTGGATCGCCAAATCATGATTATGCTAACTTCTATAATATTGAGTATAGCGATGGGGCTTTTGCTAAAAAGAATTTCAATCCACAGTTTGATACTCCACATAGAACAATATCTGATGGTGGACTCTTAAACACAAGAGATGAAGTAGAAGACTTATTCTATAATAATTTTGGGGCAATTTACCTATATGAAAATAAGATAGTTGATTGGGAGAATAAGAAGCAATCATGGAAACTTATAGAGAAATCAGTCGCCAATCCTCCAGCAAGCGGGGTTAAATATGGTCAAAATGTATGCTTAAGTAGACCTAGAAGATCAGATGCTGATTACTCAATATTTGGAGGATCAACACAGTCTGGTTGTGTTTATATTCAAGATATTATGCTTAGAAAGCAATCTCCTTCTCTAAGAAACAATAACGCTTGGATAGACGCTAAAGTATTTGGAGATGGAGATGGTGTTGTAAATCTAAGATTCAGTAATAGTGGTAATTACTATTATGGAAGCGGTAATATTCTACCAAATTCCAAGGGTGAGATATTCCTAGAGGTTTCTGGACAAGACCCGTCTACGAAGGGTTTTATCGCTCACCACCCCTATATTGAGTCCGTATTAGGCTATTATCAATATGGTAAATTATTAGATGGTGGAATGAACCTTTATACTAGCGGAATGCCACTATCGCCAACTGCCCAATTACCCCTCATTTTAGATGCTGAAAAATCTTCATATGTGTATAGTAGTGTAGGAATGTTCAACGACGGTGTTATTGGCGTAGCGTCCAATTCTGGCTTAAATCTGTTTAATTACACAGAAAGCGGAGTTGTAGTAGGCTCATCTGGCCTAACATTAGTCACTAGCGGGACATGGAATTCATCGGAATCTCTGAATTTAAGAATTAGAGGGAAATAATGCTAGTAATTCATCGTAAGAATTCGTCTGGTGTACAACCGTGTGTTATACGTCCAGTGCCGCTAATTTCTATCAACCATAATGTACTTAGAAATAAGGCTGGTGTACTTGGGAGTTTTTATGACATTACGTTAACAGGCACTATTATTTCTGACGAAGGTTCGCCCTATTACATTATTGGAGATGAATCTAAGGGTAAAAGTAATAGCGATGTTAGCACTTCTTATTCTCATGTTTATACTAGACCATCGCACGAAACGGTTCCTGTCGGTCACGCAATGACCTCAATTATTGCTAAACAAAATCTTTTGAGAGAACTCTTTGTATTAGATGGTCAGAAGTTTGAGTTGCTTCCTGCTAAATTAGATACTGGTATTAATGAGACATACGATATTGTAGGTCTTGAAGATGAACCAGTTTTAATATTCTATCCTACAGTTCAAAACGTAAACTTTGAAGAAGGTATCTATGTAAATACTTGCAAATATACAATTACGTTAAGAGCGGAAGTACTTTTAGATAAGTCTGAAAAGATTATCGCTGACGGCTTGATTAATTCCACATTCACTCCTAGTGGTAATAATAATGTTGTAACTACTAATAGTGATCGTATGAGTTTAACTGGATTACTAGCACAAAGCGGATTTGTTGAAGACTATAACGAAAGTTGGTCTATTGAAGTTGACGAGGGTAAAGGTACAACTAATACTTCTCAGTCCCTTACATCTAACTCATTGTCTTTACCATCTGGACATATAACATCTCTAAGAACATATAGGTTGACTAGAAATGTTACTGCTACTGGTAGAACTATGTATTATGAAGAGGGCGGAAATACTAAACGTAAAGAGGCTTGGGAACAAGCACAGAAATATGTTTATGCCTCTGTCTTAAAAGACAATGACAATATTTCAACTAATAACTCTACTGGTTATGAGCAATTTCCAGAATATTCTATTGGGCAGTATTTTGGTAGTGGGTTTTTAAACATCGCTAAAGATTCATGGGGCGGTTACAATCATTTAAGAACAGAATCTATCGATGTAACAAATGGCACATTCACACTAAATGATACATGGTTATTATCTAGTGGAAATGCTTATGAAGATTATCGTTTTTCAACATCTAAAGGTTCTGATAATGGACTACATAGAGTTAGTATAGAAGGTACAATCAAAGGATTATCAAGCGCCCATGCTGGATCAACTCAATATGGTGGGTCAAATACTGCACCTCCATCATTTGGAAATCCTCCACTAAACACTCAATATCAAAATGCTCTTTATAAGTGGCATCAAGTTAGTAATACTGGACAGTATGGGCCTAATTGTTACCTCTATAGACGAGCCAATAATATAGTACATCAGCAACTAAACCATATTCCACTATCAATTAGTTTGGGAACTAATGAGTTCACTGGTGAAATTACATATAGTATTGACTATGATTCTCGTCCAACAAATATTGTGAGCGGAGCGTTGTCTGAAAATATAACTTGTAATGATACTTATCCCGGCGACATTTTTGCTATTATACCAGTTATTGGTCGTGAAACTGGCCCAGTATTACAATACATTGGCGGTAGAACAGAATACAAACGGGACTTAACAATAGAATTAGTGATGGACAGATATTACTCGTCTGGTAATGCTGGTACTCTGACAAATAGGCTAAGACAAATTGGTATTTTATCAAAGCCTAGTCTAAACGAACCATTTAAGAGTCAGATAGGTTCTATTATTCATGCTTATAGTCCTATTCAAGAGCAGGGAATTAGAAAATATTATGTTGCTCCACCAGTGGAAAGTTGGGATTATAGAACAGGAAGATATTCATTACAACTTAACTGGACGTATGAGTTAAATCGATGACTTCTAATACTTCATCAGAACGAAAAAATCTTTCTGAATTTGTATCAAATATTAGTACTGAATTAACTAGTGGTATTATAGGACTTACTAATGGATTATCCTATAATCCAAGTGAATTGAATACAAATGTTATAGCACCTACAAGATTGACTTTTAATGCACTTGGAGTTTCTAATGGTTTACAATCAGCATTAGATGGAATTACTGATTTTACAGCCTATAATCCTTATATACATCATCAAAATAATGTAACCGTCAATGTAATGCAGAACTTGGTTGTAGCATCTAATAGATTTGAAATTTATAGCAGGCAATATAGAGGATAATATGCCAGACAATGTACCATCAACAAATAGTTTGACTAATAACATTTACGGAAATAGTTCTTCTGCATCTGTACAAAGTGGTATAGATGGTAATAGTGTTATGCCCGCTAGTGGATATTACGGTAATAATTGGCCCTCTCGTAGTGGTGCTGTAATTCCACAAGGAGTTTCTGCCGGTGGATGGACTGTTGATCCAACTACTCCAAACACTTTTGATAGAGGATATAAACAGCAAACTTTTCTTGGAGCATCTATTCGTAATTTTAGTATGAATGGTGGGTTTGGAGATAGTAGTTCTACTTTATCAATGGAATTAATAGCAGACGAATATAACAAGTCTGATGGAAATGGCATAGGTTACGGTGACGATCCATATCATAATGGAGTAAATGATAACTTTGTTCCTCCAATTGCTGGTTCTCCTGTATTTTTTAAGTTCGGCCCCAATCTAGCAACTGTTGAAGAAGCATATAGAAACACATTTGACAAGACTTATCGTTACAACACTATAGGTAACAGAACGATAGTTTCTGCTGCACCGTTTGATAAAGAAAACTTTACTTCGTTAGCAAATAATCAGTATGTTAATTTAGAATCAAATACTGTAGTAGATTTTAGTGCATACTTGAATAACCCATCAAGGGGTGCTGACCATATAACATTTGGTGGCATTCTTCAATCGTATGTTCAAAATCGTGGCCCCGGCGGTAATCCTCTATATTCAGTACAAGTTACTGATCCTAGAGAAATTCTTTCTAACGTAGTTTTAGTTCTTAATAACTACGCAGGCACAGTATTCAATACTCAAAATGTGTTTAATATCTATGGATTTTTAGAACACAATATGACTGCCGCCACTTCTGGAGCATTACAATCACAATTCCGAGACTACAATGTTCTTACTAAGTATGTCAATCCAACTAACGGATTTATTTCTTATAGTGGTTCTAAGGACGCTTTAGCACCATTAGATTGTTGGTTCAAGCAAGGAATGCCTCTATTTGGATCATCTGGTAATTATCAATCTTTTCCACTTACAGGAACCGGATTTTCTAGAAGAGGGCCGCAGGGTATTCCTTACTATAGAGTAGCACAAGCAGTAAATGCTTTAATGTCTATTGACTACACTCTTCCAACTGAATACAAAAATCGCGGCTTTGGTAAAGTGATTAATTTCCGAGGTTATAACTATGTTGTAGATTTCGGCGGATTACCAACATTACCATCAATGTACTATCTAGATTTTGATCAAGTTAATTTGCTTGATTTAGCATTAGAGATTTGTGAAGTTACTAGCAGAGATTTGTTTGTATCATTACTTCCCGTTATAAATCATCCAGCCTGTCAGTTTCTATACAATAATCAAGGTTCAAATCAAGACACTTTAATTGCTGGAATTATTAGATTAGACAGCATTGATAGATCACACGCCCCCGTATATGGTGCAATTAAAAGATATATTGATAGTTTATCTGCATCTGGAATAACTGTAGAAAATCAAGACGTTGGATATGAACTATCTAATGTAACTACTGATAAGTTCGTTGTTGGGGCGCAAGAAGTAGATATGTATTGTTTTTCATCTAATGGCGATAGAGATACATCAGATGTAAGAACTAAACGTTCTGGAAAAGATGCCGAAAGTGAGAATTGGAAACAATGGACTTTAGACAAACAATTAGAACAGCAAATTTTACCATACTATGGAACACTTGGACAAAACGCCGTAACTATTCCTAAAGGGTGGGGAGCATATCAACAAATTTTACTTGATAGCACCGGATTGAATGCTAAAGGTGTTGGTGCTTATTACGTTGCTACAGAAATGGAATTAAGATGTGCATCAGTTTCTTATGAATGTTGGAAAAATTTCTTACAACAATATAATGACATTTATTTAGAATCAATTGAAGATAATGATTCTGTGGAAGGTTCTGCACTAGATCAAACACCGCAACTACCCGGTATTAACTTACCAGTTGCTCCTAATATCTCTAATAACTATGCAGTTACGGTTCCAAGATCAGTATTTGAAACATATGCTGATCAACCATTCGGTAAAGACAAACTACCAAAAAGTCCATGTAACCCACCTTATGGGTATCCACTTTATTACAAACGTATGACAAAGATTGGTATTCCAGAGGGCGGATTAACTAAACTACAAGCCCGTATTACTGGACTATTAACAGCAAGCGCACAAATTAGGGGTGCAGATGCTGATAGTTATCAAGAGATAAAGAATAATCTTTTGAAAGACTTAGAATATATTGTGCAAGAATATGGAAGTTTAACTCCGCAAGAAAAAGATTTTTACAATGCTCTTTCTACTCAACTTGCATTACCAAATCCAGACTTTTCTATACTTAATAACATAGAAGAATCTCTTCATAAGGTTAATGCAATATTCCCTAGACTTGCTAAAAAGGGTACAGAAAACGCCCTTAAAGTATATCAATTCTTAAAGAAGATTGCAGATGAAAATCTAGGCAAGAAGTTCTTAGTTAGAATACCAAATAAAGTCAATTTCAATTATGAGAATAACGTTGCTTGGAATGGTAGTGCGGCTGCTGGGAAGTATAAAACAGGCCCGTTTGGATTCAGACCGCGATCTATAAGTGCTAATCCTGGCGATGACTTTTCTGCTTCATTCTTAAGTGGATATAGAAGTAAAAGCAGTAAAAATATGTTTTCGTTTCTATCAAACAGCACTGATGCTAACCAGAATTCTTATATTGGCGCTTTAAAATCCAACTTTAATCCCGTATCAGAAAAATTTGAGTTTAATTATGCACCCTCTAATATAGGTGGATATTTACCATTTGATTTATATGCTAACACATTAACATTTCAACAAATATCATCTTTACCAGTAGCAGCAGTTCCAAGGGCTGTTAGCCAAGGTTTAGTTCCGCAGGATATTACAAATTTCCTAGATGAAAACGGTAGAATTTCACCATATGTTAGATTTGATAATAGTCAATATTTATCATTTGGTAGTATCAATAGCGAAGATTTTACACAACAATTGATTACACCTAGTGGTATGATTCCAGACCTATGCGAATTTTTGGATAATACTGGTGATGATACAACTCTTGATTTTGTTAATATGGATGCGGATCGTCCAGATAATAATAATACTTCTAAACAGTGTGCATTCGTCAAATGTTCGCTAGATGAAAAGTTTTATATGCCGCCCAAAACATCAGTAAATCGTATTAATATTTATGGAGATACAAACTGTACACCTAAAATAGTAAGACCTAAAAAAATATTCATTCCTTGTTCTGGTTGGAGAGATGGAATTGTTGGACAAACTCCACTAGTTGATGGAACTGGGGTATATGTAGATTCTTACAGATATTTAGAAAGTCATTATGTTGCAAATGATGCCATAATAACTGCTGCAAGTAGACTAACATTTAATAAGCAGTTTTATCCAGTACTAAATTCATATTTAGTTAAAACAGAAATTTCTGATTTAGATACCAATTATGTTTACGCTTTGATTACATTACCAAATAAGATAATTCCAACAAAAGACGCTAGATATAGAGACTCTATTAATCAGAAACATAATGGATACCAAGTTAAGCATTATTTAACTATGGATGTTGTCAAGGGGCTTCCAGAATTTAATTATCCTCCATATGTGAAAAAAGCAGCCGAAACAAATATTCTTGGAAATGATGCAAGATGCACAACTTTTCCAGCACAAATAAGAAGTATAGCATGGCTCGCTTCTAAAAAGGCGAAAGAAAATCTACAATTTGGATTATCATATAGTGTCGATATGGTTGCTCCATCACCAGTAATTCCAGATTTAGTTGTACTACCGCTTATTTCTCAAGAAAGATGTTATGGCCCGTGGGTTTCTTCGCAAGTTGATCCTCAAGGGACTGCATATTCCAATATTGGTGGTAGAGTAGAATTCATAAAAGATGAGAATCTTTCTCCTTGGAATTATGCTGGATATGAATTAATGCATAAGGCGGGTGTTCTACAGGCACAGTTTGCTAATAGTCTATTATTATTTTCAGAACGCGGTGGATTTAGTTACCCCGGATTGCCAACAACTTCGTTAGGTACTACGCTATTGTCTGATGGGCCTTTAGTAACAAATATATCTGTAGATATGTCAGACGGTGGCGTGAAAACAACATATAAGATGGATTTGTATACTTCTAGTTTTGGTAAACTACAAAAGCAAAAGCAGGATATGATTTCCAAAATTAGTAGAGAAAGACAAAAATTAAGAGATGAACGTAATGCACTTGTTCGTAAAGGTATTGGTAAAGCCCAAACAAACGTCAATACTATTGGGGAGATTAATCTATATGGTAATGATGGCGTAAAACCTTCACAAACTTATTCTTCGCAAAACATTGTGGCTTCTGTGCTACAATATGAATCATCTTCATATGTACCCGCTATTCAATCGTCTGAAACATATCCAAGCAAAGATAATGTACATTCTGCATCAATGAAAACTGATAATGAAATTACAGATATGATGAACACATTTGATGATGAAATACAAAGAAATGTAGCAGAATACAACGCCGGTTCTGCTTCAATGTCGGATATGTATCTACCTTATTCAAACGAGCCATATCACCCAAATATGGCTAATATACAATATAGGGACTATAGGGCCACCAATAGACTTTATGAAACACCAGATTTCTTAATTGATGATGATAATATAACTCCACCAGTATGAGGAATTAAAATGTCGATGTTTTCTAGACCGGGATCATCTGTTACTTACAATTACCATTCGTATATAACGGATAATACAACCCTACACAATATAGGATTAGCCTCCTATACTAGAAATACATTGGATAAATTTGGAATGGAGCAAAGAAACGGTCAAACTCAACCATCTCTTAATAAAGATATTGCAGAGTATTTTGGTGGAGAAAATACTTTTCAAAATGTTAAAAGGGGATTATTGGGCGATCTTGCTACTCTCAGCATAATGAAGTTCGACAAAGAAAATCGTAACTACTTTTTGGCTACTAATAATGGACAGTCAGATGCTAGCAATATATTTTGGAGTCCTAGCGGTGACGGAGCCATTGTTGCTATTAGTCTTAAAGATTTTCAAGAGAAGTTCGATTCATATCAAAAAGGTTTCATTTCTGATCCAGTTCAAAAAGAGCGAATAAAAGAAGTATGGACAAATATTCAGACTAGTCTATCTGGATGTATTACTTTCAATATGAGTTATAATACTCTCGCCTGTCAACAAACATCAAACGTAAGATTATACTTTCAATCTGCTGGCAAATCAAAAAATGATAGAGGGATTGCATACAATGGCCCGCCAGTAATTGCCGCTGTTCCATCCTCTGCAACTGGAAGACAATATTCTAACAACGGTCAGCAATCTACCCCTCCCGGCGTGTATCCTGCACCGTTTGAGGGCGGTGCTAACAACCCTCTAAACGCCGTGGCTGGCCCGTTAAAGGTTAATTATGACCCATCAACTGGAAAGTTTGAATCTGGAACCGTGCAGACTCTTGTTAGAGTTCTAACAGATATTGATGGAGTTCCATTAAAAGACAATCCTCCAGATGTAGATGCGGTTGATATAAGTCAGTATTACGAAGGAGAATTCTCATCTGAATTCAAAGTCGGATACGGCATGGTTGTTAGTGTTGAGAATGGTAATCCTCACTTATTTGGCCCCAATACTGCTTCTGCTTGTGGCCCGTCTAAGAAAGAAAAGATTCTACTTGTTAATAGAACCCCGCGATCTTATGCAAAGGGAGAGATTGTACTAGCAAGTTTAATCAACGGCGAATGGATTCCTATGGGATTTGGTTTGCCTAAAACGGTTTCAAAGAAGTTTGATACTAAATGGTCGCAAATTCAGAAGTATATAGTTGATGCAAAATCGTTCTTTAGGGATCAAAGCGATACTAAAGATATATTGTCAGCAGAATATGAAAACATTGTAAGGTTCAAGTTCTATTCGTCTTTGGCTACATCAACAATTATGCAGTCTCAAGGACAACATAACAATCTAGATAGATTAGCAGTTCTTAACTTATTGCAACCCAGCGAAGGAAATTACTCTATATCTGCTGGGGCAATTATGGTAAATGTTACAAATCTAGAAAGTATTCCTAATTATGCATTTAATATGAATACTATTCCTAGTACTGGATATCTTCCTATATTTGACGCTGATGTTATAAAAAATACTTTAGGTGGCAATAATACTAAAAATCAGTTAACTTATACAAACATATCTCATACAGACCCGGATGTTGATAATGATATTTGGGCCGGGAAAGTTAAATCAAGTTGGGGTATGTATTTCCCAGACGGTTATGCTTCTTCAACTGTAAATCGTGTTAAGACGAATAAAGGTATCAATAGTAAGTTTCAAACAATTCCTAATGGAACAACTATTCCTATTTATAATGGTGGAACGCTTGATTTTTCTGCTTCTGCAAACGATCAGTTTTCAATTTTAGATAGTCAGTTATATCATTTACCAGCACAGTTTGCATTGAATGCCTCTGGTAATCAAAGTTTATATTTACCGTTATTGTGGGGTTGGCAGTCTAAAGATGGATCATATTGTAATAATTTATTGTCATATATGAATGACCCAATAAAAGGAGATTATTTATCTACTAGTATTGGTCAAGATGCTTATGCACTTGCTCCATTAAATGCTACCTCTGTTCAATTTACTCCATTATCTATAGGTTTAACATTATGTAGTACACAAGTAGTAGGATCAAAATATAATAGATTGGCTATGCATCTTGATTTTGATAATAGAAATGCTAGTAATCTTGGTAAAGCGTGGATTAGATTAAAATCTCCGGGGCTTGGATTTTTAATAGGTACTGACGATGCAACCAGAGGAAATATAGGTTTTTCTGATAGACTGCTCAAAATTAATCCTAATGGATTAGTTACTATCGATGCTCCAGATAGAGGCGGTGCTACTAAACCTGACGGCGATCCCGAGATTCTACCAAAATTAAGCACTGGAGTAGGACATTCTAATGTAGTCGGAGTCATTGGTTCTATGGCTACTATAAACTTGCCCGCTGGAGGTCAGTTAAGTCTAAAAACAAACAACAACTTTGGATTAACTGCATGGAGCATGATTACTCAGGCTAATGGTGGTATGTCGTGGGTATTTACTGGAACTCAATTGTTTGGTAATGACACTGGTGGACAAAGTAGAAAATATGATAATGTATCGTGGGGTGCTAGTGACGAGAAAATAAACGCTTTTGGTACAACATCACTTAGATGTAAGATTTATGACCATTGCCCCAATACTATTTATGATGCTAGATATTTCTGTCCATTACAATTCAATGGTAAAGAAACTAGTTTAGAATTTGACATTCCCGGTACTAATTCAACAACCCCACTACCAGTTAATACTGTAGTGAATAGTTCTATACCAAATATTGTAACTGTTAAGAATTCTATTAGAAAGAATATGTTACTTACTGGCGGTGGATTCTATTACATTAGAAATGTTATTGGTGCTAATGAAATAGAAATAGTTAATGGTGGAGAAGGATTTAGTGTTAATGATACTTTCCAATTCCCCGGATTAGAAAGTGCTTACTTTATAGTCACAGAAGTAGGAGAAAATGGAAAGATAGCATCTGCATCGGTTAATACAAATAAGACTATAGATAATCAGATTTTGGGTATAAAAGCATATGGTAGATTTGGATGGTCTACTGGCAATCCATTTAGAAATAGAATTGCTGCTACCAACTTTACTAGAAGTGATACTTCCGCTCCATACGAGCAACCAGAAATATATCTAAAATCTGGCAGGGTAATAGAAAGGGTCGAAGTAGACAGAATAAATCAGCATGGAACTGAAATCATTCTTACCCCTCCAGATAACAATGGAAATGGGGATACAGTGGGACACGTTTTAGCATCAAAAACATCTAATTTCAATCTTGGTACAAATTCCACTGGAAAGTATGATATTTTCTTCTTTTTCGTAAATGACATCCAAAATTACCCGGAAAATTCTATGGGAGTCAGTGCTGCTATCGGGGATGTTTTTGCTCAGTATGTAAAACTAGAAATGAGTGCAACTTAATAAACGTGTATATTAGGTTGTGTAATCAACGATTAAAGGGAGATTTTTATGGCTGAAATCAAATTCTATGCTAATATTTTGGGTGATACAAATGGTACTCTAATTGAGCATACCCTTGGGTCTGGCATTGGTTTCTACGGTTCATCTTTCGGTATTTCAGTACCAGTTGGGTCGCAGCAACAGTCAACCTATGTTACTAATGCTAATGGCACTACGGAAGGTGCTAGATTAAACAATACCTCTATGGTTACAAGTGGAACTCTATCTGAGGCCGGAAGAGTTTCAATTAATGGTGGAGAATCAAAAAGTCTAAATAATCTACCAAACTATCTATGTCCACTAAATATTCGTTTTTCACACAATACTCCAGTAAGAGTACAGAATTGTAAACTTCGTATATTCGACCGTAATAACATAGCAAATGCCGCAAGCGGTGTCACAACTTGGGTTTATGAAGCCCGCCACCCATCTACAAATCAAACAGTAACCAGCCTAGGATTCCGAGCAAATAAAGATAACACAGCAAGCGAAGGTTACAGATGGGCAGAGTTTGATTTATCTGCTGCTGGTCAAGATATGTCGTTTACAAATTCTCCCGGCGTAAGTGGTCTAAATACAGACAATACAGACGCTTCGCTTACTCAGGGAACTTTAGGATGGCAATCAAATAGTGGAATCAATCTTGTTTCAACTCGCCACGATTGGTATGTAGCACTAAGTTCGCAACCAGAAAGCATCGGGGCTAAAACTAATTACGGACTCTACTTTACGGTGGAATACCTATGAAAGACCCTATTAACAAATTCATATTCATAATGAGTTCAATAGGGGTTATTATTGGTTCTTTTATTAGTTGGTTTTTGCTATACATGAAATGAAAAAAGGGGCGGTTTCCCGCCCCTACAATCATCCATGCTTTCCTTTTGTGTTCTCAATCCGTCGCTCCAAGCGACCGTAAAATCCTTGCCGCTTTTAGTAGATCGACGTTGATAGCACCACCGTTCTCGTCCCGCACTTGTAGACGCGATTTACCGTCCGATCCAGAAATGATCGCCCAGCCGTAGATACCTTCCTTACTACGAGCGCCAACCCATGCACTATCTCCTTCAACAGCCAACGTAATATGTTGACCGCTTCTGCCAAAGAAAACGTACTTGTTATCACCGCTGGCATCAATAGCCAAAGGTGAAGGCCAAGCCGCCGCTATACATAGAGAACATAAAACCGAAAGAACGCAAGCGTAAACGGTTCTCATTTGAAAACTCCTTATGTTAAAAACTGAATCGAATCTCATTCTGCTTTCTCAGTCTTAGGGTTCCACTTGACCCAACCGTTATGCTCTAGCCACTTTCCTTCTGCATCCTTACGTTTGGGGAACAAGCCGCCACCCTTCTTATGAACACCGAATGATAGTCTAGCACCACACTTTGTACAGCGTAGTTCATAATACTGATTATCATCTACTGTTCTTACAACAAAGCGGATATCTTCCGATCCACACTTTCCGCAAGTAGTTTCCTCAAAAACCTCTTGGAATCTACTTAGTTCCGTGAATAAATCCTTCTGTGACTCACCCTCTAATTCTCCGCTTAATCTACCATTCTTACTTGTATATGTAATTTTCATTTACGCCACTCCTGTTGATAACCTGTTACTTCTTTTGGAATTGAATTCTTATCACGCTGATAGTCGTTTAGTTTATCAATGATTTCACTAGCGACCTTTTTAGAAACCTTTTTCCTACTATCTACACCGCAAATTATAAATAGTTTCTCTCCATCGATGTTGAGTTGCTTACACTTAACATCAATATAGTTGAATTGTGCATCACTTATTCCAGACTGATCGTTATATTCTCCCTCGCTAGCACTTGTAGCGTTGGAAATTGATCGAACAATCTTTGCGGTATCTTTCTTAGTCAGTTCTTCCGCAGCAACACCCTTAATCTTTAGAGCCTTTCTTAATGCTCTGGCTTCTGCTCTAGTGCTAGCAATAGCGACGGCATATGCACAGAAATTATCATCTGTGTTACCTTCCCAAGAGTCTGCAACTTCTGCGTATCTAATACCGCCCTCAAATTCTACAGTAAAGACTACTGTTGCTCTACCATGATGATCGTCACGCTGAACTGGGAACACCTGTGTAGGGCCGCTGTAGACGATTCTGCCTAGCGTTAATTCAGCAACACGCCTTAGACCCGCTACAAGGGGATGACCATCAACAATCTCTGATGCGTCAAAAAGACTCATGGCATAATCATGCCACTCTGGACTTAGCATATGCGGAGCATCTACCATAACAACGTTCTTTACTGAGGTATCTGTATTGCTAGGTGTTTCTAATTGTACATCATTGAATAAATTACTCATATCTCTATTTCTATATACCTTTCTGATTTTGCAGGAAACGATTTCTCTATTATACTCAAACGTTTTAGAATGTCAAGTCTCAACTTTTCCCTGTCTGCTAAACACACAGAATCCGACAAGTTTTTAATTCTTATGATTACCATACCTTTACTCAAAATCAAACCCGTCTTTTGTGTGTCTGCTTTAATTTGCTTTTGTAATTTCTCTTCTCCCCATATGGGCAAGAAGTGAGAAGGCCCGTCTACCTCTATGATAGTCTTGAGGGCAGGAATGTACATATCCAACTCCATATCTTGGTTTTGGATCAGTTGCTTTTTATGATACTGAACAGTGTACCCGCCCTTTGTAATTTCTTCATAAATGAATTTCTCAAGTTTGGAACCTTCTTTACCAGCAATTTGTATGCTCTTGATAGCGGCGGTCATCATTTTGTCTTTATCAATATCAGACATATTTTCCCAACGGGTTTTAGATTGCTGGACTCTAGCATCATATATTTCTTGGGACATATTATCCCAATAGTTCTTTAGCCCCGAACTAATCTTTAATTTCTCTTCTTGTGTTCTTTCTTTACCATCTGTTGGATGCTTTGCTGTGCCATTTTCAATAGCATTCTTTTGGGCTTCACTTTTAGTTTTAAGTACAACCCCTTGCTTTATTAAAATACGTCTAATTCTATTTGGATAGGTATTGAATTTCTCAGCAATTTCATATGTACTTTTATCTTGTTCTGTGTACATAGTAACGACTTGGTTTATATTCATTGTATTTCCTGTAAGGCTAAGTTATCAAAATTCTCTGAAATTCCTAAGACATTTAAGCCCGTAAGTCTATATATTTGTTTTGCTTCACGTTCTGATCTAGCGTAGACTTTGATGTTAGAATTCTGTAATAACATTACAAAGTCGAGAGCATTATCTATTTTTTCCCACCCATTATAATAGACAATGTTTATCTTATTTACAACCTTGAGTGCTGTAGCCAACGAGCGTAAAGATGTTACTATTAAAGTCCCGCTAAAACTCCACAACTCAGTAGAGTTAAACATACCGCACTTTGTTTGATCTGGATTGAATGCAATATTGTCATAGAAAATACTAATATCCTTGACATTGGCTGCATTTTTTTCTACGAACTTATTGATCTGAGTTAACTGATCAGTATCCATGAGATTTGAAATGTAGATTCCTAGATTCATTTTAATATTTCCTCTATGATTTTTACTCTATTTTTATAGGTATGGTATTTTGCCAATCCCAAAGCCGATATCTCTATACTTTTTCTAAAATCTTCTTCATTAAGGGCAGTTTTTATTTTTTCTAACATTTCATTCTCTGTATGATAAATTAAGCAATTAACTTTATCCCTTAGTCCTAATATCTCATAATGTCTATTATAACTTGTTAGTAAGCACGTTCCGCATCCAATAGTCTCAAAGTTTCTATAATTAATGTCAATAGATATATTTGCGTTAAAATGTATCTTATATGAATTGATAGACTTTACCATACTATCACCAAGAACAAAAATATCTTTGCGTATACCAAATTGTCTGTCAATAGAATCTATCAAATATCCACGATTATTTATATTGCCACAAAAACCGATATTATGTTCCTTTTTGACTGATAATGGTTTGATCATATCATCGTCATAACAGTTTGGAAACCATACGCTATTATCGGTAAGAAATTCTGGTGTCGATTGTAATATGAGATCATACTTACCATTTTTGAATGTTTCTAGATAACTATTCAAACCTTTACAGTGAGCATCTATAGCCCATATAAACTTTGTGGTTTTAGCCGAACTTAAATCTGGAACCCATCCGGTTTCATCATAGTTTTCGATGTTTATAATCAAATCATACGAATTCCAATCCGGCGTGTCTTGATAGTTGCTATGTCCCAACCCCCAAACAGATGCTTCGTGTCCATGAAATTCAAATGCTCTTTTTAGAGACATACATTCTCTATACTCAACATTTTCCTTGTGTCTACTGTGTTCTTGTATAATTATTGTTTTCATTGTTAATTAAGTAAGGAGTTATTAATAAATATAGATTCTTTTATATATCTTTTGGGGGGATTTTCTGACTCTCTTATCACCTCTGTATATCCAAAAGATTCTATTTTTTTTATACAAGAAAGGGTATCTTGTATTGTGAACATATTACCAAGCCAGTGATGCCATTCTATACATACTTGATCAACATTTAGAGATTTAAGTGAGTCTATACATGAATATTCTGATCCTTCAATATCCATCTTTAAAATTGATATATCATATTGACTAAGTATGTCATTTAATAACACCGTATCAAATGTTGATCCACCTCCGCTGTCTATAATTGAAGAGGCTTCTCCACCTATGCATATTTGTTGATTTACTCCATATAAGGCTTTATCTATATAGATGTATCTATTTTTAAACTGTTCTGGTATATTCTTTACACTGTTTTTGGATGCGTCAGTTGGATCGATCCCAATTATTTTAATAGTATCATCTAATTCTAATAATCCTAGATCAAATGTTATATCGTGAGCCAAGCCTGCGGATAAAATAAAACTATTCTTCCGTATTAAACTCGTATCTATTATCCAACCTCCCCAGCCAGACCCTATTTTTGTGAGCATAATTATTCAGATTTTCTAACAAAAAATGTGTTTCCACCAGTTTCTGCATACTTAACGTAGTTTATATTATCCATAAATTCGTTAAGAGTAATAATATCCATACTATGTTCTACGCATATTAATGATGGTCTATTTTTTGTCCAATCATTTGATGATAATACTTCTATATCTACACCTTCAACATCTATTGATAAAAAATCGACGCTATCACAATTTTTCAGTATATTATTCAATGTTATAGTATTGATTTTGACTACTTCTTTATACTTATCCCCATGCCTATTGGTAATATGTTCTTTAAAGTCTTTAGACATAGTTGAGACTGATCCATCTATACCACTAGAATATAGATAAAAATCTAGTTCAGTTTCTATATTAAAACATCCATAGTTTAGCAATTCTATATTGTGGTTGTATTGATAAATTCTTTTTAGGCTTTCGAAATATTCTGGATGCGGTTCTACCAATATTCCAGACCAAGATTTGCTTTCTATTAGATATCTTGAATTAGAATATGTTATACCATCCATAGCACCAATATCTACTAAAAATCCATTTTTTTTATCTCCAAAAAACTGAGATAATATTGTTTCTTCGCCATACTGAGAATAGAAATTATGCATAATTTATCTTTCTATTAGTTGAATTGCGGAATATCATTTTCATTATATACTTGTCCAACAAAATATGATCCGGTTCGTTGGATAGCATTAATTGGAAAAGGTTTTAGTTCAAAGAATTCGTCATGAACCATAGCCCTATCTTTAACAGACGGATAAATCATTTCTTTAAGAAAATTTTGATCAACTTGATATTGATTATCATACTCTCTCTTATCATAGTCTTCTATCATCTTTGAAATCCCTTTTATGATACCATTTCTACATCCCCATGCACATCCGAGTATTTCGATCCTATGATATGGGTGATCTCTCATTATATGAAAGTCTTTGTCACTATTGAGCCATTCTTCTACTGCTGCCTTTTCTCTATAATTTAGTCTACTATCAGTATCTCTACAAATATAAATGTCATCAGAATCTGCACCCAAAAATCTCCACATCATACCGTTCCAACCAGTATCATTCATAAGTTGAATTTCAGCATCTAGAGACTTAAGTTGTTCAATAATATCTATAGGGACATCATTTCCAACATAGAATCTACACTTCCAATCTGGATATATTGTCTTTGCTAATTCTGCATTCTTTACAGCCCCAATTGTATATTTTGGATTATTTCCCCATAATGAGAAACATATTATTTTATTAGTCATTTGTTATCCTATCTTTTGGAAATCCAAGTTCTTTTCTTTTCTGAAAAACTAATCCATCTCTACCAGAATAATATAGTGTTTTTTGAGCAGCAAAATCAAAATCTCCAGAATTGATATTACCCTCTCTTGAATAATGTTCATGTGATATAATCACATTATTCATATATTTTACTTTATTAAGCCTATAAACTTCTTGCGTAAATTCATCATCGCAGTATAGACTTTTATAGTCTGGATGATAAATATATCCAAAGTAATCATATAGTTTTTTACCCATTATCGATAGTGTAATTAGATTACTTTTTGTATACCCATCATTAAAGTGTAAGCATCCATCTGTGTCGGGAAATGTTTGCTCCATATTAGTGACTATGATATCATCCCAGTTATATTTTATTGGTATCATATCATCGGACAAGCATATCACAATATCAAATTTTTTATCTTTTATGTGATCATTTATAGCACTAATTTTATTGGTATTCCTATCAAAGTTTAAACTTACATCTAACTTTGTATTAGATTTGAATAATTTTAATATTTCATATAACATTTCTGGATTATTCATTGTTTTATCTTCATAGTCACAATTGATATTAAAATGAATTTCTCTCTTGTCGCTATGTTTATCAATATATTTCTTAACACAATTTAGAAACTTTTCTGGTCTTCCTAGTGTTGGAAATTGTACTAACATCTTCATATTTCACCTATCTTATTTTCAATCTTTTGAACTAAATCATTACAAGACAAGAAAGACATTAGCGATTTAGTTCTATTTAGACAAGTATGCTTCTTCTTGACTGATGATAGGAATTTCTCGCCCTTGAAAATATTGCTTAATAGATCGGTGTCTTTTTGAACATCAAAGATTGTCTTTACATCGCTATAGATAGCGTCAAAAGATACTTGCGAGCCTATGTAAGACTTACTGAATACTATTTGATCATAACATTTGAATATGGAGTTGAGTCCAAAGATTGGTAGTACAAAATCTACCTTATTATGCAATTCTGGCACTGTGGTTGTGAAGTGGTATGTACCATCTTGTTCAACCAATTGATCTTCTGAGTCTATGAAAATTAACTTGTCGATCTTGAAGTTTGCTTTAGTTCTATTAACAAATATATCTGCGGCGGGCAGAAGGTTTAAAAACTTGAACTTATACTGACTTGCCCAAGAAACATACCCGTAGTATGATGCTATTATACCGTTTGACTCTAGGCTGTCAACCACTTCTTTTACTTTGCTGGCATCTTTTTCTTCAATACCGCTTAAGCAAATTACTAGTTTGATCTTGGTATCTTTGATGTAAGAAACAATATCTCTAGAAAGGTGAGTAAAGTGGGTTATGAATATATCGGGCTTTACAATATCAAAGTTATCATAAGCACTCTTATTTGGATCATAAATTGCTGATATATTGTCCTCAACCGTATTTAGAGAACCATTAAGATATAATGCTTCTGTATTCCAATAAGAACTGTAGTTAGAAATTAAGAATTTCATGGTTTTCCTTTATATGATGATATGTCTTTATGTTGTTTATTTTATGGATTTGGTGGGTATTTTCTATACAATGTATATCGTGCTTTTTCAACAAATCGTTAATAGCCTCAAAAACAAACTTCTTCTTGCTGTCATTGTGACTTAAAAACTTACGCATATCCTCAATACTTTCGTATCCGTTAACAAAGAATACTTCTGACCATGTTTGGTAAGCCCCAAAAGAAAAATACTGGGCTTTGTTTTCATCGTCAATATTGATGCCTATTTCCAAGTTTTCTATAGGATTCTTTTCCATCAGTACGCAGTTTTTAGAAGTATCAACGCATAGAAGTGCTTTATGACTGATTAGTAGATTTCCGTCCATAAATAGGATTTTGTCATTTAAGGTATTGTTAATGGATAATCTTGCACCTTCGCATGAATTACAAGAATTAAACATCTGATTTTCTACTATACGAATATTTAGTTTAGAGTATTTAGCCCTTATATACTTTGTAATCTTATCAGCATCAAAACCTACACATAAAACGATTTCATATTGACTGAAAGCCTTTTTGATAGCACTTATCTGTAAGTCTAAAAGGTGATTATCTTTAATCTTTATCAAAGACGTAGGCCCGTAAGACTTCATTCTATATCCGGGTAGATCGCATAGTATTGCTACCGTGATCAAATCGTTATTTATTTTCTTTCGATTCACAGTTTTCTTCCAAATTGACAAAAAGGTTAAAATTCTTTACACTTTCAACCATTTGCGGGAATATAGCATCATATTCAAAATACAGTGCTGGATACATCATTTTGAAGGCTAGGCTTGAAATTGCTGTTAATTTATTGTAGGTGAATATAAGCCCGCCCCTTAGTTCGTCATTTACATACTCATTAATCTTGTGCAAGAATAAGTTGATATTATCTATGTTTTCTATATTGCAATTTATATGGTTAGTACTATCGTTTCCCATTATATGGTTAGTAATGCAGACATCTTTTTGCAAATACATAGCAACTTCTGTGTTCTTATTGTTTTGAAAGTGGTGTAATACATCATATCTTTCAGAAGATGTTGCAGATAAAGGGAATAGGATTAAGAAACGTAGTTTGTTTTCTGGATAGTCTATATTCTTAATTACTTGAGCAATATGGTTGATATTTTCCTTACTACAATCTTCTAGGTGAACAATAATATCGAATGATAAACTTGATTGCTGTTTTGCTAATTCAAGGTCTTTCACTCCATTATTCCACGTTGGTAGTCTGTATAGGTTGCATAATCTTTTGATTACATAGAACTTATGAGTATCATCGTAAGCAGCAACAACTTGATTCTCTTTTTTCAAGAACTTTTCAAGCCTATTAGCATCACACCCAGTTTGTGTATCGCCCTCATATTGGGCAAATATACAATTTTTGCAACTAGTTTCAACTATTTCTTGAGGCGTAGATTTCATACAACGCTCCTTTTAGTGTAACCTTATCAATCTGTAATCCTAATGCTAAAAGTTTGTCTGTGAGGTCTTTAACATCATGAATGGATTTTCTGGCGTATAATGCTTGATTTAATTCTTCTATCTTTACTAATCTATTTATCAAATCCCTACTTAAACAGTTTGCATCGACTCCGCTGATAAATACTTTACCATTAAGTCTCAAGAGTTTGCGTACTTTCGCAAGACTGTCTTGCAATCTATTATAAGGTATTTGTTCTAAAGTCCCCGGTAGTAGTATCGATTCTACTGAATTATCTGGAATATCAATATCGATACCAGATTCATCTATAATAATAGGGTTATGACCGTCAACACAGTCTTGAATATCGGTTAGAAAGTGGATTTTCATTTTGATGATACCTCGTATACTTGATTAAAAACATTATTCCAATTGTCTACAAAGTTCTGAATATTGAACTTACTTAGTATTGTTTCTCTTGCCTTATTACCAATATTAACTCTTAATTCTGGATCATTAAGTAGAGTATCTATGTATTTTCTTAACTCACCTTCATCATTTGAGATAAAGCCGTTAACACCATTCTTGATTATTTCTGGAATCATACAGGTTGCGGTAGAAACTACAGCACAACCACATGACATAGCCTCTAATAATGAGGTTGGTATTGGGCTTAATGTTGAACTATTAAAGTAAACTAAGCATGAATTATATTCATCTACTAATTCTAACACAGAAGAGGCTGGTTTTGATAGACCTTCTGTTTCTCCAACAACCCTTACTTTTAATCCTTCTGTAACTCTTTTCCAACCATTAAAGTTAAGACAATAATCACGATTAATGAAATCATTTGCAATAGTCAAAACCGATCCATTTTTATCACTATCATTTGGGGCGAATAAGTTATGATCTACTCCGTGATGGATTACCTCTCCTATTAAACCCCAAGACTTTTGAGAATATTCAGATATAAATATGTTAACATCGCCAAGCATTTGACGCATACTATTTATCTGCTCAATATTCATTACGTTTGGGGTTGGCAGAGTATGTTCTAAACAAATAATTGGTAAGTTTAGTCTATTGTTTATGTCTTTGGCTACTTGAAACTGACCAAACTTACTTTGTACTAATATGAAATCATAATCTAAGTAATTACATAGTTGATTTTGTGGTAGTATATGATAGTTACTTGGAACTGGCGTTTGAGCAAAATTCCATTCTTTCATCCCTTTTATATTCAGAGAATAGAAATTATGACCAGTTTTGCACAACTCTGTTTCATACCTTTCATGAGTTGGAAAGGTGAGAATATTGTATTTAGAACGCGGTTGACGATTTGTAATGTCTATGATACGTTCTACGCTATTGTTATACATTCAACATTTCCTTCATTAAGTTGCCCACATTCTCATAAGAAAATTGCTGCCCAACTTCTAATCCTCTATTGCGATTAATTTTATCTCTGTTTTCGTAATAGAATCTCATAGCAGACTTTATTTCTTGTTCATCTGGAATAAACCAAGTTTCTCTGCCAGTAAAGATATTTGAGAAAGCGGGATCAGAATGTTCGCAAATTCCACGAACACCGCTAATTAACTTTCCACAATTATCATCTAGAATGAATTGTTTGGGGCCACCCTCGTTGCTACAAATCGGGGTATTTCCAAAACACATTGCATCAAAAGACGGTATTGACCATCCTTCACCATGAGTTGTATTTACAAAACAATCGCATGACTTATGCAATATATTGATTTGATCTTCCGTCATATCCTCTGTGATAATAAACTCTGAATGATAATCCTGTACATTTGGATATATTCTCATTGTTTGCTTGATAGTATTGCATATGTTGGCAATATGATTATGAAGATTAACTGGGCTAACTCCAAACTTTTTTACTTTTAGAACTAAAGATACTGGTTCGTATCTATCAAACTCGCTATGAAAACATCTTATTACTGCTTCGATATTCTTACGCTCATTTAAGTCTGCAATATAGTAAAACTTGAATGTACTATTCTTATCTTTAAAATCGATACGCTCTTTTATATCTTTACTGAATTTAGATAGGTCACAAGCATATGGAACATACTTCAAGTTCAAGCCCGTATTGCTAAGATTATCTATTAGTGTCTTGTTTGGTATCCAAACTTCGTCAGCAAGAGATAAGTTTGATAACCAATTATTGTAAGTTAAGGTGTCAGATTCCCCGACATATGAGGCTATATTCTTCTTAAACTTCTTTGTTCCAACAATATGATGTGGCAAAACGTGTTGTATACAATAATCAACACCACTCAAAGATTTTTGTTCTAATTGTAGTATTCTACTAGGAACTGGATGGTTATTAGGGGTTAGTTTTACATTTCTACATACTACATTAACACCGATTTTATCTAGTGATAGTATAGAGTCAATAGCGGCTTTAGACCAACCGCTACCTTCTTTGTAATGTCCAATATAAAGTACCTTCACTTTATGTCTCCGATCTTACTAACTTTATCTAAAAAAGGCATATTATTTCCTCACAATTCATGTTGTGTTGTTCTAAATGTTTATACTTTTCGTATATATCGTTATTGACATACCAATCTTCTAGTGGGCCATATCCACATAGAACTACATTTCCGAATAGTATTTTGTATCCATAATCTTGTAATTTTGATCTATACTCTTTGTACTCTTTGAGTATTTTGTCTTTATGTTCTTTCGAATGATTTTGATCGCAACTATCAAAAGATTGAAACAAATTATGCTCTAATGTTAATACTTTGAATTTGTACTTATCAAAATTGAAGTCTTTGAAAACTTTAGATTGTGCTGCGTCAACATCTATAGATAAATAATCTATTTCTTCTGGACAGTTGTTAGAATCTAGTATTGAGTTTATATTTACCAACTGTAGATCGGCTAGAATACATTTTGTTTTTCTGAAACTGCTTACGGAATGTATATAAACTTCATCATAATCTATTGCTAGTCCATTCCAACCGCGACTTTCAAAAAAATATGTATTGCTATAAAACCCCGGATTATAAAGTGGCAAGCCCCCAGTTCCAGCACCTATATCAACAAAATAACCATTATCTATGTTCAATAGTTTATCTACAAAACTATCTTGACACGTTTGCGAATTATACATTACAACCCTCTAGCCTTTAGCATTTCAATTCGTTTATTTTCCCAAAAATTTCTTCTAGATGCTAAATATACCATTTGATCATATGCTATATTGAAATCGAATGGATTTCTTGTATTCTTTGCGTCAAACATGGCCGAATTCTCATTATAGTACATACCGCCCGTTACAGATGTTGTATTTCTATATGTTAAGTCTCTAATCATGCGTGATTCAAAATATGTATTAATTCTTTCTGGTTCGCCCAAAACTTCTGATATTAACCATCTAGATAAGTCTTGATAAGTAGTCCCGTCTGGAATAGATTCCGGCTTTGGTTTTGGTTTAATGACTCTAGGAGGATGTTTCCAATTATCAAAAGTTTCAGAAATTTCCACACTATCAAAGTATTTTTCCCAAGCCTGCCCGCTCTTATCCCATTGATAATGTTCTAGGAACGCTTGCCTTGTTAAGAAGCCCGCCCTTCTTCTTATACTAACGGGCTTCTCAAAAAACTCTTTGAACGCTTTGGCAGCAAAAACATTGTCTGGAACTGCCCTAAAACATCCTGTTTCTAATTCTTTGTAAAGAGCCTTGGGTGTTAGTGGAGTTCCTCCTAAATTTCTAACAACGCTTTCCATAGCAGAATAATCTGTAGCCATAATTGGAATTCCACAAGCAGCCGCCTCAACTTGAGGTAAACCAAATCCTTCACAGTTAGCATACTGAACATATAAATCAAATAGATTGATTATCTTAGACAAATCTTCGTATCCAACACCATTCTTTACATTAGATAGTGTTGCACCAAATTGTCCAGTATATGGAGATTGTGCAATCGCCCCCTTAAATAAAGAAGCAAAAGGTCTTTCTGTTTGACCACAAATATATGTAAAGTAAACTTTAGAAGATAGATTGTATTGCTGTAATAATTCTGGAATGTCCCAACCCAAGTCTGGATAACTAGTATGACAGTATAAATAATAATCAGAGTTATTCTCTACACTATCTAGAAGTAATCTAAATGCTTCAAATAGGTCTGGATATAGTTTACGTCTTTGATTACGCATAACTGTTCCGATAATCTTAGCATTCGGGTCTATTCCAAAAGAGGCCCGCAATCCATCTTTATCTTCAATTGGTTGATATGCTGAATGAGCAGAGGGTGGCGAAATACCAATATAGTTGATTTTGTTACCAGACTGCTGCTTTAAAACTTCTCCAGCCCACTCGGAATATGTCAGGCAGGCGTCGGCCGATTGATACGTCGCAATCCATTGTCTTGCTTGGGGTCTGGCGTCCACCGTAGGCATTATACACCACTTGAAGTATGGGCGAAATGGCGACCTTTCTGCAAAGTCTAACATCCAGAAATCTCGTATATCACACACTATATCTGGCATAAAGTCCAAACATACTGTCTCAAATATGAGTTCTCCAAACTGAGATATTGGATTCTGATTATATTGTTCTTTCTCTTCTTGAGAACAAGTATTGTCTGGTACTACTCCGTAGAATTTCCAAGGTATTCCAGCGGCCCGTGGATCGTTTCTTTCTCCATATGAAGCCATTTCTGCTATTTCATATTTACCAGTACTATACAAATAGTTTAGTATTTCTCTAGTATAGGTTGCATAGCCAGTATTTAGAAACGTGGCTTCGCTACAAAACAATATTCTTGGTTTTCTCATGAGTCCTTGTAATCCTTGTGACAAAAATCAAACTCGTTAATTCTAAAAATGATATCGTCGCTATCTGGATTTGAGTTTTTAGCAGAAGCGTTAATTACTAACTTTGTACCTTTAGTAGCATATTTCTCTAAAGTTTCTGCACCAGTATGCCACGCCTCGCAATGGATATAGGTAGGAATTCTACTCTTTTCTCCACTTTTAGTTCTACGGTAACTATATGTTACCATAACAAATTCGGCTAGAACAACATCGTCAACTATTGAAACTCTTGGATTCTCTGTTAAGTATCCAGTAATAGAGCATGAATTCATCTTATCTCCCATCTTAGTATATTAGCAGTAACTTTGACAAAAAACAACCTTAAACCTCATGGATATTGTCAACTATAAATGAGGAATCATTTCCATCCACTTTGCCACAAAACATTAAATTATTGCCCTCATATAAGATGTATTTGAATTGTTCTCTAACTTTTGGGAAAATGAGAACGCTATCTAACATACAGGTTTCATCCTCTATAGTTAAAAAGCACATTATTTTACCCTTAGATTCCCCCTTCGCTATAGTGTGTTCTGTTACTCTTTGAATATTAGCAACAATGCATATGTTTTGCCCCTTCCTACCATTCACAATTTCTTTACAGGTTGTATTAGATGCAGAAGTATCTGTAGTCTCTACTTTTGTCATACTAACTGGACAACCTAAGAATTTAACTTCTTGATCTATAACCCAACTAGGATCATCTTCTAAACTATAGGGCGGATTGATAAGTAGACTAATTTCATTTATGACTACTTGTTTACGATCTGCTTTAAAAGTTCCTCCACCCTCTTTTTTGGTTGGGGCCAAATCCTTGAGACAGTCTACAAAGTTACCCCATTTTTTAGTTGGATAATTGTTGACCACCCAAGTTTGTTCTGCCTTTGTTAAAGCCCTGTATATTTCGTACTCGTATAGAGCCTTGTTTCTACTCACAGCACCCTTAAATCCCCTAAAGAATCCTATTGATGCTAGAGTTTTAAACGCAGTTGAACTAATACGCGATCCAAGGTAAATCAGAATCTCTACCCAAGTAAACTTATCAATAGATTTCCCAACTTCTTTTTCGCATTCTGCTACTGCTTCTATTAACTTATCGCCGCTAGTGCCGGTTAGTGACTTTATATCTTTGATCCCAAAGTAAATCTTACCATTACGAATATTGAACTTTGTTTTGAAGTTGGTTATATTTGGAGTTTTAGTCTCAATATCAAATAGTTTGGCCTCAGATATTAATTCGTGAACTTCTTGGTGTGGGTCTGGCTTTTCATTCGCATAGTATAGGTAAGACAAAAAGAACTCTTGTGGATAATGGGCCTTGTAATATGCGCTCCAGTATGAACACACGGCATATGAAACACTGTGAGACTTATTAAAGGCGTATCTTGATGATTTTTCAATCCATCCGAAAATCTCTTCTGCTTCTTCTTTTGTTACAATACCAACACGTTCAGCACCAGCGATGAAAGACTTTTTAACCTCATTCATAAGGTCTGCTCTTTTCTTACCAATCGCTTTTCTAAGAACGTCTGCTTCTTGTAGATTGAATCCTGCCACCTTTTCAGCAATACGCATAGATTGCTCTTGATAAACAAGAACACCATAAGTTGGCTTGAGAATATCTTCTAGAATAGGATGTAAATATGTAACATCTTCACGCCCATGCTTTCTATCTACATAATGCTGTGTCATGCTTTTTCCATCAACAAAAGCCTTCAATGTTCCGGGTCTGATGATGGCAATAAGTGCAGATAATTCTTCTATGTTGTTTGGTGCTACTTTTTTAGACCAATTTTTACCTAGATTACTCTCTAATTGGAAGACTCCCTTAGTTCTTCCATCAGCAAATAATTGCCAAGTTTTAGCATCATCATACTTAATATCACTTAACATACAAATTCCCGTCAGCAAACGCTTTGTCAAAATTCATGTTTTGGTATACTGCTCTATGAGTCTTCATTAGTTTAATAAATATGTTGGCTTCATCTTTTACGTCCTGTAAGGCATCGTGAGCATTTTCTAGTGAAAGTCCCATTCGTTCACGCAAAGAATCCATGCTAATAGACTTAACACCGGGATCGCTCTCTGTCCAAGCAAATATATTATCCATAATATCGAACTTGTATATCTTACTAAATAGTTTCTGATGATCACGTTCATTATCCCAAGGCCCGTACTCTTTACATAAACGATTGATGATAATTAAGTCGAAACCAATAATGTTAAATCCAACAGGAATTGGGTTAAAAAATGGCTCGCCCTTCCAATTATAAGCAAGAACAAATTTGGCAAACTTTGACCATACAGATTCTAAAGAAGGGGCTTTTATAAGTTGCTCTCTAGTCTTTTGAGTTACTTTTAAAGCACCGTCTTCTACTGGATCAAATCCAGCAGCAATAGCCTTTTCGTCATCAAGTATTGGTTTAATTTCACTATTGAATTGACCTTTAACTTTTAAGGTTCTACCATCAATTGCCAAAGCGGCCAATTGTGTTGGTTGAGTTTTATGAGGATTTCTACTTCCGCTCTCAAAATCGAACACAATAAAATCTCTGTTAGCCATTTGTTGCTCCTGTTAATTCTTCTATGTACATCAATTTATCAAGTAAATTAATCGCTAAAATATCTAACTTTGGACGCCCTAATGCTTCTAATGCTGACATTTCTAGTCCTACAATCTTTTCATCTGTTCCATCTTGGCATACCATTGGGCATACCTCTTCTAAAGGTTCAGCAGAAATAACAACTCCCGCCGGATGCTTTCCCTTAGATTTGTATGTTCCTTCAATCTTTATTGCTTGATCAAAGAACTCTGCATAATCGCCCTCAAGTTTGCCATCTTCTGATATTCTACAAAAGTCCTTAAGTTCTTCTGAGTTGTTGATTAATGCCCACTTTATGATAGAACGATCTTCTTTATACATTTCTTCTAACTGGTCAGAGATTCTAGCCTCGTCTGGAATACAGTTACTAATAGCGTTCATTTCTGCAAAAGAACAGGCTTCATTAACACGCAATACTTCTTTGATAGCACTCTTACCCTGTAAACTACCTAATGTGATCATTTGGCTTACATGGTTATGACCATACTTTTCTTTTAGGTAAGCAATAACCTCGTCACGCTTATTACCGGGAACATCTATATCAATATCTGGTAGAGAAACATAATCGGCAGTATTTCTACCAGCATTATAGAATCTGGCAAATAGTAAGTCGAATTCAATAGGGTCGATTTTGGTGATACCAATTAGATAAGAAATCAAACAACCAGCAGCCGATCCTCTTCCCGGCCCAGTTAACCAGTCGCGACTATTAACGTAATGTATGATATCTTGCACAACCAAAAAATACCCGAATAGAGTAGCATTCTTGATTACTTCAAACTCTTCTTTAAATCTATCTAAATATCTTGTTTTTACTGTTTCATCTTTGACCTTACTTTGATCCACAAGTAATTTCTTCCAACCTTTTCTGCATAGTTCTTTTAAGTATTCTTCTTCTGATAAGTTGTTTGGGCATGGGAATTTTGGAAGAATTGGCTTGCTAAGAATGTTGTAATCTTCGCACTGATTACGAATTTGGTCTAATACTTTAGTATCTTTAGACTTAGACTCTTCTTTATCAAGAACGTAAAAAGTGTCATGAATAAAGAAGTCAACTTTGTCTACTAGTTTGTTTTCGGAAATAGACTTCCTAATTTGGGGAAGTGTTGTTTTCATTTCAGAGCAAAGTAGTATTCTATGTAGTTTAGCGTCTTGCTGATCTACATAATAACTAGGATCGCAATTTGTAAAGTCTTTTCCGCTTAAAACGTAGAAGTTATTGTTCTTCGATATTGTTGCTAAGTCTTGCTGCAATTGTCCATTTTTATCTAATGATGATACTAACTTGATTAAGTCAAACCATCCATTTTTGTTCTTTACAAATACTGCAAAATCATCAAAAGAGCAACCAATTATGGGCTTAATTCCGCCCTCTTTGCAGGCTTGAAAGAATTCAACTGTTCCAGCAATAGTCTTATAGTCGCATATTCCGCAAGTATCGTAGCCATTTTCTTTGCACTTCTTTACTAAATGCTCTGGTTTAGAGTAAGCATTGCGTAAACTGTAGTGAGTATAATTCCTAAGAGGAAACCAAGACATATTCTTCCTTTGTAAAAACTTTAACGTAACACAACTTGTTATACCGCCTTGGGGCCATAAGTTAATATGACCCCCATTCAAAATTATTAAACCTGTATATTCACATATTATTTATTACCAACTCTTACAAGCCCAGTATCTTGCTTTGTATTTAGGGCCGGGATTGTCACATCTCATTCTTGCTCTAAAACTTTTACGTCTAGCAGGAATGTCTTTTTTAATTTCCATATTTGGATCGCCAAAGTTTACTTTAACGACATTTCCTTTATCGTTCTTAACATATACGCTAAACTTCTTTGGGCCGTCTGGAGTTCTAAAAGGTTTATTTAATGTAACTTTTCTACCTTGGTATTCACTACCTTCTCCCATGTACATTAAAACCCTTCCATCTTTTTCGTAATAACCTTTGCGTCTATAAGTATAGACTTCACCAGTATGAGTATCTTGATATTGGTATTTACCTTCTGTTTCTAATAAGTCATCATCTTCATACTTGTCTGGACTGTAATATTTGACAAAATCATATATATTTTGTACATATATTTCTGCTTTAGAAATCATATCCTTAGTCCAATCTTCAAATTCTATCGGAGTATCAACCATTCCATCAATCTTTGATGCTATTTCAACAAGTTGATCACGCATTTTTTGAATTTGCTCAATAGCCATTGTGCTATCGCCAGACTGAGCCTTTTTCCAAGCCTCCGGGTCTGGACGATCCTTATCGCCTCTTTTTGCTGGTTTATAATTCTTACCCTCTCGTTCTTTTTTCTTTCTTATATTTTCCCAAAGTCCCGGCTTTTCTCCAGCAATATCCCACTCTTCTGTTTCTTCGCCAAAATCTTCATACTCTGCTTCGGCAGGAATGTGGAAATTATTTTCATCAATTTCTTCTTCATATCCAACCTCCATTTGCATATAAAAGTCTGCGGATTCTACATAACCACAACCTTCTGTGGCTTGGCTCATGCAAATTGCAACTCTTTGAGAATTATCTGGATATTCTTTTTTCATAACATCGCTACTCATGCATCGTTCTACGAATTTATTTTTATCTTCATCTTTGTTTCTTTTAGGAAGTGGCATAGTTATCTCCAAGTATTAGTTTTTTAGTGTCGTTAAAAATCTTTTCTAATCTTTCTCTAGGTATTCTATTTCGGAAGTAGTTGTAAATACTGTATATCATGATATCGTCAGGATTTTTAGTAATTTCCAACCAGCCAACGAAATAGTTCCATATTCTATCTTCTAATATGAGTGGATATTTCACACCGTCAGGTCTACCAAATCTATGATTCCACCTTAGACTAGGAAGGCAGATGTTTTTACCACCGTTACGTCTGAATTTCTCTGCAATATATCCTTCTTCTCCACCAAACCCCTTGAAATGTTCGTTTACACCAACCCAATTTTCTTTTTCAAATGCTAATAGACCCATTCCCTGCATAGGAATTTCGAACGGGGTTTCTATATTATCTGTAGCCCAAATACCGAACATATCTCCACTCCACTTTGGTGTGAAATGGGTAGATATTGATTTAAGATTGTCGTGTAGTAGCGGCCCTTGCACCAAATCCTTGCAGTTTGGGTGATCTTCAAAATACTTTAATAGACTACTAATTCCGCCCTTGTCTATTAAAACGTGGCAGTCTATGATTAATACATACTTACCAGTTGCATAATCAACTATTTTGTATTTATTGAATGATGAATTTGTTCTATAAGGTATATACTTACCACCGCCAACATGACCTTCTAAAAAATTCCTACAGGCTAATGCGTGAGTTCCTGTTGGATTATTATCAAGGACTATGAATTCTACATCGTCTAGATTAAGATCATGATACATTCTTAGTGATTGTATGGAGAAAAATACCCCATCATAATCATCATAAGTTGCCATTCCAATTGTAAGTAATTTACTCATATATTAACCCGGAGCAGAATAGAAGCCGATATTGAAACCTTCTCTAGTACATTCTTTTATAGTATGTTCCATCCCATTAGTTTGTAAAACATCTTCAACATACTGGCATATATTCTTTTCACTTCCCGGCCACTTGTTTTTGCAATAATGACATAGTTTTGTGCATTTCCAGTTATCTCTGTTTTTAGATATTGGTTGGGGCTTTTCATTCTCTTTTATCTCTAAGAATCTTTTCTTCAACATATTCTTGAACTTTTCTTGATCAGACTCGTCAAAACACATTGAAAAAGGCCCGCCGTCTTTAATGAAGAAGATGCTCATTATTGACTGTTTGTAATCTGGAAATAGTTTGGAAATTGCATAGTTATATAGCAATAGTTGTGGATCAGAACAAAGTTTCTCATATGTTTTCTCTTCACCAGTAGCCCAATCAAGACGCCTTCCCGTTTTCCAATCTATTACTTCAATTACTCCGTCATCGACCTCTGTTACTAAGTCTATAGTCCCCTTAATAGCAAGTTGCCCCTTAACCTTCTCACCATTAATTTCATATTCATAGAAAGCCCAATCTTCATCAATTGGAATATCAAAGTGTGGTTCTGCTTCTACTATTTTGCGGTATCTAGGATCAAACTGACCCTCATTATACTTCAAAGTATTCCATACTAATTCTGCACATTGATCTTTGTCAGTCTTGCTAAATGAATTCTTTGAATCTCTGGTATAGTTACAAAAACTGGAAGTTATTAGATTATCAACAACACTATCTTGTAACAATTCACTTCTCTTTATGGTAATGCCGCCCAACGCATCATCAATGACGGTAATCTTCGTCTTAGATGGATAATCTTGATTGAACTTTTTTAGTTTTGCTAGAACTTCCAAAACCTTATGAACTATAGTTCCTAATTCAGCCTTCTTACCACTATCTGATTGATGCCCCAATACATATGTAATAAAATACTGCATTTGACAGTAAGAATAGTTATTGTAACTGGACGATCTGAGATACGTTATAAGCATTCTTCAACTCCAAATGAGATTAATTTTATTTAGGCTATTACACATTTCTTCTAGAGAAGTGTCTTTGTTGTCTATTATATGATCAAAGTTAGACCAATCGTACTTGTCTGCGTCTAGGGCTATTTCTGGCTCAGTTTGATCGTTAAAGACATTTCTTGTAAGCCTTACTATTATACCTCCAGCATCATGAACACCGTCTACTTCATTAGGAAATCTAATGTCTGGAATAAGGGCCATTGCTGGACACTCAACTTTGATTTGTTTTATAGTAGCATTTAACCACGCACTTTTGTTTATCTTGCGTACTATTTTTGTTCCAAAATGTTCCATGAATTCTCTATTAGTCATGAAGCCAGTTTTATTTTCAGTATTCTCTGGCATATCTTCCCACTTTATATGAGTGAGTTTATTCTTTTGCTTATCATTACCATACAAGTCTTTGAGTTCTAAATCAAACAAATCTATGGTTATTTTTTTTAAGTAGTCTGCAAAATGATAGACTTTAATATAGGGCCACAATTCCTTTTCAGCATACTCAGTGAAAATAGAATCTTTTCTAGTTACATCAAAAATCCCGTACCCACTAATACCATCTATATCTGATGTATTGATTACTAGTTGTCCCTCTTCATCTATATAGAAATCAACTACCATACGTCTATTCTTTAGAACAGAACCGTTGATATAATTAGCGACAGTATTCTTTCCAGACTGCTTCTTTCCAGAAATTCCAATAATTCTTGTCATCTGTTAACCTTTAAATGTGTGGTAAAATACTCTCTTGTATATCCTTGACTTCCATAGCACCAACGTCTTTAAGATCATACCTAGGAAGTCTTGGAAAAGACAGTTTGTATGTTCTGTGTAATTGTCTCTGGATAGCGACTTTGGCTTCTCTACCCGCTTGATCTTGATCCATTAATACGATAATCTTAGTAATCGGTAGTTGATTTAACTTATATTCCTGTTCTTGACTTAATGTTTTACCAAACAATCCCATTACTTGATAAATACCGGCTTCGTACAATTTCCAAACGTCGCCCTGACCTTCTACTAAAATAACAGAATTTGTTTTCTTGATATGTTCTACTGCCCTGTGGTAATTGTAAAATACAAACCTCTTATCAAACCCTTTTGGAGTAATAAGAAATTTGGGGGATTTATATTCATATATCGCCCTAGCAATACAAGCAATTATTTTTGATCCATCGTCATTATGGATGGGAATTATAGAACGTCCAAACAACTTCGATTTTTTATCTAAACAGTCCCCTATCTCAAAGTATTTTAGCGTTTCTTCCTTAAATTTCCTGCTTAAAAAATACTGAGAAGGAACCGTACTACAGTATTCGAAATCAATATCTTCGCTTTTCTTGCTAAATCTATCTTCTGTTAAACTAATCACAAGTTTTGAAAATTCGTCCTCATTAACTGGAGCATTACTAGTTACTTTGCTATTAACACCTAAAAACTTACAAGCCCATTTTAATGCTTCTGAAAATCCAACATCTGCACCGCTTTCTTTAGACAAAGTTCCACGAATTAGTCCAAATATATCGTTGCGATATTCTGACTGACAATCTCTAGTCCAGCATTTCCAAATACCTTTTTGCTTTGAAAATGAGAAGGCCCGAGGATTATCACTACCATCATGAACGGGACAATTGCAATAGATATTATCGCCAAGAGTCTCGTATTCCATTCCTAACTTAATAAAAACCTCTTCGGCCCTATTATTCAATTGGTTTTTGATCTTGTATAAGTCCATTAATCTTTATCTTGTCTAGTGCGTTTTGGTCAACTAAGCCTGTATCAGAAATTGGTTGCTTTTTTAACTCATTTCTGGTTTTGATTTCTCTTAACCTAGCATGAGAACCTTGCATTACCATGTTAATATAGTCTCCATCTTCAAGTCCACCGCCGTGTCTTGCAACAATAGGCACTAACTTTCTATTACCAGCATTTGGCCCATCTTCTGCCAACTCTTCTGGAGACTTGGTTTTGAAGATAGTAAATGATGTACACAGCCAGATTAGTCTATCAGAACCGCTTACAGCGTCTGTGCTTTCTTTGGTAATACCGTCACGGTTTAACTGGACGAATGCTAAACATGGGATATCTAGTTTTACGCATAGATTGTGTAGTGCAGTAATTTGAAAACCTAGTGCTTGATACTCTTGGATGTTATTAGTAATAGAACTAGCAGACATTAACTTCAAGTAGTCAAATATGATCAAACAATTATTTGTGCGACCATTTTCATCACTTCCAACCTCTTTCATAACCCATCTTTTGATTAGGTTAAGAATTTGCTCAAAAGGTTTGCCCGCTACACTGATATAATGATATGGAATTGATTCTATTAATGTTACAGCGTCATGTACACTAGTTCGTTTTTCATCGTCAGATACATATCTACCTTTAGCAACCTCGTTTACTTCAACACCGCTGATATTTGCTATCAACCTATTAAAGTGATCTTTTTCGCTCATTTCTGTGTCTATAACTAAAACTGGGATGCCCATTTTGGTTACATTCAAGGCCACATTGTCAGTAAATATACTCTTACCAACCTTGGGCCTTGCAGAAACTAAATCAACACACTGTCTGCGTAATCCGCCACCAATGGCTTCGTCATATCTAGAATATCCACTTGGAATTCCAATTATGTCGCACGGATTGCTCTCTACAAATTCAATATATTCTCTGATATTCTTACTAAGTTTTTCTGGAACGTCGCCGCTATCATCTTCTCTTAGAAAGTCAGTAACTGGATTTTCTAATAGTTTAACAATTTCATCTATACTCTCAGTCCCATTCACTTCATCAACGTCTTTGCTAATCTTAGATATTAGTAGTTTGATCTTACGAGCAAATTCAAACTTTTTAATCTGGATAGCAAAGTGAAATACATTGTCTTTATGAACTGGGAATTGTAAGAGTGACTTTATATACTTGATTTCTTGATCAGTATTAATGTTCTCATATAGATTTAACTGTTGAGCAACCGACAAAATAGATGGTATATCAACCTTCTGATCATTTATTACTATCTTTTCAACGCACTTGAATAGAATTTGATTATTTAAGTGTGTAAAAGTATCTTCTGTTACAATGTCTGAGACTGTAACATAAGCATCTAATCCATATTGCATCAAGCCAGCCAGTACGGCCCGCTCTGATCCTATGTCAGAAAGTTGTGTTTCCATATTAACCACCAATACATCTACTGCATCGATAGTATTCACCATAGATGGTTGACGGGTCTTCTTTGAATTTCTTACCGCAAACGTGGCATTCAACTTCTACCTTAGTGTACGGCTTACGCTTTCGTGGAACTTTTTCAAACTTTGGTGTTTCGATATGTCTATCTTCACCATTATCTGTCCACTCATTATTTCTCGCTCTCACAGGTTCTCTTCTCCTTACATTATTGTCCTGCCTATTAACTCTAAAGTTTTCATCAACTCTGGCAGATGATGTTGATGGTTTGGGAATATCTGCTGGTGCATTATTTAGTAATGCCTCTAATAACGCTTTCTTTTGTTCTTCATTAAGCATCCCAAGAAAATCATTTGTATTCATAGTCTCTTACCTCGTTCAAGTAGAATGTCGGCCTTTCTTTTTAGTTCAAATACTTTACCTTCTAATGCTTGCAGTCTAGCGTCTGCAACTTCTCTCATATGCTCAACCGATGATGCATAAGAGTTTATTTCGGCTAGTATATACTTCTTTGATTCATGCTTTGTATACTGACTAAAATCATTACTGTGTTGTACTATTAGTCTTTCAATTTGGTCGTGACACCATGATAAAGCAACCTTATTCTTGTTGATTTCATCTTGAATATACGTTGAATATCCATATAATAGATATGCAGCATCTAATGCTTCCGCTTGGGTCATCTTTCTTAGTTGATCTAATGATAAGTCTGCTACAATCAAATACTCTTCTCTAAAAGAAGAAAATTTGGTATTACTTATGTTTAGATAACTATCAACAGATGCCAAATGCTTTGCTAGTTTATCAGACGCTTTTAATTCTTGATCGCCACTCATCGTCGCTTTCTGAATATTTTAGGACTATAAGATCAATATTGTTTAATTCACACCAAGTTTGTTTATCTTCATCCCTAACTTGAGCCTTGATGAAATCCGCCATACTTTTATGGAAAAAGGGCGAATATTCATAATGTTGCTGACCGTGGACTTCAAAAGCCTTACTAATAGTTGGTATGTAAAAATCTAGGTAAAGAACAGACTTTCTATGAGGTAATGTACTACCGGGCAACTTAACTTCTTCTAGAATTCGATAACTATTATAGATTTCTTTTAATAGGTTTCTAGCCCTTAAATGATATTTGGAACGTTTACGGCTATCATCGTTAAATACATCATATCCCGTCAAGTTCCATACATATTCCTTGCCGCTGATTCCAACAATTTTCACTGTAGTTCCTTAATCTTTAGGTATAGGAAATCACTTATTTGAGGGTTATTATTCAAGAATTCTGAAACACTATTAACGCCTTGAAACTTGAAGAATCTTTCAATATCTTCTGGAGAAGAAATATTGTTATCTGCTAGTAACTTGTTGACAATAGGATGGCTTGTGTCATCTACTGCGGCTTGAATAGTATACCAAGCACCGGCAGTTTTGATAAGTCTAAACTCACAAGCAATATGAATAATCTCTTGAACTTCATCTACACCAATGCCATATTTAATCCAACTCTCAGCGGTACTATTAGGTCTACCGCCAGCATTAGATGTTTTTATTACCCAGTTGGCAATTTGACCAACGTGAACTCCAGTATCTTTTGGAACTTGCCACTTGCCACGGTGAGTAATCACCATGTTTGTACCGGCTTGATACTGTACTTGATTACCACAATCCGCCATCTTTGCTGGGGCATATGGAGAACCTCCAGTATTAGCAATATTGTGTGTAACACCTATAAGAATAGATTTGTTCTTCATAAGTGTTCCACTTATACGCTTGCAGAACATAGAGAGCAATCTTGGAAGTGCATTTCGTACTCCAGTTCTTACTTCTCCCTCTAGTTCGCAAGCAGGAACCATATTCGATAAAGAATCTACTATGATTAGACAGCCGGGATCATTGTTAATGTAATATTCAATAATGTTTAGAAAGTCCTCTGCCGATAATACTCTCTCATTCGTAGATTCAACTATAAGAATACTATCAGATTGTAAACCCTTAATGCCTTCAAAATTTTGCTTTGATAATCTACCTTCTGTATTGATATAGATTACCTTTTTGCCTAAACTCTGGCAGCGGGAAGCAAAATGTAGGGCGGTTGTTGTCTTACCACTCTTAGGATCGCCCGTCATAACAACTACAGAACCTTCTCTAAGGCCACCGCCCAAAGCAATGTCTAATGCTGGAGATAAACTGATAACAGATAGACTATTGATACTTTCAAGTACTTCTGTGCCACTTCTAACAACGTCGCCATACTTGCTTATGATTGAATTGCTGATTTCGTCTTCTGCGAACTTTGATGGTGCTTTCTTTGTCTTACTCATAAATTCCTCAAGAATATTGGTTAATGATTTGTTTTGCTATTTCGTAATCGTCATGATTTAAACACAGTATGCCTAATCCACGATCAGTACGTTCGCCCACCCGTCTTTTGTTGTCTTTTACTCCATTATAGCCTGCTTGTTGAAGTTTACCAAACGCCCACGAAGGCCCGTCACAAAATTCGTTTATGTAGTCTATATCATGTAGAATTACTATTCTAGGCTTTGTTTCTAAAACATATTCAATTTCTTGAGACACAGTACACAATCTATGATCGCCATTTAGTAACAAAATAGAATCCGATCTTAAAACTCTAGGTAAGACATTTACGCTCTTATTTTTCACTAGTGATACATCTACATCTTCGTAATCTTCAAGCATTTCCAATAAATTTGGTTTGAAATCTATATCTATCAAAATACATGGGGCGTATGTTATCTTGCTTGCTTCTAGTAAAGCAAATGTGGATACTCCATAACACGATCCAACTTCTATATATGTCGGGGGCGGGTCTACATTTATATTGAGTAAATAGTGCCTTATCATATCTGAATGTCTAACGTCCATAGACATAATATCGTCCATATATGGCACAATATGTTTACTCATAGATTTCTCAATCTGTTAATGTTATTAGACTTACTTGGTTTAAATACTGTTGGGCGAACTTCAACTTGTTGAGTATCTGTTTCAACATCCATGTTTACTTTAACGTTTTCTTTTTCTAATTCGGCGTGGTATTTAGCAATCACCTTTTCTGCTTCTGGATTGATTTTGTATCCACGACCATTCTGAACTCCTAGCACTAAAAGTCTATCAAAATCTTTAGACTGTATAGCCTTCAATATGGCTTCTTCGCTATACTTTTTCTTTAGTTGTATAGCAGCACCGTGCTGTTTCTTCCATATCCAATGATTAGGATCGCCCTTAGTCCAGAATTTATACGAGGGTTTACCTAACTTCAATCTTTCTGCTCTTCTAAGAACAATATATTCTGCAACATATGCTTCAAAAGTACAATATTCACCCGTATGAATATGTTTGTATTTATGTGTTTCTGACCATTGCTTCTGATATTCTTGATTAAACAACTCTGGTTTTTGCGTAGTCATATATTAATGCTTCCTCAAAACAATCCTCTACCTTGCTTTCATCTTCTAATTCTTGTACTAGTTCTGGTATAATCCAGATGGTCTTTTTGACAATATCACCATATAATTTACCAACTGTAAATGTTTGACGGGCTTCGCTACCAAAAGAACCAATGATTGATCTGGTAAGGTAAACACCGTCAGTATTAGATGTATCAATTTCTATTGAGTGCGATCTATACTGTAAACCAACCTTAACAATTGAAAGATTATTCTCTTTACAATACCCTTTTAGAATAAGCCATTCAGAGTAATCTACTAAGTAGATTTCTAAACCATTAGACAAAATTGCTCTTATCCAAGTTTTTTGCTTATCTTTTTTGTATTCTTCAAGCCAATCTTTATATGATGTTATGAAAGCGTTCATTTGATTTTAATAACACACGGGGGGTTATAAGGTTTAGACCTTCTTGTTTCATCAATCATCATAGAAGCATTTTGTGTCATAACGGTAGCACCGCCCTGTCTTGCAAACTGTTGATCTACAATAGTTGGTTGCTTATTCAACTTAGCCTTTACAACGTGCTTTTCTACAGCACTAACTGCTCTGTCTAAGTCTTTAGCAATTTCATCTACAGAAACTCCAGACTTAAACTTTTCTTCAACATAAAAGGCTTCTGCCTTTCCTAACGGGCCTGTCTTAGCCATTGATATAACTCCTTTGTGCTTTTGCCATATATGCTTGATTTCTTGTTCTTAGGAACATAAGAAAGTAGTTATATGTTTCAGCGTTTGTGGTTTTTAGATTCAGTTCTAGAACTTTTTCCCTATTACTATCTATTCCATATGGATCGTAGATTGCATTTCTGTGTGTCAAAACTTGAAAAGTATTTGATGCTACTGTACCATTTGAGATAGTTTTCATCTTAGCATATACTCGTTCACTATCTTCCGATATTGGTCGCCCAATCTTGTTGATTGAAATCTCGACCACTTCTTTCTTATCGATATTGTCTACGTTGTCTGTTGAGTTAATAAACTTCATTTTTCACCTGTCATTATGTAATTTAACTTCTGTTTGTCGTTCATCTTCATTATATCTTTTCTAGATGCGGGGCCGAAGTCTGCTAATGGTTCTTTTACTTCTTTGGCTTTATTCTTTTCTTCTATTTCTGAACGCTGGTAGTGTCCCTTTTTGGCCCAACTTCTATCCATTACGCTTCCAATTGTGTTAGTCCCCTTCATGAATGATCCAAGCCCACCATATATTACCCTCTGTAGCGTTTCTTTACCGCAGTTTGGGCAAGTGGTCAAAGCGTCATCTTTTATAGACTGACTTATATCCTTCATTTCGTGCGAACATTCTTCGCAAGTATAATCGTACAGCATATTTCCTCAAGATTCTAGTGCGTGTAAAACAGCACCTAAAATACCATTTCTTTGAATATCTTCATATCCTAAAGTGCATATTCCAATACCATTTATATCTGATAGTTTATCTATACACTCTAAAAGGCCATTTCCACGATATAGGTCTGTTTGTTTGGTATCTCCATTGATCATAACTTTAGAGTTTTCGCCCATTCTTGTAATGAACATTTTGATTTGTTCTAATGTGCAATTTTGGGCTTCGTCTAGAATCATATATGAATTATGGAATGTAGACCCTCTCATTGTTTCTAATGGTTCGAATCTTATTCTTCTGGTATTGTAATAAAGACCAAACTTATCTCTTCCGAGGAAATAGCGTAAGTTTTCTTCCATAGGTTGTAAATACGGCTTAATCTTATCATTTAACTCACCCGGAAGTGAACCAATATCTTTGCCCGTACAAACTAATGGGCGGGTTACTATAATGGTTTCAATCTTATCTCTGAGAAGATGTTCTGACGCTACCCCGGCTGCAATAAATGATTTACCAGTACCAGAAGGCCCAGTACAAAAGATAATGTCGTTCTCAATAATAGAACGAATGTAATCTTTCTGGTTTTCTGTTTTGGCTGTTAATACATTTTGTTTAGGTTCTTGTTTGCTTTTTTTGTTTTTTCTCGGATTGTTATTTGCCGCTGCTGCCATTTAATTCTCCGTTGTTGGGAGCGTATTGGCTAGATACCCGAACTGCCGAAGCCATTACTTCCCCGTTGCGAGGAACCTAACGAGTCATGTACTTCCATAAGTACGCAAGGAACCTCTTGGAATATAATCTGAGCGATTCTATCCCCGGTATTTATACTAACATTTTCATCAGAAGTGTTGTATAAGCATACCATTATCTCTCCCCTGTAACCACTATCCACTACTCCTGCTAGAACATCTATGCCCTGTTTAACAGATAGGCCCGATCTAGGCCAAATTAAACCGGCAAAATGTTCTGGCATTTGCAATGCAATTCCAGTACTGACAGTCTTGCGTTGTTTTGCGGGAATGATGGTGTCAATATTAGAATAAAGATCAAATCCAGCATCATTAGAATTTGCTTTTGTTGGCACTTTAGCATTAGAACTCAATAGTTGCACTTTAGTCATATGACTAATTTGAAAGTTAACGCTGTTTATTGCTATACCTTTACCACAAGAAATCATAGTAATCCTCCTTTATTAAACAAGATCGCACTTTCCTCCAGAACAAGCCCACTCTTGTTCAGCCTTAACATTATTTTGTTCTTCAATAACGTTAGTGTAATCTACCTCTTTATATTCACGCATCATATCTAACCAATCTTTCCAGTTATAAACATCTTTCATACAATATGTAAGTTGTTTAAGATCACCATTCATATACCTATCTGCAAATTTTTGGCATCTTTCAAGATATGCTTTCTTTTCTGTTCCTTTTACCTTTTGTCCAAATCCTAGTAAACTATCACAAGCGGCCCACAAATTATCTTCATAGAGTTGAAGTCCAACTTCTATTAAACCACTTACAAACATAGCGGCATCACCATAATATTGAATTTGCTCACTTGGTAAGTAAATTGTTGTAAAAGGGGCTTGTGCATAATCTTTGTCGCCAGCAATTGGAAGTAATGAAACGCCGCAGAAGTATTTGCGATTGGTATAAATAAATTCTGTTACATCATCCCACTCTTCGGGTTTAACATTAATTGTATTTGATACATTGTGAACTAGCCACGGTTTAGTACACAGATTTTTATTTGTTCCTGTTATTACCCAGTTTTGTTGAGTACTTTTGACATACTTTAAAAGTTCTATAGCATTAACTTGGTTCTTGAGTTTTGAACCATCTGGAACCTCTACGCAAAAGGCTACAACATCATCCGAATCATTATTAGACCAAACACTTTCTTCGCAACATCTTGGGTTTTGTTCCTTAAAATATTGATAGATTGGTTCCATTTTGTTAGCCTGCACTCTGCGTATATATCTCTTAGCATGATGCGGGTGAATACCAGAAGATGTTCCTAAAATACAACTAGATGTTCCTTCTGGTTTTACACAAGTTGTTCTTGCTGCTTGATTGATGCCAATAAGTTTAGCAATTTTTGCATTAACGTCTTTGACTATCTTAGCACCTTTTTTTTGCACTTCTTGATCTAAGCAGATTTCGTGCTGTTCCATAACACCCGTCATAGAAACGCCCAACAACGCTTCTCGACTTATGATTCTTTCGGAAACTTCTCCAAGATATGGAAACTTTGTAAATCCTGCTTGAAGTGTACCAATTATAGCCGCTGATTCGCAAGCCTCATAAAAATCTTCTGCGGTCTTCAATTTTGCACAATTTATAGTAGATAGATTACAGGCTTGCCAACCTGTTTCACCAGTTACTTCATCTACCGGCCACATACCTATTTCAACACATGGATTTACAATTAGTTCTTTTGAATCAGACCAGACAAATCCGGGTTCACCGAACTCTTTTACAGAATTCATTAACTCTGCAAATTGCTCTTTAGTTGTTTCATTTCTTATTAACATCGCAGAATTATTTGATCTTCCACGCTGCGGATTTTCTATAAACCAACTGCCAGTTTTTGCTTTTGCCATTTCATCATCATCTGCTGAAAATACGCATATTGTAGCACTACGACGAACGCCTCCGCTAATAACAGCATCAGCACTAAACATAACTATATCATAGGCTTCTATTGGCTTAATCTTATCTCGTCCAGACTTGACAGCGTTATCAAGTACTTTCTTAATATTGTTTAATGCCTTCTTTAGAGGCTCTGGGCCGGGGGCTTTGCCGCCACTAGACTTTAAATAAGAACCCGCCTGACGAATTTTGGAATAATCAAATACAACATTTTTTCCATTATATTCTGGAAATAGATCACATTTGTGAAAATAACTTGAAATTAGAACCCCAACAGCATCAGACCATCCTTCTATTGAATCTTCAATTATGAATTTTTTTGATCCACTTTTTTCTTTTATAAGTGATGGCATTTTGTCTATGTGATGCTTTTGTACTGAAAACCCCGTACCGCATCCACACAATAGGAGGTACATACATTCTTGGAAAAATCTTACTCTGTCAATATAAGATGCAATACAATTATAGATACGGGCATTATGCTTAAAAATAGGCGATCCGCCAAACTGTAACGCCCTCTGAGAACCAAGAATTTTCTTCTTCTTCATATCTTCATATGCTTTAGAGATATATTCATTAATCTCTGCGTTATTTATGTCTTCTGGATTAACATACGCATCAACCATCATTTGCTTAACTCTATCAACCGCTTCATACCATGTTTCTCTTCTCTTCTTTTCTGGTATCCACCTTGCATATTTTGATACGAATGTATAATTCATCAAAGACTTTAATGACATTTAATTCTCCTATCTGCTTTTTCAACTAACTAAATAATTTTCGAAACAATCTTTCAAGAACAAATTTTAGAACTACTGGTAAGACTACATATAATAGAAGAAATGTAAGAACAACAGAACCGCATTTTAATTCTGCGTCATTTTTAATATTCTCAGTGACGAAATCTTTGCAGTCTCGCTTTAATTGTCTTTGTGAATATTTATCGCATGATGAAAAGTCCATACCGCCCTGACTTGCTATTGTAGCCCACTCACTAGCGTAGTGCAAGCACTTTTTTGCGAGTACGTTTCTTTCTTCGTCGCCGTATTCTGCATCAATAGAACTTTCGATATCACTTACATTAAAAGAGCATCCAAATAACTCTTCTGATTTGTCATCATATTTGAAATTGATATCTGGTAGATATTTGAGTTTTAGAGTTCCACCATCTTTACCCAAAGTCAAGCCTTGTACATAAGCACTCAATTTGATGATCTTACGCCAAGTTACTTTAGGAAGAGATTCGGTAAAGGATAAGATTATGTTTTCTGATGTGTCTTTTATGATTTTAATATCTAAAGGTTGGGGGAAACTTATATTTAGATTTTTGATATCATACCCATTCTTTGAGAATATAAAATCAACAACTTGTTTTATTTGTGCGATAGGTATATTCATGTTATTTCTTCTGTATTAATGCCCAAGCGAACCCCATGAAAACTTCTGATAATTTAAGTTTTTCTTCGTCATTTAACTTACTATTATCATCTGATCCAACTGTACTAGTAATTAGTTTTATGATTGAATCATCTAGACCTTCGTACTTATCTTTCATAGATTCTTGGAAAAACTTTTGTGCTGCTAATGCCATTACATCATTAACTTGTTGAAGATCAGCGTCATAACCCTTTAAACGGTTAGCAAATTCTTGACTAAATATAGCCATCTTTGCACGATCTGTTGGGTCTGTAATTAAATCTGAAACAGGATTAACGATAGATATGATAGTATCGTTTGGTTTATCAATATTAAGTATTGCTACGTCTGGTTTTGGTACAACAAAATTTGGAATATAGGGCCGTAACTCTATACCTAGTCCTGCAAGTACTAAAACTATGGCTATTACGTTCTTGATATTAAGAAACTTTGACATTATTATCCTCTTCAATAACCTTGTTTAAAAGCGGGAATACTTCGTCTAATTTGTCCGAAGCCACCTTTAGGTTATAGGTGTCGCACTTGGTTTTTAACTGATACCAAAGGCTGACGATTTCAAGAAAACCTTCTTCATTGTCTGATTCTGTGTTCATTTGTTTATCCTTCTTTTTGTTCTTGAAAAATAGTTTTGATATGATGTATTGTACATCTACAAAGTTTGTGGCAAGAATTAGTAAGCCTGTTGCTACTAAAATAATACTTAACGTTGACATTTTGACCTCTTATTTATTTTTAGAATGATATTGGCAATCTGTTTTGTGACCGTCGCCCTGTACAATAATCCCAGTTCCTCTACAACTACATTTTGCTGGGTCTGGATTTGTATCATCAACAACGGGTTTGGGAGAAGGCTCAATATTGAAAACTTCTTTTTCTGCATTATTGAATGCTGTTTTGCACTGTTCTTGCCATTCCGTTACATAAGAAGAGTACATATTTGTTATATCTTCTGGTTCAACACAATACATATTGTTTGAACATCCAGAAATTAATAAACTTAAGATAATGAAGTATTTATACATATAAAATCCTTAATAAATATTGAATTGAGACAAATTTAAAATATCAAGTTGATATCCAAGTACAGACATTGCATTATTGATTTCTGACATATAATATGGTATAAAATTTGGATTACCTTGTACAGATAATAATACCATTTGATTATTAACTATTATAAATTGTGGATTTCCGCTATCTCCAGTAATCAAAGGTTCATTAAAAATCAACTGATTTGTATCTGTGGGGAAACTTGTTCTAAATTGACTATCGTTTAAGTCAGTAATAGAATTCCAAAGATAAATAAGACTTTTTTGTTCTTGATCATGATGAATGTATGGTAAAGTATTTCTACTCAATCCATACATGGATGGCAAATATCTGTACCAATCTATCGGCAAAAACTTACAAAAAGAAATGCCTGACGGTTGGCCGTTTTCTATAGTGGCGTCAGAATTTAATACAACAATTACCATGTCTGGAGTTGGAGATTGATTTATTGTTAATACTTGCGTAACTGTTCTAGTTATAACTTGATTGCTTTCATTAACAAATCTAACTGTATCTCCTATAATTGGATAAAAGTTGGCGTGTTTGCAATATATCATATGTCTAGGAGAAATTAATGTTCCTCCGCTTGCTCCACCGTGCCTAGAATTCCACGGACTGATAGAAGTAGTATTGACATTAGATATTAAACTATTTATATTTCTAATGTATGTTGAAGTATCGTGATTTTTTGAAGAAAATAAATTGATTTGTTTTTGTGGAATAGCAGTAACTCTAGAATTCATATCATCAATAATATGTTTTATTAGACTATTATTAGCATATCCTAAAAATATTGTTTTAAATAATTCAGAGGTTTGATTTAATATATTTATAGATACGCTGATATTATTCATTGTTGCTGTTATGTTACATGATCCATTATTTACATGCGTAACATATCCATTTGCTACAGATGCAATATTTGTATTATCAGAAAACCACGTTATTGTGTTAATTCCTTGATTGTTGATTATTATAGGAGTTAAACTGTAATCAAGACAAGAATTTATATTGTCATATCGTGCATATACTTGATCTTTGGAATTAAAAGTTGAAGATGGTTGTGAAGAATTTATAATTCTTACAATTGGAGTTTTTGAAATTCCAACCAACTTTTCTGGAATTTTAAAACTTATGTTTCTGTTATTGATTTTAGAAATTATGTTCATATTTTTATGGGTTTAAGTTTACTGTTACACCCCTAGATACAAGCGTAGACCTTGCTCCACTACCTATTGGTGATAATGTGGATAATCCTGCGCTTGTTCCAGCATTTAATGAAACAATTCTACCGGATGGATATAAAAAAGTACCGCTAGTGCCATTTAGATTAGCCAATCTTATTAAAGTATTTTCCACAGATGATGAATTTAATCTATGTCCGCTTATAGTTACATCACCATTTACAAGTTTTAATCCTGACCCAAGATTAAAATTAACTAAGGTAGAAGATGACACTCCGCTAGGTATACTTATTGGACAGCCTATATATTCAATAGATGGTAAAAATATTCCAGATAATGCTGGTAAATTTACATAAGTACCACCAAAAGTAGTAGTAATATATTTTAATTTTGGAAAATTTATTTGAGTTAATATTGCCATATTTGAAGGATTAAGTGTTGAAAGACTTTCAAGATTTGGTAAATCTATATTAGACATATTTGATTGTACGCTAGTAGCAAAAGTTAAATTTCCATTTTCCCAATATTCTAAATTTGGTGCATAAAAATTATTGAAATTAATAACATTAGGAACTATATTTCCAAAAATTGCTCTTACTTCTGGCATAGAAATAATATTCAATGGAAAACCCGATGATGATCCACCCGCAGTATTTATATTACCATTTAATATCTTCAAATTTGGAAAATATATTCCCGAACAAGTTGACGATGTAAAAGTTCCTACTGTCATACCATTAAGTCCAACATGATTGAACGTTACCGATGTTGCTCCGCTGGGTATATTTGCCCAAGCAATATCATTCGTCCATAAGCCGGGATAATCAAAAGTTTTAGTATTTACTCCAGAACCTTCAATTCGTATAATATGCCGAGTTTGACTTGGTACTACAGTAAGAGTTTGAGTGGAAAAAGTACTGAAACCACTAGCAAAAGTATATGATATAACATTCGGATTTTTTTCAATATATGATGTTCCGTCTGCTATTATTTTTCCACCAGTAGATATTCCATTTCCGACACGCAAATAATTTTTATCTAATGGAATGGCTATTTCACCACTATTCAATACTATTTGAGATAAAGCAATATCAGTATCATTTAAGACGCTTAATCTCGCTTCTACAACATCTGGTAATTGAGTGCTGGTTAATTTGAAATTATTAAATGAAATCTTTTTAGTAATGGCATCGCCACTAGGATTGTCCATAAAAATAAACAAATCATCAGATGTTAAATTACCGCTACCGTCTGGTAATTGATTTATTCTAACAGTTCCCATATTAAACTCCTAATATGCCAGAAGACCCCGTTGTATAATAAGTAACATCATCGAATCTATTAGTTAACCGTGTTTCATTAGCAGTATATGAATAATTTTTGTTATATTCAAATGGGCTTATTGATGCTTGATAATTTCCACTACCGCTAATGGGTCTACCGGGCCAGCAATAAACTACAGCAGAACCATTCTGAATAGTTTCTCGACCAGATACTACGTTTGTTACTACGTCTGTAGTTGTAATAGGCATATTTTACCTCTTATTAGAAAATGTTTTTTAATGTCCACTGAACTTTTCTTCGTGGGAAACCATTTACGTTGCTAAATACCCAAGAGCCGTTTGATGCTAACATCTCAGCAGCATCTCTTTCTCTAATCCAAAAACTTCCATCTGGTTGATCTAATCTCTTTTCGCCATTGTTCCATAATCCCCAAGAATTTTGAACTAAGAATAGTGTTTCATTATAGATTTCGTGAGTGTCATCCATAGCAATCCAAGCCATAGCGTGACTCCACGATCCAGACCGTGATGCAATACCGTACTTATCTCTACGGGAACTAAATCCCGAATTACTGCATACACTAATTGAATAACCATTGAATATTGCGTCTCTGGCTTGCTCTATAGTATTGATAAGACTAATAGTAAGAACTTGGTTTTTCTTAGCAACATCAACAAGTTCTTTTGGTACTCCGCTTCTTCCCCATCTTCCACCAATAGCACTATATTGCGAAAGATCATATTCTCCATACTTTTGACGCAATAGAATGCCGCCGGTTTCATGAACGAACCGTGCGGCAGTAGAACAAGTCATTCCCTCTCCGCTGTGGCCTCTAGCACCGTAAATACCTTCTGTAGCACCACGGGTTATGAAATCTTCTCGTTCGCCGTTTATAATAATCTCGGAAGAGCGAGTAACGTCTACTGCATTTCGTGTTGCATGACTGACACAATCCCCTTGGACTTGTCTTTCTTGTGGGCCAAATGTTGGATCAAATTTAAGTAGAGACTTGAATGGTAGAGCAAGTTTACCTTTACCACTACCACTCAAATCATAAGCCGCCACCCCGAATAGTGGGTGTGGAAGTTCTCCTAAAAGTTTATCAAGTTCCTTTGGATCACAATATGATCCTACGAAACCTTCACGATACGCTTTTAGTAAATCTCTTGGCGACTTAAACATTCTTAGTGTTATCCTTTGCCCACTTTACTACTGTGTTAATTACCACAACAGTAACTGGAACAACTAGGGCGGTCATACTACCAAGGTCTAACTTGGTAAGATGTTCACCAAAATATGTTAATACAGCCGCTAAACCAACTAATAAAGCATTCTTACCAACAGAAATTAAATCTGTGGTGTTGAGTGCAAAAGATGTTGAACCCTTCTGATCTGCCATGTTATATCTCCTTGATTATTGAAATACTAATTAGAAATCCACCTTGCTCTTTTTCGTTAATCTTATAGGGAAATCCTATCATTTTAACTAATTTACTATCTACTGTACTTACTGTTTTGACTAATTCTCGGTTCATTTCTAGGCACGATTTTAATTCATTGAACAGTTTTTCTCGGTCTTTTTCTTCTATGTAGTTAAGCCAGTTGTATCCATCCACATCGCTAATTACATCTTGTGTAAGTTCGAAAAAGTTATTGTTTGTCCAAACTAATCTTCCCTGACTATCTGTTTCAAAAAGTGCTGCACTATGATAATGTAAAGATGCTTTTGTTCGTTGTTCTATTACTATTTGTCTTTTATCCATCTTATTTACAGTGTTTTTAAGATCATTTATAGAGTCTTTGAGACTATTACCACCATTAGTGGTTAGTTCTTTTTTGATTGTGTCTAGAGATTTGAATACTTCTTCTTGTCCACTCATTAGTTTCATAGCGGGTTTGATCATTTTCATCCATAATAGGCTAAAAAATGTACCTATTCCGCCAAGAATGCTGAATAATAGCGTTATGTGATCTGGATTTGTGAGGTCTACCATATAATCCTCCAAGGAGAAAGATATCCAGTGCCTCAAAGCGAGGCACTGGTGCTACAGAATAATACAGAACGAATTATTCGTTACTATCTTTAGCCTTATACGCAACATTTCTTGTTGGAAGTGGTGCGCCGAATCTATAGGTAAGTTCGCCGGGAACTGCTCTTGTTGGTGACGCAGCATCATCAATAGCAGGGAAGTTTCCGCTCGTTGAAACGTATGTCACAGCAGTACCAGCACCCGTACCTTTTGTACGACCGGGAACCACACCGCTAGAAGGAACAGCATATAGATCGAACTTAGCGGTAGCGTAAGTACCAAACTGAGTTGTTTTTAGGTTCTTGTTAATAACCTGACCAACTGCCCCACCGGGAATAGTTAGAAGGGTTGAACCAGAACCATTGATAGAACCAGCGTTGATATCGCCAGCAGCCATAAAGAGATAGCCGCTTCCATAAGGTGGAGTATAGGCAAATGTGCCTGCACTTCTAACCTTGATAACTCCCTTGGGATCGGTAAATCCGATTTGCCCACTAGCGGAGTCTTGCACAACAGTTGTGCCATAAGCAGCAACTGCTGGAAGATTTTTGATTAAAGATAATTCACGAATATTGTATTCTGGTGAACTACCAATATTTAGTATAACGCCGCCATTGTTACGAAAAACCGTTCCAGAACCCGCTGTAGTGGTTGCCATAATCTTCTCCTTGAAAAAGTATTGGTGTAAAGTATTGCATCCACTTATCCTTTATGCGTCCAGTTCCTATTGTCATATACACATTTAGTTGAATTTATGCCTTATACCATCGGCCAATTTGTGTATTTTTCGTCTTACACTTTCTCTATTTTTGCCTACATTTTCAGCAATTTCTGATATAGTCATATTACTCATTTTATGATTAATGAGTTGTTGATCATCTTCATTAGGAAACTCGTCCATTAAATCTATCATGAAAAATGGATTTTCATTTGAAGGAACGTTGCTATGAAGTTTCCCGTGGCATTTATTCTTATTGCTAAATTTTATCTCTTTCATACATTCTATAAATACGCCGCGATAAAGGTAGGTTGTAAACTTAGCCCCTTTCTTTTCATCGTGATTTAAGAAAGTCTTCCAAAGAGCATTAAGTTGGCAAGTCTTAATAGTGTCTGAGTCCAACTGATTCCTAAACCTTCGTGCGGACTTGTTCATAATCTTGAGAATATTCTCGTCTTGCATAGCAATTTCAAGTTTAGAATCAATGTCAGTCATTCTTTTCTCCTTTAATAAGTTCTTGCTCAATGTCGTATCTTACGTCTTGGAAGTCAAACATTTGTCCTATTCCAACAAAAAATCTGTATCTACTAAATACTTTCAATATTTCTACCCCTTTTATTTTATTTAGAATATCTTTTATTCTAGGCGTTATATCAAAGTTAGTATGACCAATCCAGCAGTCGAAGTTTGAAAGCATAGCAACATCTTCAACGACTTGCGGCGTAATTGGTAATAACTTACTTATCGCTATTGGTGAATGCTTCTTATCATCCTCTTCAAACGAGTCATCATCTTCATCATCTTCGTCCTCGTCTTCTTCCGAATGTATAGAAAGCATATTTTGTACAACATTTTGCAATATTGGGCAACTTATCTGCTTCTCAACATAATCTTCATATTTTTGCCACCCTATCTTTTTTTGAGTCTTTGACATTTAGTTCTCCTTACTTATTCATGAATATCTCTGACGGCTTAATGCATGGCTCATTATCTGCGTCTACACCTAAACCCTTTAACATCTTCATCTTTGTGGATGGGGAAATTTGGCTGAAAACTTTCATAATATGGTCGCCATTACCATCATTAATCATAGCCTCTTTAATGATATCAATAGCCTCTACTACTGATTGATCAGATGCTAAAATGTCTAATATTCTACATAAAGATTTTATAGACTCTTCACTATAATCTTGCATTTGAACATCTAGTATTGGCGAGTCTAAATCGTTATCAAGTACAACAAATGTAACAGATGCTAATACATTTGGCCCATCTTCTGCCAATATTTCTGGTTCTTTTTCCTTTTTTTTGAGAAAATCAAATAACATCTAAAATCTTCCTTCCTGTGTTATGCCAACTAAACTGTTTAGCAGTATCTAATCCAGCACTATTAACTTTCAATCTACCCTGCGTATTCAACAAATGAATGTCTCGCATATGTTGTATAGCAGCAATTTTGGCTTGATTATCAAACTTGGCCCAATTACCCTGACCATGAAACCATTTTCCATCATATGCTGTTTCTGTTTCACTTATAGGAATTAGTTGGCAATTGTGTTTATTACAAAACTCTGTATGGGCAGAATAATCTGTGGTAATTATGTGTTTTCCGCAAGCCATCATTTCAAGCACTTCTAGATTCCACCCCTCTGCCCGTGAGGGAAATATGCCACAGTGAACTTGTGACATAATGTTATACACTTCCTCTTGAGTCCTTTGATATGGGATAATGTGTATTTTTGAGCCTAATTTGGAGTTTTTGTATAAGTCTATCCACTCCATAGTCTCATTATCTTTAAGAAAAGGATTTGAACACATCATAAAAAATTCAACATTATCATCTTCGTTGAATGCAAGATTGAATAGTTCAACTAATACATCATGCCCCTTACGAATTTCCCATTTGCCACAATTAAGGAATCTCGTCGGGGTGTCAACTGGCATAGCAGATTCTTTGAATATAGAAGAGTCAACCCCTAAAGGGACAACTTTTACATTTTCTTCTAAAATCTTGATATTCTCAAGTATTACTTTCTTAGCCCATTCTGAGCATACGAAAATCATATCAAGAGATTCAAGTTGATGTTTTTCTACATCATTGAACTTATCTAATTCAAAGATAGGGAATCCTATCCTTTTGCCACGACCCACAAATTGGGCCATATCGTGCTGATGCCATATTTTAATGCACGGGGCGTCATATGAGAAAAATCTACCTTTATCTAAACATTTTCTTACTAATTCTGCATCATTATTGTTATTGACCGATGGCGACCCAATCACATTTAGTGATACGTCTTTGGAATGAAGATCAGATAAGGATTTGAGAATGTTAAGACCAGTAACTCCATATCCTAGACTATTGATTGGGGCCAGTAAGTTTATTTTCATGCGTTTACCTTATTGTATTTGAAAAAGAACCACCTTTTTAGTTTTGATACATCTTGCTCATTGTTTATTTTATCAAGATAGCCAAGTATTTCACTTAATGAGTTAAAGATATGTTCATGGGGTAACATAAAAAACAACCAGTTTGGTGCGTGTCTTTTACCCTGTTTGCACCATACTAATACTGGCTTTTTTTGCCTGTTAGCAGTAACTATTTCTTCATATGTACCACAGGCATGAATATCTATATCTATGTAGGCAATAATAAAGTCTGAAATATCAACGCATCTTAGGTCTGCATTTCTTATGATACCAAACTCAGGTTTAATCTTATCAAACTGACCAGTTTCTTTATATGAATCTATTATATTTCTTGTATCTTCGTTCTCTATAACCCCATCTATTGGTTTGTTACATGGATCAATAACTGTAACCCCCATTTTTCTTAGGAGTCCACCTATCCTTTGTCTCCATTCAATACCACAGTCTGGAACTCTATCCATAGCACCGACTAGATATGTTCTCATTCCAACAAGATTATTCACTGAATCCATTATCTATACTCCACCATATTTTGTTTATGTCTAGTGACTCTATAATCATACTGCACCTTTCACAAGGTTTACTATATCTTAGTTCGCCCCTTCTGTTAAGACGAATAACAACCATTTTCAAACTGTTGTCAATATAGTGCTTTCCCCACAGTCTAGAAATCAAGTCTGTTTCTGCGTGGAAGTGGGGATATACTAACTCAGTATTGAAACGCTTTGAAAGAACAAAAGCCTTGGTGTGAGTTTTTTCTGGATTATTTTGACCAATAGCCAAAAGTTTATTTCTCTTGAAACCAAAAGCAAAATGAAAGAATTTGTATTTTATACTTCTTTCTTCTTTTACTTTAGGAAGCAAACTAAGTGCAATTTGGTGAGATTGATCTAATATGTTCATAATGTAATGGTATTAACTGTTACTAACTTAATGAATTGCTCAATAGTTGTGATTTCGTGATTGTCAAAAATGTCGCTAGTCTTATTCTTAGCCTCAGTCTTTTTGTAACCAAGAGCAACTAAGCAGCCGATGCAATCATTGTAAAGAGCCTCGTCACGCTGCGGCTTAAATGGTTGTGCGGCCACTGGAGTAGAAGGTGGGGGAGTAGTAACGGGTTTTGTTGTAGGCGTTGCAACCTTCTGCTTGGGCTTGGAAACTGTAGTTCTACGAACTTTAGGACGATTGGGGATAACTGGAATTGGTTCAAAGTAGTCATCAACATAACCAATGATATACTTGTCACTGATTTTGTTATCTTTGTTGTAATAACCCTTGATAGTATATACAACTAATGCAATTACGAAAATAATTGCAAAGATAGTGCCTACATATGGTTCTGGTTGTGGATTCATGGTTGTTACCTTACCGTGGATTCTACCATATAGTATCGACTTGTCAAGTGTCGGAAGATTAAAAAAAATGGCCCGAAGCACAGAGCAACGGGCCACTTTCTTAAATCAGTAGAGTTGAAAACTCACTCTTTTTCGCTTTCCTGTCCAACAACAGCGGCAGCAGCAGGCCCAAGAGAAATCTCGTCTGCCATTATACAGACAGACATTTTCTTGTTACCTTCCTTATCTGGATATTCTTCAATCTTCAACTTTCCTTGAACTCCAACTAACCTTCCTCTTGTTAGATGAACCTTTAGAGCCTCTGCCATTTTTCCAAAACATAGAATATTAAGGAAAAGAGGTTCTTCGTCTCTTCGATCATTTACTGCCATTCGGAACTTTGCCATAGTAGTACCCTTTTGAGTTGTACTAATATCAGCGTCCTTTGTTAGTCTTCCGCAACCAAGCCATGTATTCATATTCATGCTATCATACCTCCAAAGCCTGACGAATTCTTCCTCTTAGTACCTGAGTATTACCATTGTTACGACTAGCAATAGTAGCACTATAAAACTGTCTTGCAACAGAACGTGGAATTCCTAGAAGACGGGCTGCAAATTCAGTTCCTCGCCTTGTGTCAGAAGTAATCCAAAATCCTGCCAATCCTGCCAATCCTGCTTTATGAGCAAGTGCTGTAATAGGATTTAGGGAACGTCCACGCCAAAACCCGCTCTTAATAACAGCAGTAATCCTGCCGTCGTTATCAACATTCCAGTTATATGCTTTTGCAACATTCTCTAGTCGATCAAAAATCTCGTTATACTTCATAATTATTCTCCAGTTACTGATGTAGTTAAACTATCCTCAAACTTCTTTACCTTTTCCGAACACTTATTAACATACAGAGATAGATGTTCTATATCTGTTGCAATTTTCTTTTGACTTTCTTGCAACTCTAGTATCCTTGCTACAACTGAGTTTATATGCTCTTTAGCCATATCAAGAACGGCTTTTGTTTCATCCATTTTTATTCTCCTTGTTTCCGTATTATACCACTCATGATCCATAAAAACATTATCCCTTCTGCTCATAAGTCAAGTAATCAAGTACTTGAGTATGAGTCCAATTAGGTTGGTAATTATCGTCAGTAGACAAACGTGCTAGTTCTATATATTCACGCTCTAATCTAACTAGTAATTCTGCTAAGAATTCTAGTCTATTTTCATGCATACAATCTTCTATTAGAGTTAATGCTGTTCTAACTTCGCTGTTCATATTCTATTAACTCCACTTTTGCTTGTTTGAATAACCAACGAGATATTTCAAGATTTGATTTCCATCTATCGATTTGACAAGTATATGATACTACTCTTTTAATCTTTTTCTGTATTACAACACTAGCACAATTTGGGCATGGCATGAATGGGTAAGTATATAATGTACATGATTGTAAACTTTGATTAGCAAAAAGTATTGCATTCATTTCACCATGCACTATCACCTTGTATTTAATATCACGATCAAATAACATACTTGGATCGTCAGGAACATTTTGTGGGAATCCATTATATCCTATGGATATTATCTGATTGCAATCATTTACTATAACAGCCCCGACCTTTGTTGATGGGTCTTTTGACCAATTTGAAATATGTTCTGCTAAATCAAGGAACCTATGATCCCACTTTGGAATACTCATACCATAATAATCCTAAATTAGCAAATACATAACCGGCCCACATTACACCGTGAGGATTGTCGCCCTGCCGAAAACAACTAATACAAGTTGTAAGATAGCATATTGTTGAGATAATAATAGCGGGAATAGCCATCAAACACTCCGATCAAAATGTACTCTATTGACTCTTATGAACTCTGCACACTTTGGTAGGTCTTTCAAAGTATCTGCACCAACATATGCGCACGCACTTCTTATTCCACCAAGTATATCCTCAATTACTATAGACACATCGCCCTTATATGGCACTCGTATTGTACGACCTTCGCTTGCACGATATGACTTTATTCCGCCATATTTTTCTTGTGCTGTATGAGAACTCATTCCATAGTAAGTAAACTCTGTTTTTCTTTTTTCTAATTTGAAATTATTTTCGGGATATTGTTTTCCAAAACCATACTCTATAGTATTGTCGTATTTCCAAAATCCCTCACATTGCTCAGTACCTGCTAAAATTCCTCCAAGCATCACAAAGTCGGAACCAGCCGCAAACGCTTTTACAACATCTGAGGAAGTTCTACAACCCCCATCAGCACAAATCAATCCTAGTCGCCTGTCTCCATTTTTTAATCCGTGTGCTGCATGAGAACATTCTATAATAGCAGAAAGTTGTGGATAACCCACTCCGGTTTTCAATCTTGTTGTACAAGCAGAGCCGGGGCCAATACCAACCTTAACTATGTCTGCACCGCCATGAAGAATTAGTTCATGAACCATTTCTGGAGTACATACATTACCAGCCATTATAATTGGCTTATTTCCAAACTTATCTCTTATTTTACGACAGTGTTCTACAAAATTATCGGTATATCCATTTGCAACATCAATACAGATATTTGGAATATATGCTATTCTATCAATTATTTCTGAAAGTTTTTCTACTTCATTACCATTAATACCCATGCTATACCAGTAGGTATTTACTTCTATGGGATTTTTGACGTAATCTTCTATTTGATAATATTTGTGTAGGCAAGTAATGCATCTTTTTTCTGATAGAGATTTTGCCATTTCAAATGTACCAGTGGTATCCATATTTGCAATACAAATTGGTGTTCCTGTCCAAGTCAAAGACGAATGAAAAAAATGAAATGTTCTGCTGATATCTACATTTTTTCTAGAGGCCGCTTTACTTCTCTGTGGAACTAAAAGCACATCATCAAAATCCAATTTAACTTCATTATCTATTTTCATCGTTAACCCTTCTGCATAATTCTATAAATTCTTTGATATCCATATCCATTTTTATTTGATTAATTTTTTTATGCACCCAATGGACATTTGATTTTTTATATCCAATATTATTATTGATTCTATCAAGAGATGCTGTAGTTTCTACTCTATTATGTGATTTTCCTCTTTTGCCAAATTGAATATTTAATCCAGATATAGCACACTTACTATTTTGTTTTTCAAAAATAGCCCAAGCTTCTTCTATTGACAGATCAAATGCAATGCCTCTTTTTTGTGCATTTCTTTTATATTGATACCATATACCGCCTTGAATATCTTTGTAGCCTTTCCATTTTCTATGGAGTGATCCTTTAGTAGTTTCTCTACAGCCGCACGTTTTAGTAATTCCAAACTTATTTCTAGCTATTATTTTTTGGCGACCACACTCACACACACATCTATATTTTGATATTTTATTGTTTTCTTTTATAATTTCTAATATTTGTAGACTATATTTTTTATGACCTACGTCGTTTTTCATTTTTGTTCCTTTATAATGTACTGGTTATGTATTTATATACACTATAAGCGGTATTTCAATGGTCCCATCTGCTCAAAAAAGATCCTCATAGAACGAGTAAGACATTATTCATCAGTCACTCCAAAGAAAAAACCGACAGGGGAATTTCTTCCCCCATCGGCTTTGACACACAATCAAACACTAACAGTCTGCCTACGCTTGGAAAGAACTCTATTAAGCCTATCCATCTTTGCAGTAACCTCAACAACCCAATCGCGGTTACGCTTCTTACGATTAACATGCTCAATATCATCGCCGGTCATATGAACGACCTTATCAAAAATTGTATTGAATTCAGATACAACTTCGTAACGACAAGTGCGGAGTTTCTGATACTTACTATCATAAGGAACACACATAACGTCGCGTGGATTGACCTTACAAATCATCAGTTTATTTCCGCCGTCATTGTCATCATCAAGATCGATACCGCCATAACTCTTTGCATAGTCAATTGCACCAACATGAAGCCCCTTACCACAACCAGTACTACGATTAGAATTAACGTCTGATCGACTGACAGTAGGAGTGCATCCAACACTATTATCAAAAGAGCAAGAGTAAATATCCTTGTAGTCCGAACGAACAGCCTTGTAAGCAAGGAAATGTCCATCATATGTAATGGGCATATTCTTGTTGTTCATAAAATCAAACAGTTCAACAATAGCATGATCGGACGGATTCTGACTCATGTTATCAAGGAAATTAAGCATAGGCTCAAATGGAAATCCTTGCTGAATCATATCCACAACAGTATTGGTGAACATATCCGGCATCTTAATTCCATCCCACATCAAATTACCATCTTCGCACTGAACATATCCATCACAGAAATTATTAACGTGAGAAATCATGTCATAGCAAGCCTCAAAATACTCAACATTGTCATTCTTAAGGTGAGTAATCAACTTATTGTAATTTGGGTGAGCCTTACCAAAAACGTAAATCTCGCCCCCAACAACCGCCGTCACGTTACCATCATTAGCAATAATGTACTTCATCATTTTCTCCTTTGTGTGTTATACTCTCAAACGCTAGCCAAAACACGTTGACTATCGCGTTCAACGGAATCGATGTACCTAGCAATCGCCTTTTGATCATTCTCGTTGTACGGTACGCTCATAAATCGGAGCAGTTCGTACTTAGACATTTCTGCATCGAAAATATCGATGAACCTATTATCGGGCTTAATCTGCCCAATATTAATCGACCGAACATTAGGAATCAACTTAGACATTTCATAGATAGGAAGAATATCATCCTTAATCTTATTGAACTTCGTAGTATGTTCCTTGAATTCTACCGCAGTCTCTCTAGCAAGATTGTATTCCGAAGTCTTTTCCAGAACGGGCATCCACTTGTTCAAGTTTTGCTTTGAAAGTGAAGTGGGAGTCAGGGCGATCTTGATGTTATCCTCATTCATATCGATGATATTATTGAAGATAGTAGTAAGAATAGTTTCACCCTTTGTCCAATTATCACGGAAAGCAATCTTACGATTTTCGACCACAGATGGCTTAAGAAGGTAAAACACGGCATCGCCAAGCATATCTTCATGATTTTCATGAATGTAGTTTAGAATGTGTGCGAGAGTATTCTCGTCACTATTCCTATGACCAATATCGATAATGTTCCTAGACTCTGCAAAATAGTGAGCATTTTCATATTTAACACTCATGTTACAGATTTCAAACTGAGCAGTCTCAGGATTGAAAACCCGTGCTTGAATAGCGGGGCCACCGCCACCACTACTGCTACGATCATAGTTCACTTTTTCAAGCGAAGAAGTAAGAACAATATCTTCTGTAGTGGCATCGCCCATAAGTGTGAGAAGTTGGCAATTCTCGGCAGTTTCGCCTTCACGCAACTTGTAGATGTAATGATACTGATTCATACCAGTATTATACTTATCCTTCATTGCTTGACGAATACGACTGATTCCGCCACGCTTAAGATCGTCCACGAAAAAGATACTCTTGTAATAGTAAGGAGAGAACACAATTCGTTCAATATCCTTCTTGACTTCAATCTTAGACCTATATGACGACTTTTCAGCAGAACTAACACTCAACTTCTTATTGATTTCGATATATTCTCCAGCCATATTATCAAACAACTTAACATCATTCCATGTAATAGACTTGTTAAGAGATTCAATAACTGCTCCTATAGAAGCACAACGATTGCCAAGTTCAACGTACTTGAGTCGAGCCTTGAACAGAGTCGGCTGAGAATTAATCTCTTCGACCACCTTAGCCTTGATTTCCTCGTAAATACTATTCACCACATTGGTAATAGTCTCACAAGTGGACTTTCCATACGAAAGAGATTCACGACTAGGAGTAATATCCACATCGCCAATCTTCACAAAGATTCGCAGACTAGTAGAATCATTAAGGAACTTGCAAACCTTATCTTCTGGCTGTCCAACTTTGTCAGAATGAATAGGATATGCAATCTGCCCCATGATAACAAGGTTGTTATTAGACTTAGCATCATAGTACCAATTGTCACCACTAATCACTTTAGTGGGATTGTGGATATCAATCTTACTACCAAGAATATTGGGCTTGGTATTGAAAAACTTGTAGACATTAGCCGCCTCATTCTCAAAGCGGTAAATGTCGAACTCATTCACACTAAGAGAAACCTTAATACCGTTAGGTTCGTCCGTAGGAAGAGTTTCCATAAGCGAAAACACCGGATTACCATTAGAATCCTTGTAAGCGTTGTAAATACGTCGCTCGCCGTCCACAAAAGACTCGACAGTAAAACTATCGGCATATGCGAACGGGGACTTGCTACCAAGACCAAGGCAACCCACAGAATCGTTACTATTATTTCGCGTACTAAGGAAATAAGTAGTATACAACTTCATACAGTTTTCATGACTCATGCCCGTGCCGTAGTCACGAATATAGAAGGTGGGAACGAGGCGGGTGGGAATATGAACGTCAAATGGGACGTTAGCCTTGCCAGCCTCAACGTGAGAATCGTAGGCATTAGTAGAAAGTTCTCGCACGACCGCAAGAATCTTATTAGAATACAGACCATCAGAAAGAATAAAGAAAGCCTTTGCCGAAGCCTCAATACTGTACTTCGACTCTTCAAAATCGCCCGACTTCTCAACAGTGTGCGTACCAGTGTGCATTTTCATAATTGCTAGTCTCCAAAAAGTGCTAAGTGCTGTGTGTGCTATGAGTGTACCAGAGTTATCGGCACTGTCAAGCGTCTGTCTTGAAAAAAAATTATTCGCTCTCTCTAATCCTATACATTATGGAATAACACCACATACTTCCATATTCGCTAGTGCTACATGACAGATTTGTAGACATTACATCTATATTTTGATTTTCATATAACCAGTGTTCAACTGATAGTTTGTCATTAAAGAATTTTACTTTGATCATTGAATTCCCTCTACATCAAAAGATATTGGTTCTAAAGCAAAGTCAACAAGATATCCATCTACATAATCAAACCATTGATCCAAAAATTCTTTAATTGAGTTTATATTTTCTGTGCAATATCTATAAGAGTTATAGTCATTTATAGAATCATCCCATATAACTATAGAATCATAATCAGATTCAACATTTTCTGGTTCTTCTTTGAAATATCTTGCTACTAATAAATCTATCGGAGAATGTCGGCTATTTTTCATAGCACGAATGATATCACTCTCTTTCATTTCAAGTCTGATCTTCATTCCACCCTAAAGCCTCGCTAGTAATAGGAAGTTGTTCCACGAATATTCTCTTGCATTCATTAGCAATTTCCATATGTTCTTTTTGAGTACCATTACCAGAACGTAACTGAATATAGTGAATCCACGAACGAACCGTTCCATGCATGAATAAACGTGTTGGTGTTGCTAGCGGGAGAATGAATCTACTACACTCTTTAGCAATTCCATCCTCTATCATACCGTCATACAAGGCTTTCGATTTTGCAAAATGTTCGCGGATTTTGGTATTCCACTTAACCCGTGTTTCATCTGTTATATCATCAATACTGTTTTGTCTGTTTTTAGTATCTTGGCGACGTAGTTGAAATACAGGGATTTCTTCCGCTAATAGAGTTGTATCAGCATATCTTTGGCTAAACTCTTGAAAGTAAAACGATTTGTGTCTTAGTATTTGTGCTGCAAGACCTCTAGTTGTATTGATTTCAACAATAAATGTTGCCATTTCAAAGATAGACCAATGTTTGTGATCTATACAATACTTTAACAATTTAGCATAGTTATCGTTGTTTTGATTATTTGGATTGCTTACTCTAGCACAATATGCTATTAACTTTTCTGCATCTGGTGTTATAGTAATTAACGTGACGCTCATAATACCTCCCCTATGTTTGAAACTTCTATATTGCCATTAGGATAAAATACGAAAATGGTTTTGTTTTTCTTTTTAGCATAATCATGAGTATACCAAGTTCCACCTTTGGTTTGATGGGAATTTTCCATTGGAACAACCAACAATATTTCACTATTATCCACAATATCTCTATTGCGAGCAAAGTATGTCTTTGGTTCTAGTATAATATCAGATTTATGATATGCTCTTAACGAAGTTTCAATTGGAGGATAATTAACAGTTTTGTACCCTAATTCTTGGGCAATATTAGCAACCTCAACATCTACACCAATGCAATCTCCATGATGTAGTTCTAGTTCAAATGTCGAATTTGGGGGAATAATTAGACTACCTATATTCGATAGAGAAAGATATTCTCTCACAAAAGATTGTTGACTAGTATTCATTCCGTTTCTTGTTCCGGTAACTCCGATATTTAATGTTTTCATGTTTCATCCTCAACGTATGATATGTCAAATTCTTCTAGTGGACAAAGTTCTTCGTCCCAAACACCGTTTCGTAATCCTCGACCAAGTATATGACCAGCCTTTAGCCATTCTTTTTCATAATCTTCTTTAGGAATTCTTTTTGAGGTTCTGCCCCAATCGCAAAATGTAGCATCAAATACCTCTGTTCCAGCATCAAACCATTCATTAGGTTTGGATATAAACTTAACGTATTTCATCTTTCAAATCTATCCGTTTTAGTTTCCCACCAAAAATGTACCATAGTTGTACTACCATCAAAATATATTGGACAAAAATCTGGACTAAAAACACTATTTAGATCACAGGCTACACAAGTAAAGAATAAGTCTGATTGATCAAAGCCATAATCTAATAATTTCTGTTCAATCTTTTTGAAATTGTTGCCACTCAAACAGCCACTATCAATTACTATAAGTTTACTATAAGGATCAAGTTGATCTGGATGAATAAATGCTTCAAATTCATTCTTATATGGAATATTAACAGGTTCTATATCAATAGGTTCATTTTGATTTGATAATTTATGAGACATTAACTGTGCCATAAGTCCAGAATATTCATAACTTAATTGTAATATTGCAATTTTTTCTTGATATGGAAATGAATATCTGATCTCATTACAGATTTTATCTATGCACTTAGTTTCCCATTCTCGGTCTATGTATAGATTTTTAAGCATAATCGTTTGTTGTAAATTTTTTTGCTTCTTTTTTGTCTTGGAATTGTTTTTGATGATCCAACCATTTATTATGGCTAAGATTATTATAGATTTCTGTAGCAACTTTACTCACACTTAAAGCGACCCCAGTTATTGCAGGATCAGAATCCTTGCACCAATAATAACTAGCACCGTTAATGGTATCATCTTTTTCTTTTATGATAGAGTAACCCCATTTTTTAGCCCAACTTTTTACTTCTGTTATCTTAAGAGCCATACTTTTGTGCTTGCAAAGTTTTCTTATACATAAATCCGGCTGCAAATCCTTTCATATACATTTCTTTCATTACAGCAATATGGTTTTTATTTTGATTTACAAAGTCTAGATTTTGTGCCACCCATTCGTGATAACTTTTTTCTTCGTCGCAAAATTCTTCTGTTTCTATCATAATTTTACTTTCAATATTTAGTAATGTGCTATATACAAGTATATAACCCGTTTCAACTTTGTCAAGGCTGATTTTTTTTGATAGTTTCCCTAATCCAACCAACAAATTTACTCACCCTTGTATGACCGCCTTCATCATTATAGATCGACAGGGGCTTTCTTCCCTTTGCCATGATAGAAGAATTTATCCCCACCAATTTGTTATTTATGAACAATCCGCCGCCGCTATCACCAGTAGCAATAAGAAACTCTAATTCTGTTTTAGGTTTTATTGATGGTGTACATATGAGAAGATCGCTAATTATAAAATCAATTTTGTTTGTTCCCGCCCGTCTGTTTCCATCACGAAATTTCTTACCTGTGTTGAAATCGCCCACCCATCCATAACCAGATATATCACCAACTTTTCCAACCTCATCATTATTTGTATACAATTCTGGATATGTTTTTAGTTTTAAGTCCGATGACAATCTGCACAACGCTATATCTGCAATTTCAAATCTTTCTTCTCTAAAGTCTGGATGCCGTATTATTTTGTCCACCAATATAGAGTTCTTGTTTTTAAAATCATGAACACAAACAAACTCATTGTTTTCTAATACATGAGAGGCGGTCAAAACCCAACGTTTATCAATAGCAACAGATGATGCTAAAAAGGGGACTAATGTATTATCCTCGTTGTACATTCCTATGATTTGTACTACACAGTCAAATTTCTTACCATGTTCTATGTATTTGTGATCTGGAGTATCTGGATCAATTGTTCCGGCAAAAATGTTAAGAGAAAAACATAGAATGAGACTGAAAAGTATAGTTTTCATGATGCGACCTATTTCTTTAATGTATATACATGAAAAAGGGGCAGCATTATGCCACCCCCTCTATTCATACACATTAACTAGGGATTTCACTCTTCGCGAGCGTATGTAACCCCAAATTCTCCCGGCTTTGCAGGAGCAACAGTGTCTAGTGCGACGAATTCAACAACTGCTGGCGAACTAACGTTTCCAGCGTCATCAACGTCTACTAGGCTTAGAACAACATTATCGTTGTCCGAAAATGAGACTTCTCCAAAACTTGTTGTATCTGGAGAAAATGGTGTTGTCTCACGAACTTCACCATTAACTGTAACAGTAAGTCTTCGTTCTGCGACATCCTTATCTACTACTGCACCGGCAGTTACATTATAAACTAGCATATGCTTACCCTCTCTTCTTATTAAGTAAACTCTGAAAGCAATTGGATAGATATTACGCATATCCATCCTCTTAAGGATTCTTAAGTATTGTCTGAATAGTTTGTTATTTAACCAGAAAAATAGCATTTTTCCCCCTTGGTTCTGCTTCTGTACTGTTATACACCGTGGAGGAAAAATTTCCAACTACCAACTATGCCCCTCTATTCTGTTTACTATCTGATTTGCCACTTCTTTAATTTCTAAAGCCTGTATTCTTAATCTTTGTTGTTCAATTTGTCTTTTCAAAGACCCGTTTATATCTTCTAGCAGTTTTATCTTACTGTTAAGACCGTTAATGTAATCATCCAAATCAAACGATTTCATTTAAAGCCTTTTCCAACTCTTCCAAATTTATCTTGTTTTCTATATTTTCAATAGTACGTTTATTCGTGCTATGGGTGTGTTCCATATGGCAATTACAGCACATTACGCGACACTTCTTTATTTCGCTGATTAACTCTTCAACACTATGTCTTTTGTGGTACAATCTATACATTCCACCAGCACAAGTACGTTTGGAACACCCGTTCTTAGTTACTTCTGCTTTTTCAAATTCTGGTAAATGATCAAAACATAGGGCAGATGGATGTTTGTTATACTTACAAATGCAGCAACCAACCGACACCTTGTATATATCGACTAATTCATGCCTACGTTTTATTATCTCAGAACTTGTCACATTAACCACTTACCGCAATATCATTTGGAATTAAGTTGGGAATTAAACATTGCATTGTAGTAAAAGTTGATGGATTACTAAGTATAGTAGACCTTGTTGGAGTCTTCTTATCAAATACTAGTTTGATATGATCCCTTATGATCTGAATTTGCTCTTTGGATAGTTCAGATACATTACTTAGTTCTAAATATCCTTGTAACCAATATATAAAGTTTTCTGGCGTCATAATATTCTCCTTATTTATTGTATCACTGCTGTTTGCCATTGTCAAGCCTGCTCCATACGTTCTTACAAAAATCTATTACTTCATCATCTGAAAAAGTATTTTTAGCATAGTTATATATCAAAGCAACGAATCTTACATTACCTTCAATGTATCCAATAGAGTTATCTATTCTATCTAGTGACGCTTGATATGGCGTATGATGATTAAGTTTTAGAGTTAATTCTATTCCACTAATAGAACATTTACCATCTTGTTTTTCCCAAAGGTCTTTTAGATATTGTGGTGTAATGTTAACATTGTAATTTTTTGTGCTTTCTATTTCTCTACGCTTGGCTCTGTTAACAAATGGCTTAAATGGACTAAGTTCATCTTTAGTTCTACCGCCACATTTCAAAGTCCATACTGGAAAAGGTTCGTATGATTTAAGATGATCGCAAGATGCTTTTCCAGCACAGTTCCTGCTACAATAAAAAATCTTTCTTCCTTTACGCTGTTGTCTTTCTATTTCTTTGGCATTCTTAGTAGATTCTATGCCACAATAATCGCATATGATACTAATTGTTTTTTTCATGATTGTTTCCTCCACAGTATTATACACACAAAACGGTGGAGACGCACTAAAAAATAAGTGGAGGCGTTGAGATTTGAACTCAAGTCCAGAGTAATTTCAATACAAACTTCTACATCCTTAGTTAATTGTTATCGTACAACTAAACAAAACTAACAGAATTATCTGTGTCAGATTGAGTACAATCATCATCCTCATTTATGTTTGGTGAGGCTACCATATCCGATTATCGGAGTCAGCATGATTGGGCAATACGGTTCATACCACCGCACTCTTGCCTAACTGGGTCAGGCAGCGAGAGCGAAACGAGTTTCGCCAATTAACATTTCAATCGACTTTTATACTGGCCGGTCGATTAACCAGTGGATGCCATCTATATCTACGTTTACCTGTCGATACCTTTCGCCCCCGTTTGTTTTATTTTAGAAATTTAAGAAGGTTGTCGGCCCCCTTATATCCTACCGCTCTACCTACCTCTTTTCCACCTTGGAATTTTACGAATGATGGTATGCTCTTTATGTTATACCCCTCAACAATGTCTTTTTCCTTGTCGAAGTCAATTTCAATTATGGTGTAAGACTTTAGTTCTTCGGACAAATCCTTGTTTTGTTGCATATCTCTCTGAGCAATTTGGCAAAAGTGACACCATTTTGCTGAGAAAATTATTAGTGTTTTGTCTTCTTTTTCAACACTAAATGCTGTTACTGCCGACAAAACTAGTGCAAGAAAAAGGCCCAGTATAACGAATTTGTTCATAAATTGTCTCCACAATGTAAGTCGCTTCCATACTTTATACACTCAATTTTCTGGTTGATAAGTCAATTTAGGTATCATTTCAGATGTGGTATTTTCAACTTCCTTTAGACTTATTATCAGTATTTTACCTATAGGGTTGGGATCAGAATTGATTAGTTTCTGAATAGCACAGGTTATTTCGTAATACGATAATTCTTCGTTTACATGAAAATAAACAGTTTTACTCATCTTTTAGACTTTCTAGGTTTTGCAAATGAAATAGTCTTGCAAGTAAATAGAACCGTTCATTGTCAAGATTTCGTATTTCATCATTAATAAACTCAACCCTACTTTTAATAGAATCAATTTTATTATCGCTGACGTAATCGTTCAACTGTTTTTCTCTTTTAGTCATTATAACTCCTTTATAAGCAGCAGAAGGGAATCGAACCCTCAACAGCCAGATTGGAAATCTAGTACTCTACCAGTTGAGTTACTGCTGCACTTCTTCTAGGTGTGGATACCTGTCTCCAACATTATACTCGTCCCATTCGGATTTGTCAAGGTAGACCGTTTCACTTTCTCCATTCTTCGAAAAAGTAAGCAAGTATTTTGCTTGTACATGAACATCATAAGGAAGAATAAGATCGCCAATAATTACGAATGAACATTCGTTGTGGGCGGGGATAATCCGCTTATTAGTTACATTCCCGTCATCTATACATCCAACCATTAGTGCTAGGGATACTAATAGTAGCCCTATTGTGTTAATCATTTTCATTTATCCTTTATCCGTAATAGTAAAATTCAAATCCGAATCCTAATAGTCTTATTTTAATACCATATCCCCAATCATATGAAAAATAATAACATTCTGTTCTTAAGTCTAGAGCAAATCCATAGCGATAAGTATCGTCGGTAATATCGTTAAATCCTGGCTTTTCTATTCCAATAAAGTCTATTGGATGGAAAAATTTTAGTGATTTACTCATTTATTACACCCCATACACTCTTTACATTTTGGGCATTGAATATGAGGGATAAAATCTGGGTAAGAAGGACTCACAGTATATTCTTCCCCGAATTGTTTTTCGCTATCATAAAATTCATTACAATGTGGACAATTCCATTGAGCGGGGCTTTTAGCCATTCTCGACTCTCCAAAACTACCAACTTTGTATGGTTTCATAGTTTTGAGAATTCCTCTATTATATGCCTTGCTTGTTCAATCATTTCCGTTGGTGCAGAGTTATGATCAACTCGTATTTTTTCTATTTTTTGCCAGCCATATTCAGACCAAATAGATAGTAGATATGTAGTATTACTTTGGAAATCAAATCTAAATAGTGTCGATTTTGATTCTTTTGTAAGAATATCGGTTTTATAACTTTTCAGTATGATTCCAGCAACAGATTTTGAATTATCGCCAAAAAAATCTTCATTTATGATTTCAATTATCATCTTTCAAAAACGCCTCATTTAGTTTCACGTTAATACCATCAGTAAAGCAAATACTGAAATTAGTATCGTATAAAGGTAATCTTACTCCTACAACTTTATTTGTTTCGTCTTCTCTAATTAAACAAATATCAGAACCTTCTCCCTTAATCCATTCACTATATGTTGACTTACTATTATCCACCATTAGTTCAACGCTTGTAGAATCTTCGTCAATAAACAAAGTTGCACAAGGTTTGAACTTTTTAGACTCTTCTTCAAGTTCCTTCATAAAATCTTCCCATAACTTGTCATGGATATTTTTTATCATTAGTCAATCTCACTTAGAAACATCTATGACGGTTTGTAGACTCTTATCAAAACTATCTGTTAGTACATTAATCTTCATATCAGAAGGAATATACCCTTTTATATTGCTGAATGCACCTTTTATACTCTCTGCCACTTGAATCTTAGCATACAAATCTGATCCCGGTACACTATAAGAGGCTAACTTTAACTTTAGAGCATCTGCTTCTGCTCTACCCATAGCAAGAATACCTTCTGCTCTTAGTATACCGCTCTCTTTTTCTGCTTCGGCTTCAAAAATTCTTTGCTTTTTGTTGGCTTCTGCTGCTAGAATTGAACTTTCTGCCTTTTGTTGAGCAAGAAGTAAGGCAACCTCTTTATCTCGCTGTGCTTCTACCACGGTCTTTTCATAATTTGCTTGTGCTTCGGCCTTGGCTTTTTTAGCCTCTGCTAAAGCCGCACGTTCTTCTTGAACAAATCTAAGTTCTCTTTGAATAGCAACCTGCTTTTGCTGAATTTCTGTAAGATATGTAGGATCAAGACCAATATGTTTGATATTACAATTCTCTACAATAATCCCCTTCTCTAAGTATTCTGGATGGTTTGTTAGAGCATCCTCTATTTCTTTTTGTAGAGCAACAAGCCCCTCACCGCTATAAGCATCAATAGCCTTTTTATTGGTAGCATGATCCTTGATAACTCTCAAAAGTGTTGGAATAATAACCTTCTGGTCAATATTTTGTCCAACAGTCTTGTGATTCTCAACAATCTTTTTAGCGTCAACTCTATATCGTAGACTCATTTCTACTTCCATATCCTGACCTTCGGCAGATTGAACATGGTAAGAATCATTCTGACTCTTATCTAATTCAACAACCTGGGCGCTTATATCGTAGGTATAAACCTTGTAGAAGAATCCCGGCATATACATATATGTTTTGGGGGTTAGAATTTCGTTCTGAATACCACCGCCCCAAGTTTCTAGAACACCAACCTCATTACCCTTAATTGTTACAGTCTTAAAGAACAATAACGTAAAAACAATCAGCATTATGGAAGCAATTCCGATCAGAGTATATCCTACAGCCTTATTCATGTTCATTTTATCTCCTTTTTAAGATCATTATTGTCACTGGTTATAACTTTGACAGATGCAACTACTAGTGCAAAGAAAGTTACAATCAAAATATACGGAAGAAACTTAACAACTACTGATACTTTTAGTAAAGTCAAAATTATCAAAAAAACTATCCATACCATCAAAAGTGCTATATATTTCATATTATCCTCATGGCTTATAGTTCACAACAATTACTTTAAGATTTGAAAGTTCTTTCTCAATTATCTTCTCTATTCTGTTCCAATCTCCACCTGCTAATCCTGCTCCAATTTTAGGCATACCTATAGTTTTACCACTAACGAATATTTGATTAATTTTTCTCATGCAAACTGTAAATGCTTCGTAATCAAAAGGTTCAACATCGCCGTCAGAATGATTCTTACCATACTTATACTGAGTATAAGCATTAACAACAGCAACTTGTTTGTCATAGTTAGATTTTTCGCTAAAACATACATCACAATATTTGTAATCTATATTACCTAATTTATTGATAGTTGGGCCTTCTCGTTCCATACGAAATTTATCACAACCAAAAGCCTTTGCCATTTGTGGAGCAATTCCGGCCCCCATTGTGCTAAAGCAATTACATCCATGAACAACAATATCAAAATGTCCTTCTTGGGCAAGTTTAATCAAATCCCCGTCTATGTATTCAATCACTTCCTTTTTCTCCAAGGCTTGTAACCAAGACTAATTAATGTTTGTCCGTTGATCATAACTTTTCCCAATGTTCCTTAATAAATCCGCTAATTTGTTTGAAATCCCAACCACATCCATCATTTAAGTAAATTAAGTCAATTTTGTAATCTTTGTAATCTTCTACTATTGATGGTATTGGCGTTTCAATGATACCAATAGAAGTTTTAATTCCAGCCCATTCACATACTTCACTTGGTAATGTGTTACAATAACCGTTATAAAAACAAAGACCTTTTATATTTTCAAATCTAATATCACCACCTTGCTTCATACATAAATCGGTTAGAACTCCTAAACAACAATGTTTTCCATCCTTACATAATCCTCCCCCACCTTGCGTGTATTCTCCACTCTCAAGAGCATCACACCAAAGATCAGCAATTTCTTTACGCATAGTACGCCCTTTCTGCTAAAACTTTATCACAAGACCAAACAGTATTATTACTTATAGTTACAAGAAACAAACCGTTTGTCATAGTATACTTCTCATTTACAACACTAGCATTTAGCAACAACGAAGAACCTAGTTCGTATTGTCCATGACTATGATGAATATGTCCATAAACACAAACTTTGGGCTTATTTTGCCTAATCATTGAAGTAAGTTTTTTTGATCCTACCAACTCTGGTTGTGATCCGTTAAAACTCGGAACAGAATCCCCATAACTATAAGGAGGCCCGTGAGTAATCAACACATCAACATCATTAGGAATTAGATCATAAACATTATTCAAGTCCTCTTCATCAAGGTTAAATGCCCAATCATAAAATCTACGCTGCCAAGGGCTACCGTAAAACTTTAGACCGTTATAAACAAATGATTCATCAATTAGAAACTTACAATTAGGAATGTTAACTTCCTTATGAAGATATTCTCCTACATAATCATGATTTCCATAAGTGCAGATAACTTGCTTTGTTTTGCTAATCCACTGGGCAAATTCCTTGTGTAGCCAATTACGCTGATATTCAGCATCAGTTCGTGGATGGTTAACAAAGTTGGGGCAAATATCTCCACTAATTACCAGAACATCACACTCTGGAATATGGAAAAATTGACCGTGATTGTCACTTGCAAAGCAGATTTTCATATTGTTTCCTTAACAACTACGCAGCATTCCGCAGTAATAAGAGTCTATCTTACTACACGAAACTGGTTTGTCAACAGATCGCAGTATGGTTTCTTTACAAAAAGTATTCAATGTAACATCATCTTGAGGTATTGTCTTAACGGGCAAATCTTTAACTATTCTAGAATACAAGTCTATTTTTTCTCTTAAATATTCATTAAGACAGTGTATTCTGTCGCCTTCGTCAAGTTCAGCCCCACTCTTTTTTCTAACTAACAAATCATTTACCTTGTCTTTTATCTCAGTATCATGTAGTTCGTTTTGAAGTAGAGTATCAAACAACATAGGAGCATGAGTTTTGGTGCGGAATATCCATGAACAGCACAAAACTGGCCTAAGAACATAAAAGTATTTCTTAAGTTTTACACTATCCTTTTGCAAGAATAAGTCGAAGTTATTTCGGGCCATGTGTAAATAGTGATAAATACTACTCTTAGGATCAAAAAACTTTTCTCTTAAACTTCGTAGTTTATTGATGAACGTATCATCTTGGCTATAGATTATGGGGCTATCTAACCACTCTAAAAGACAAGGATTACTCTTAGCAAATAATCGCAAACTCTTTTTAAGTTCCCACCCACTAAAGTCAAGATCATTCTCATTAATCATCTTTTCAATAGTATCTTTTAAGTTGTTACTAATACTAAAATAATAGTCAAGATTATTAACATACAAGAATCTAACATCGTAATCACTGTTTATGCTGCTAAATCCCCATGCTCTACTGCCGCTTTCAACAGCATATAGAATCTTGATCTTACGTTCTTTTTCAAGAAGGCTAAGATTATGTATGATATTTGGTGTCATATTTTCTTATTTCTCTATTATGAAGTTGGACTAAGTATTGTAGAACATCATCATTCAAACTTTCTCCACACAAAATTTCGTTAACACAATATTCGTAATCTTTCGGTTTATAGTAGATTTTTTCATCAGAATCTATTGTAATATGGCTATATGTTACCATGCAACAGTCTGGAAAATCAGTTGTTTCAGTATATTTCCAAGGTAAAGTTTTAGCATATTCAAATGCTTCTTCGTAAGAATCAAATACTTTTTTCATTAGGTTATCCCCACAATCCCCCGAGTATCATCAATCCATATATCAACTACAATATTTTGCCTTTGGTTATTTTCCTACATTATATTGAAAACGCCCCCATTATGTGCGTTAGAACCCTAGCGAACCAGCATATAGCAGGATCATACGGGAGCAAGAGGCACAGGACGTTACCTAACGGCGATCAACCCGCTGGTGACTGTTAATTCAGTTCTTCTCCAGTATTATAGTCGATAATGGGCTTTTTGCAAGCCCCAATCATTCTCTCTAACTGCCAAATTAAACTTTCAGTATCTTCACCTATAGGATAGGTTGGTTGTTCAGATATGTTTATAATATCTCCAATCTCGTTGGTATAAACTTGATGTATACTATAACTAGCATCCATGTCTTTTACTACTCTATATGACCAACTCATTTTAGACCTTCCTCATTCAAATCACAAAAGTGAACTTGTGCCAAATCAATATGCCTCCCTTTGGACACTCTACAATTTGTTCACTCAGCATTTTTGCCCTCAATTATTCCTAATATTGTTCTCATACTCATATCAATAGTATAACATAATTCAGCAACTTTACTATCATGGTAATCAAATTTAACAGCCAATTGTTGAATATCATTAGCAATAAGTTTGATGTTGATTATATCAGCGTCTGATAATGATCTCATTAAAGAGTTTCAACATTCTGTTCGATAGTTTTAGAGATAGTCCCGAAAGTCTTACCAAGATCGTTCATACTAGCAAGATTAGTATAAATTATTCCAATTCCATTATCAATATCTTCAATAGTTATTCCTCCACCGTCATGACTTTTCATACCAGCCCACTTTTGTACTTCTATAGGTAAATAAATACCTTGTATAGATATAGTTTTCTTTTTGTTTTTCCTCATTGTGTTATTATACAACTCGCATAGAACCCCCAAGCAACAATGCTCTGGTTGATTTTTTGTGTCATAATATCTAAGCACACCGTGTCCTTGCTTAAATTCTCCGCTTCTAAGAGCCTTGACCCATTTTTCAGCAATTGCCTTTTTCATATAGTTCCTTTCAAAGAGTTTCGGTATTTTTTTCAATAGCATTGGCTATAACCTTAAAAGATTGACCATGATCATTCATCAAAGTAAGATCATTTAACCCTGTCCCAAATGACCCATCACGACTTTGCATACCAGCCCAATTCATTACTTTTCTAGGAAGTAAATTGTCTGACGATCCAAACCTTGTACCTGATAAGGTTTTCTTCTTACTCTTTTTCATTTCGTCATTATACAACTCACAAAGAACGCCCAAGCAACAATGCGTAGGATTTCCGTTATCGTCATCTATCTTCAAAAATCCTTCTGCCTGCTTGAACTTACCGCTTCTAAGAGCCTTAATCCACTTTGTAGCAACTGTCTTTTTCATAGTTATATTCCTTTAAGTCCCATTTCCTTCATTTGTAAAATAACTTCACCATTTCCTATAGCATCATTAACCGGATTGTGATCGTGAATTGTTTTTCTAAGGTGTTTCCATTTTGTTCTAACGTTTTTTACCATACCGCAATAAAGATCGCCAATTCGTCGCCCGCTATATCCAAAAGGATTGCTTCCATAATAAACGTGAAAATAGTAGTTGATAAACTGCCAATCATAGCAAGGATTGTCGCTAACAAATATTGGTCGATCAATACTATTTCGCTCTATCCATTCTGCAAATTCTTTTATAACTGTTGATGGGTCATCAAAAGTTTCGTGCTGTTTTCGTGAAAAACCACTTATAGAAAGTGCTTCCTTATCATAGTTATCAGAAATTGGTCTAACTTTTCCATAAAATGTTTTGTTTAAACAGTCATCAACAATAACTGCCCCAAAACAAACCATACTATAAAGTGGAGGCACAGGCCCATCACTCTCAACATCAACTACTATCCAACTCATTTTATTCCTCAACAATCACAATATACATCTTCAATAACCCTGACGGTCTTATTCTTGAACGTTTTCATTTTTCTTACCAAATAGTTTTTGTAATTCCTTGAAACTCCAAGGTTCTCCAAATACTTTACCATAATTCTTCGTGTTGTCAACTCCAACATCCAAAGTTTTGCGATAACTCATTTGATCTTCATAATCTAATTTTCCATGACTATGACCATATAGCATCCAACTACCTTTATGAGAAGCGGGCCAAACTCTTGAGGCATAATGACTTAGATATATTCTTTGGTTACAACATATTACTTCTTTAACTTCTTGAACACTAGTGAATCCTATATCTATTCTAGCAGCACTCATATTATCTATATATTTGGATCGTTTGTCATGATTGCCTAGTATTAGATGAATATCTTTACAAACTATTCTTGATACATATTGTTCTGGTTTACCACCTTTAAGACAAAAATCACCCAGCATATATAGAGTATCATCAACGCCAACAACATTATTGATATTGTCGATTATAACTTGATCCATTATGTGAACATTATCAAATGGACGATCACAATACTTAATGATATTATAATGACCAAAATGAGTATCAGATGTAAAATATATCATTTGTAAATGAACTTAAAGGAAATAAAAGCAGCATTTCAATCTTATAGAAACCCTGCCGAAACTTTACGGAAGTTGATTATGGGAATACCCGCGATCCCAACCTTTCGGCATCAACATTTTCATTATACCACGCTAGAGCAAGTTGTCAATCACCGCTTACAGCAGTTTGTTTTCTTTCAATATACTGTACAAATTTTTCAATTCATTTTCATCAATCCTTATTTCGTCAGGATCAAAACTATTGTAGTTGAATACTCTAATCAAATAAGGTCTATTTTTAATATTGGGATTATGATGAATTTCAATAACATCATATTCCAGATTAAATGTTCTCTGCTTCGTGTTGGTTATGTTTAGCATTTTTATTGCGATGCTCCTGATGGCGAACTTGTATTTCTTTTGTCCACTTCCTTAGTCTATTACCTTCGCAATGGTTTGGGCCTCTTCCGTAGACCTGCTCAACGACGACAAATACCTCAACTTGCGATCCTTCTGCAAGAGCCTTCTGTAATGCTTCAACCTGCGGAAGCATTCCTTTATTTATCCAAGCCACCGCCTCGCCGTTAACGTGCAACTTGTGCCAATCCGAACCTTGCACCCAATGTGAAGTTGTTCCAAGATACTCGCCCATCGCTGACTTATATTTTTGTCCGATTGTAGTGGGTACAACCGGACGCTCAACATAGTTTGTTGATTCTATTGATTCAATATGAATCGACAGCAAACTCACAAAAGAGTGAGTAACAATTGGATGCAAAGAAGTATCTGGACTGTCTGGTTTGGTCATGGCATTATCTTTGTCGGGGTTTGTTCATCTAATTTTTGACCGGCTCGGACTACAAAGCCAAAAGCCTTGTCGTCCTGCGGTGTAGTCGAATCACTCATGCGATGCTCCTGATCCTTCACGTTCTGTGGCTACCTGCCGTCGTCCACAAGAGGCCCGCGACTCGCCATGTATCGTCCGCATTCTCCACACCTCGGCGGCCATTCTCCGCAGCCGTGAATAGGGCAATCGTCGTCAGGCTCAAGGCCAACCGTAGAGCAGCGGCAAGTTCGATCTGCTCTACAAATGTGCGCCACAGAACCACGCGATAGAATGGACTGCTCGGCGTTGTCGTTCATGGTTGCTGTCTCCTTTGTTCGCGGCTGTTGACGTAGCAAGTAAATTATACACTATTTTGACCTTGTAGGACATTTTTCATAAAGTTCATATAGTTGAGCATAATCCAATCTCCTTGAGTAACATTGCCAACTATTACATAGTTATCATTTTGAGAATAGTCTTGATTCCTATCATATTGTATGTAAAAATCCTCAGAACAAGAGGACTTCATAGCATTTAGGTCAATAACTAATTCTTGGGCTTCTTTATGCCCATTAACTATACAAGAACATTCTATAAGGCTCATGTTACTACTCTTGGATTTTAGTTCCGACATCGTATGGATATCCATTTTCGGGATCGTCACTATATATGCCTTCGTAGGCATTTTCCCAATATGGGTTCAGTATAAACTGTTGAATAAATTAGGCTGGTAATACCTTCGGCAACGCTTGAGGAAAGACGGAAGAAGACTACGCAGTTTGAAAGGAAGATCGTTTTCACTAATATTCCTCTTAAGAGCGCGTTCAATAGCAATCTTAAGACCAAACTTCTTGCTGAAACGATCACCGGCTCGGCACTGAGCGAACCCAATGTTATACGCAACGTTATCAACCTTTACTGCAACCAGAACCCCGTTTGGAACCCCGTTATCGTCGCGGTTGTAGGTAATAAGCGTGTACTGCGGAATATCAAAATTGTCGGTCATTATTTTTCTCCTTAGATTTGTTTTGCGATGCATGATTTCATTCTACCCTAGTCATCGGTCACTGTCAAGCGTTGACTTGAGTTTTTTACGAATGTCATTACCATTTCCCTTAATTATGTTGAATTCTAGATAATCTTTCCAATCAGAATATCCTTCGGCCCATTTATATTTACTTTCATTTACCGATAGGCCCAAAGCATATATCATATCATTAATGAATGTGTCCGTAGTTATCTTTAAATCCTCTGGATAATAGTTATCTATAAAAAACTTCATTCTCTCAATCATGTTTAGTACATCTTTATCATTCATCACAATCTCCATTGCATTCGAATTGATCGTACCCTTCATCAAAACCGATATCGTAGTAATGATCTTTGAACTTTTCGTGATACAAGTCTCTGATATCTAATAAGAAATCGCCCATCAGTTCAGAATTTAAGAAATTTTCTACTAATTCTTCATATTTAGATGGTAAATTGTTTTGAACGGAATAATCATATGACAGATTTCTTAATAATTTCTCTATTTTCTCTTTTTCTTTTTTAGTAAGAGAAGTAATAAGGTCTTTATCATTGTTGAACATATTTACTAGCCTTGAAAATACCATTGGTCAAACTTCTGTAAAAGGTATACTGTTCCATTGAGGTAAATTAAACCCCACAGTAGATTATACTCCCACTTGGGGATAGTTACTTTGTCTTTAAACATTTTACCAACTCAACCTTTTGTGTTCTAGACGATCTCTAATATCTTTTAGATTATGGTCTACACAAAGTTCACCATTTTTATAAACAATCTCTAGTTCGCCCAGTTTTTCTTCTTCAATCGACACTTCATCAAATAGAACATATTTATTATTAATCACTTCGATCTTGAGCAATCCCTTGGCACTCTTTTTAAGTCCATCGTCTGTTACAGGGTCTTTGAAGATATTTCTATTTTCACCATCAACAACACAATATGTACTCTTAACAGCAATACCTAGACTATCTCTAGTATTATAGTTGTATGTATAACTGCCGATACCGAATACTACGTTATTGCTTGCAAAACCCTTTCTTTCTAGTCTCTTACAAATTTCGTCTGCTCTTTGTAGCGAAATACTATCGCCATAGATTACTCCGATATGACTATCCAATACCTTATAGCCCTTGCTGTTAATTGTGCCGCCAAAAACGTCCCACAATAGTTCAACAACACCCTTAATTTCAGGACTATTTGTTTTAATTGGTTTGCTATCAGCACGAACTAAATAGTTCCCAGACCATCTTTCAACAATATCGTCTACATGATAGAGTTCTCCATTAATATTTTGAGTTTCAAAACCACAAACAATATCAACAGGATCACCGCTATCTGGTCGAATAACCAGTTTTCCATCACGACTAAGAATCTTGTCTTTAAGTTTAGTGACAAATGTGGTACAAACTTCCCACAAATCAAAACTATCGCTAACAATACTCACAATGCCGCTAGGAAAAGTATCTAGAATTCTATCAAAACTATCTAGTTCGTTTTCTTTTCCGTAACTTGTCATTATGCTATGTTCTGTAGCAGGAACACTACTACCAATCAATTCTTTAGTTATATCAGCATTGTAATATTCTTCTAGCATAAAAACGCTAGGAATAGTATCAGTACCAGTAAAACTAAGCAAATGTCCCGCTTGATTAAAGGTGCTTTCTGTGCTACTTCTTCCTCGTTGAGCAAAATCGTGTCCCTGCCATTGTACAAAACTAGTATCGTCGCAAGTTTTATTTGCGTGTTCTGTTAGCAACTTTTTATATTGGTATGCAATTGTAGCATTAACACAACAGTCCCAAATAGTGGTACTCATTTGAGTTTCTAGAAAGTTAACTAGCCATGCAAAATCACGATGAGTATTAGTAATTGTGAAGAAAGGAATCTTCTCATTAACTAGCGAACCTTCTGGTAACGCTTTAATCTTAATAGGAAGATAGCCCAAGTTATGCAACTTCGTAATATGATCTGTTGGCATATCATAAAAACTAAAGTGTTTGTGAAATCGCTTAAATTGTGCCAGCACTTCTTCTAGTGGCCTATTGAAAAAGTTCTCATTCCACTGATTAATTAGGTATTCTTTGATGTAGTATTGCAGACCAAAAAATACTGCTTTGTCGCATTTTAGGTGCTTATAACTACGGGGAGTCATATTACTATAAAGTTTAGTAATTCCTTTTGGATACATCATCCAGTGAAACTGTTTATAAGAATCACTTAGAAGAATTGGTAGAATTTGCATTTTAGGTATATACTCCTTAAAGGTAGATTTTGTTTATAAAAGAAAGGCACTTTTTGCAATTCTCAGTATCGTGCCAACTATATCCATCTTTCTCTGTTCTGTAGAAGTGTCCATCCTCGCTATACCAACCACCCCTATACCAACATAAGAATTGATATATAATGTCAAATATTATTATTATTGGAAAGAAAAAAATGGACACTATTATTATCAAACCAATAAAATCTGAATCATTCATTTTAATGCCTCAAATTTTTACTATCTTCCCACTTAGTGTATTGTGAGCCAAAAACCGTTATCATAACCTTGTCATACATATAGTCCAGATAATCATCATCCCATCGGCCATTATTAATTGAATCTCTAACCTTAAGAGCATATTGAATAATAGGACTCCAATTTTGGTATTCTGTTATTATAGGAAGTTCTTGTTCTGTTTTTCTTCGTTCAAGTTCTTTTTCAAGATCAGTAGTAGAAAAATCTCTGATATCAACAATGGTATCAACAATCATATTATTCTCCAAATGTAGTTGCTAGAGCGTCCAAACAATCGTAAACAATAATGTTATTACACTCATTTTTGACCGCCCCTTGCAAACTATTTGTTGTATAAACCTTATTAAAGGCTGTTAATACAATATCTTTTCCTCTTGTAAAAGACGAATGAGTAACCCACAAGTCCATAGTTATGTTATTAAATTTCTTATGAAATTCATGAGCCAACATAACATGAGTACCAAATCCTGTACCAATATCATCAACTAGTAATAGTTTCTTACAATTAAGGTCTATATCTGGTATTGTTGGGTTGCTCAACTGACCAGTAGCAGGATCACGATTTTTTGTACATATATGAATTGGAAGATTCAATGCTTGACTCCATTGTTCGCATCTATTTAATGCCCCCTTATCTGGACAAATAATACCATCATACTTATTATTTTTTAGGTTATGAGCATAATTATACGAACCAATATTTTCTACTGTTGTTGCATAGTTATTAAAGAGTTCTTCAAAAATGTCAGAGTGAATATCCAAACATTGTATGTGAAAATCAATTCCCATATCCCAATCTACACTAGTCAAAAACTTAGTAAAAACCCTTAGCGAAAAAGGTTGATTAGTAGTTGATGCTCGGTCTTGTCTAGCATGAGGAACATAAGGAATATAAAGGTTAACGCTTTTAGGAGAGTTATTAGATATAACATCAGTTAACAATCCTATTTTCATTAGTTCAGCATCATTTTCATACTTCCACACTATAACAACATCTTGTTGATTTGTCATTTCAGAATCAAACTTAACAAAACTTTCTCCATCAGGGAAGTTTAGGAATTCCAAATGTTTAGGATAAGTTCTTTCTAAGAGACTATTGTTGTTTTTTATGTATACATTAATCATGTTGTTTTCCTTTGGTTTTCTTACAACTATACCACACTATCGTATTTTGTTCTAGCCCAGTAATATCCTGTTTGTCTATTTTTCATATTATTCTCCATTATAAGGTTCCGGTAGTGGTGGTTTCTCCATCCATGCTATTACTTTCCATTCGCTAGTGTCGTAGTGTTGCATTTCGTCCATATAGAAAGCCCATCTATCATTATAGAGATAAGTCGCTTCTGTAACAAAAATGCGTTCGTCATCTTCGCCATATTTTGGTTCGAAAACAGTTACATAAAATATATAACTTCTTGATGATGATGGATAACCTTGTGATATTGGAGTCCATTTCATTTTTCAACCAACTCCAGAGTTGTTTCATCTTTGAATCTTATTTCTATCCACTTTTTGTGTACAAGATCACTACGATCAGTAATTGTAGTAAGCATTGATATGGGGCAGTCGTCTTTCCCCTCATTTATCTTACTGTTTAAGTAATGTATTAGAGAAGTCATATTATCCATACTTCTTCTTTAACCTTTCGTACCGTTTTAGTTCTCTGTTCTTCACCTTGTCTTTATAACCATTCTCTAGTTTGATTCTTTTTTCGTACTCTTTGTCTGTTTCATATCTCTTGATAAAGATACAGAATTTGAATTCTTCATATTCTTCACCAGCATAGTCTATGTATATTTCTTCATTTAGTCCTAAAGTATATTTTCCGTCGTAATACTCCTTAAGTGATGTTAATGTTGTTATAACATCCTCAAAAGAGCCACACAAATCGCACCAATTATCAAGTTCGCCAAGTTTTTCAATAACAAACTGTTTTTCAGACTTTTTCATCTATCCACTCCTATATCCTTGTTAAAATTCAAATGGTCAGGATTAATCAAATCAACCATATAGTCTTGCATTAAGCCATGTAGAGAATCATTATCTACTGCTGTAACCCAAATGTCTTCTATAATCTTATCAACAAGGCTACAAACCGCCTCAAAATCATTACGATCCAGAGTTTCTAGTTCTTTTTTGACATTTACTTCACTCATTTATTGTTATCTCCACTATTTGATCTATATGGTCATGATTGAGTGCTAATTTATCTTTGGCGAATTCTACTATCTTACCATTGCGTAAGCCAGCATATTTGAAACGATCAAATGTTAATGCCTTATTCCAGCAAGCCCAAGCAAATGATAAGCCAGTTGTGTGTGCGTTATTATGGTACTCTATATCTTTTCCTGTCCATTGATAGACGAACTCTTCAAACTCTTCATCCCTTTGATTCATTATTCGCTCTTTTCAGTTAAAACTTTCCACCGGAATTTAACAACACCATTTTCATCAGCAACCCATTGTGCAGCATTATTTTTTACAGCATCTTCCCTTACACTTTTGCCCGCTTCACAACCCCCAACAACAGCACTAAAACCACCCCACAACAAGAAAATACAAATACAAACAAGGGTTTTATCAGAATCATACATTATTTTTTCTCCAAAGTATTATTCACTTGAAGTACCTCATTAGTATATTTATAATGAATATTAGTCCAAAATTCATCCTGTTCAATAATTAGTTCGTAGTTGTAAAACTTCCCTTCGTAAAACATAGGAACACTAGAAGGTATTCTACCATCTTTAGCGGTTAAACTATTTCCACACAACGGGCCACCAACTAAAGGGATTATTGTGTTGTAATCTTTATCCATTAATATTCCTCCCACCATACAATTTTAGGATTGTTTTGCTCATACATATTTACTAATTCACTTAATGATAATACATTTTCTGTTATGATGCCAAATAACCATTCGCTAAATCTTCTATAATGATCGTCCCTCATTATTGGCAATCCAATTTCTTGATTATATGGATCACCAGTACCATAAATATCAATTCGGCCACCACTCCAGTTTTCAATTATCTCGTCATAAATTAAGGTTTCATCACCATAAGTTTTAGTAACAACTCTAGTTAGACCACGATTTTTATACCAACCTATGCTTACTGGCCCCATCCAATTAGTAGAATAAGTAATCATTAGTCATTTTTTAGTATATCGTAGATTTCTTGAAGGCGACGATTTTCAAATTTATAATCTCCATTTACAATATTATTAGGACATCTCATCTTAACATCATTAACATGATCATAAAATATCTTACTAATTAGTGCAAACTTTTCTTCTACTGTTTTAGGACGCTTTTCCAAGTATTTAATAACAGCCTTTAGTGCGTCAGGTAAAGAATTAAAGTAAAAATTCACCCTATTATCTTCTTCAACATCCAAAGAGTGAAATATAGTTCCGTCTTTATTTACAAAACCAAAATTGCTTTGGATGTAGTACATTTTGTACTGATATTTTCCACACAGAAGAATACTATCTACCCATTTAATTTTTACATCTTCAATTGTTAGTATATCTTTAATCATTAGTTTTCCTTTCGTAATCTTAACAAATTTTGGATAATCGCCTTCCCAAGAGTTGATGTAGCAATCAGAGTTATCGTTGCTAGAAAAACTCATGCAAGTAGTCCAACTTTCTTTTTGCGACATAAATTTCCCGCACGTTCCGCATCGCGGCAGATATTGTCCACAAGTTTTATCTATTGAGCAAGTGTGAGTTTTCATAAATATTATTCGGTTTTATCTGTATCTTATCACTAGGATTAACAGCGTATGCAACTTAATCATGCCTTACTAATTTTTTGATAACAGACCGGACGCACCGAAACCGGGACACAATCATTCTACCACCCAGCAGCGTTTTGTCAACCCGTTCCTTACATATAATGCTTAAAAATGTACAATACCACAACAACCAGTGTTAAAAAAGAAAAAATACTAAGACAGAATCCTGATATTACATGAATTATCATATTAACGGCGGATATTTGTCCCTTAGAAATAAGTAGCATATTGATTACTACTACCATAAAAGATACTAGACTAATAAGACCAAAAGTTATACCAAGTTCAATTATTGTCATTTTTTTCCTTTTGTTCAACGTAAATATAGTCATGCTTGTATTTGAAATTTACAACGCCACTTTTACTATCTACAACCCACTCACCAACATTATTTTCAATAGCCTCATTAGTTAGACTTTTATACATAATGTGTGATCCGGTGAAAAATGATGCTGGTGCTACTGTAAATACAGTAATTATCCATAGAATCATAAAACCAGTTTCTATTTTGTCTAAATCGCGTTCTTTTGTAGGTTTACAGTAACTCATATTATTTTTCTCCAAAGTATCAGTTAGATAATTAATCAAATTCCACACTTCATTCTCAGTATAAGGATACAAATTCACATTCATAGTTTTACAATTAGCCCAACTCTCAACCCTAATCTTATATTCTTCTAAAGAATCAAGAATCGTCTTAATATCTTTTTTCTCAAGATTAATGTTCATTAATACTTTGCCCAATCTGGAGGATAACGATAAGTATGCAAACAATCACTATTAGGCCAATATATAACATAGCCTTGTCCACGACCATTATCATTAGTCAATATACAATCTCTCCAAAAAAAGACTGTTCCATCAGAACAAGTTTCTTTGTTAAAAACTCTTTCCAAGACAAATTCTGGTACAGTATAATTGGTCATCTAAAATCCATCCCAAACAGTATCACTAGGGTTTTCAAGACTTGTACTCATTAAGAAATATTCTTCACCAAATCTTTCTTCGGCCCAATCTAGTGCTTTGTCGCCATCATCAAATGGGCCAAAGTATTGAGTTCTTTCTTTTTCATCAACAACTATTAATATGAATTTACTCATTATTTTCCCCCAATTTCTTAAGACACTCCCTATCCTCGGCCATTACTGACTTTGCAATATCTAACGGATCAGCCCTATTTCCTTGATTATCTTCAAAAGACTCGCCGCCAACAAGCCTATCGTAGAACAATAGTTCTTTTGAATTTTTGTTTTCCATTATTTTATTTAACATCCAATTAGCACCAGCAACGAAAGAGCCAAAATTGTCTCCCGCTTCATCGTTATTATTTGAAAATTTATGTCCATTTTGATCAAATACATATTCTTCTGCCGCATCAAACAATTCAGACTCTTTTAGTTTGTCCATGTGTATATATCTCTATGGAGGTATCAAATGATTACGATTTTGTTGGCAATATTATCGGCTGATTTTGTTTCTGGTATATTTCATTGGTGGGAAGATAGGTACGGTAATCCAAACTGGCCCATAATTGGTAAGTATATTGTTGAGCCTAATATCAATCACCACAAACATCCTAGAATGTTTTGTGAGGGTAGTTATCTTGAACGAAACTGGACTACTCTAATTCCTTCCTTAACTTTGTCTGCTTGTTTCTATTACTACGGTTTATACTTCTTATCTTTAGTGTTTTTGTTTGTTTCTCAAAGTAATGAAATACATTGTTGGGAGCATACTAAAACGAACCGTTTAATTCGGCTGTTACAAAACTGGGGAATTCTGCAAGACAAAAAGACTCATTCTCTCCATCACAAAAGACCGTATGATACAAATTACTGTATTATTACTATGCTTGTTAATCCAGTGTTGAATTACTTTATGTTTTGGTATTGCTTAGAACAGTCAATATATTGTTTAAGTGGAATCAAAACTAGACCAGAA